TGCTTGTTGTGCTTGTTGTGCTTGTTGTGCTTGTTGTGCTTGTTGTGCTTGTTGTGCTTGTTGTGCTTGTTGTGCTTGTTGTGCTTGTTGTGCTTGTTGTGCTTGTTGTGCTTGTTGTGCTTGTTGTACAATTTCTTTCTCAAGTGTAGTAAGTCTTTTTTTTTCTCTTAATTGTGCAAGTCTTCTTGCTTTTTCTGTTTGTTTTTCTGCTCTTCTTGCTTTTTCTGTTTGTTTTTCTGCTCTTCTTGTTTTTGCGTCTTCTTCTGCTCTTATTGCTTTTGCGTCTTCTTCTGCTCTTCTTGTTTTTGCGTCTTCTTCTGCTCTTCTTGCTTTTGCTGCTAGCCTCTCTTGGGTCATCCAACTAGGTCTTAACTCGGACACTTGCATGGCGGAACATACGGAAGGACATAACCTGACATTTTCTTCTATCATAGCAACAACCTCTGGCAATCGTGTATTTGAAGGAATAGACACGACTGTATATGTCTTTAAAAAAGTTCTAAAATCATCAAACGCGTCAACCTTAACACCGGTGGTGGTTTTAATTGTTACATGGTCTGGATACACAACTTTCAAAACAGCTCCACATTGACAATATGGATAATCATCAAATATCATTCGGTTTGACATGAAATCAACGAATGCCACCATCATCAATGCATTATGCACATCAGGCACAGTGGGAGGAACGCACGTGAAGTCAACAAACCCCGTCAAGTCTTCTTCAAATATTTGGTTCAAGTCTCTTATAATTTTAGCGCGGTCCGGCGGATCATCAAAATCAAGTTGAAAAAATCCACATAAATCTTCCAGACTTGGAAATCTTGCAACCCGTTTTTCAAGGTCAGTACTGCTGGCGGTTGTTTTTGTCATTGCATACGCGACTTCTTCATCAGATGTGGTTTTCGCACGTGCACACATACGTGCAAAATACTCTAAAACTTTGGCAAAGTCTTCTGGAATTAATAGGTTCCAAAGTCCTCCCCAGTCAATTAGGAAAAGTTGCAAACCATCGGCTGTTGCCATTCCATTGCCTTCATGAAAATCATGTGGCATAATTCCTTTTCCTCTAACGGATGCAATGTTCGCCATCATGCGAAGAGCAGCCTTCTGATATTCTGTTTGTCGTCCTCTCAATGAATGAATAATTTGAAACGGCTGAGTTCCGGAAACACCCGGTGGAGTGCGTTCAAAATCCATTATTTCCATCAAAATGACATCAACCCCCAGTTTTCCATTGCTCGCAGTCCATGCATTAATCCAGTCATAAATTTCTTTAGGCGTGCCAAGAACTCCTGGTGTGGCGGAAGTAGCAGTTGATGAACACACTTGTGCAAAAATGGCCTGAAAAGTGGGTCCTGTTAAAATGGCATGAGCAAGCACATCTGGCACAAATGGGGCCGTTGTTCTGCGGCAAGCGAACGCTTCAAATAACATGCGTTGAGTGTCCGCTTCTTTAGTTGCCTTGGCAGATGACACGGTGCCTTTGTTTACTCCATGATATCTCTTTGTTAGCTTAGACCCATCGCACACGAACGATATTTTTGCACAAAAGGTTGATACACGTGTTCCAAGTTCAGGTGTGCTAGCCGCAAATGCGGCAAATGTATCCGCTGATTCAGCCAATGGTAACCCGAATGGGTTTAATAAATTTAAGCCTGGAGTCAATGTTAGTTCAAAAATAAATGAATACGTGCTTGCGTCCCACACAATACGAACATGATTGGGGTCAGATTTTGAAATCAAAAATGCAAGTACATTAAATTCATTAAATTCTATGTCATTAGTAATAAAGTGTTTTTTAATTTCACGCGCAAGGTTCATACCACCATGCTGTTTCTTGCGCGCTTTATTCGTGTTCGTGCGACCATGTGTCATTTTTGCAAACCACGCCACTAATTTTGTTTATCAATGCATATGCATAATGGTAATAATAAAATATTTATGCTAAATGCGAAATATGCATTTAAAATGAATCGCCATAATTATGTTAAAATTCAAATTATTCAAATCATGCGCATACTAATTTTTGGAGGCAACGGTTGGATTGGCCAACAGTTCGTCCAAATCGCGTCAACCCAAAACATCGCGCACCGGGTTGCAGCGAGTCGCGTGGATTTGGATCACATTGCCGACTTGGAACAGGAAATAGACGCATTTGCGCCCACGCACGTCGTTTCATTCTTGGGACGCACACATGGAGAGAAATTCACAACCATTGATTATTTGGAACAACCGGGAAAACTCGTTGAAAATGTGCGCGACAATTTGATGGCGCCCATCATTCTCGCGCAGCTGTGCGCGGATCGCGGCGTCCATTACACGTATCTGGGAACCGGCTGCATTTTCAACGACCCGACCAAAGCATTCAAAGAGACGGACGCGCCCAATTTTTTCGGGTCCAGCTATTCCATTGTGAAAGGGTTCACCGACCGGTTCATGGCATGGCGCCAAGGCCAAGGGCCGAGCCAAGGCCAAGAGCCGAGCCAAGACCAAGGGGGACAAGGGAAAGGTTCGGAAAACCGTAGGTTTTCTGAGGCCATTCTGAACCTGCGCATTCGCATGCCCATTGTGGGCGAAGACCATCCGCGCAACTTCATAACCAAAATCACGCACTATGAAAAGGTGTGCTCCATTCCCAACTCCATGTCCGTGCTGCCCGAGCTGCTGCCCATGGCGTTGGAACTGATGAAAAATCGCTACGTCGGCACGCTGAATTTCACCAATCCGGGCGTCATCAGCCACAACGAGATCCTTGCCATGTACAAGGAGCACGTGGATCCCGCTTTTGAATGGCGCAATTTTTCACTGGCGGAACAAGACGCCGTTCTGGCATCCAGCCGATCCAACAACCGGCTGGACACGCACGAGTTGCAGCGTCTTTTCCCGCAGGTGAGGCCAATCAAGGATGCAGTGGAAGCCCTCATGAAAACATACGCCCGCGCGCCCAACAACAATGCAATTCCCGAATTTGCTGCAATTGAAGGCGGCATTGAAGGCGGCATTGAAGACGCCGATACAACGACGCTGTTGGTGACGGGCGGAGCTGGATTCATTGGATCGCACTTCATAAACGCAATATGGGGGCAATACAAACATGTCCGAATCGTCAATGCGGATGCGCTGTATTATTGCGCAAATGTGAACAACGTGGACGACCACGTCCGCAGCGACATGCGCTACATTTTTGTGAAGTGCAACCTGCGAAACAAGGACGAAATTGACAGCTTGTTCGGGGTGTTTGACGTCACGCACGTGGTGCATTTTGCCGCCCAGTCGCACGTGCAAACGTCGTTCACGGACGCGCTGGAATACACCATGGACAATGTTTTGGGGACGCACAATTTGCTGGAATCTGCGCGCCTGCATTGCCCCCGGCTCAAAAAGTTCATCCACGTCAGCACCGACGAGGTGTACGGCGAATCCACGATGAACCCGCACGACGTGAAAAAAACGGAGCAGTCGGTTCTGTGCCCGACCAACCCGTACGCTGCCACCAAAGCGGCGGCCGAGCTCATTGCGCAGTCGTATTACCACAGTTTCCGAATGCCGATCATCATCACCCGCGGGAACAACGTGTACGGGTCGGGGCAGTATCCCGAAAAGGTGATTCCCCGGTTCATTCATCAGTTGCTGGAAAACCGTCCGGTGACGATACAGGGCGATGGGTCGTGCATGCGCGCGTTCTTGCACGTGAGCGATGCGGCTTCGGCATTCATAACTGTTTTAGAGCGCGGAGCCGTGGGGGAAATTTACAACATCGGCTGCGACGAGGGGATGGAATATAGCATCGCGGACCTTGCTCGCATGCTCATCCGCTTGATGAAAGAGGGCAAATGCGAGGGCAAATGCGAGGGCAAATGCGAGGAGGATCTTTACAATAACTGGATTGAATTCGTGGAAGACCGCCCGTTCAACGACAAGCGGTATTACATCAGCAATTCCAAACTGAAGGCGCTCGGTTGGAACGTTCGCGTTAATTTTGAAGACGGCATTCGCAGTATCGTGCAACTGCACAAATAAAATATTTTGTTCTTTTATATTTTATAATAAGTATAATAATTATAATAAATATATGTATGCCAACCACAACCAGAGCCAAACGCACAGTGAAATGCAACAAACCGACGCATACGGCGCATAATCGCAGCCAACGCAAAACGGGTGGGTTGGGTTTGTTTAAGCCGTTCATTGCGGCGGACAATAACCGCGAATATGTGAAAATGGGAAAAACATGGAAGAAAACGACAAAGGGACTAGATGTGCAATTGAAACGGGATAAAAATGGCGATCCAATCGCGTGGTTCGTTAGACACGGGGACAACAATGTGCTTGCCAAATTGTTCAATACGAGAAAAAAAGGCACACTATTATCGCATGCAATGTTTTGCAAATTATTCATGCGTCGGGATTCCTTGTTGAGTAAGCGATACCCTCATTTGATTTCCAAAGCAAATGCCCAAAACATAAAGTGTCCGCATGACGCTCGTCACGATGGCACTCTTAAACTTGCCCGTAAATCACCCATTCGTAATCCTGAGCCCAACGAGCCCGGACCCGAACCCAGACCCGTCATTGAACCGCTGGTTCCTCTTTTCAGACCCGAACCCAGACCCGTCATTGAACCGCTGGTTCCTCTTTTCAGACCCGAACCCAGACCCGAACCCAGACCCGTCATTGAACCGCTGGTTCCTCTTTTCAGACCCACCGAACCCGAACCCGGACCCAGACCCAGACCCGTCATTGAACCGCTAGTTCCTCGTGCCAGACAAGTTTTTTCGGACGAGTCTATCGCGGATCTAAGGTCAAGAAGCGTCATGTCCGACCGGTTTATTTCAGATTTTCAAAGGGGTCAAGGGGTTCAAGGGGTTCAAGGGGTTCAATGGGTTCAAGGGGTTCAAGGGGTTCAAGGGGTTCACGGGGTTCAAGGATTTAAAAATCAGAGATTTAACCCGCATGGCGTGTCTGCACGGACCGATTTGGAGCAACTGCTTGAGATGGGCTTCGACAAAAACAAGGCAATGCACGCGTTGAAAAAATACAACAATGACATTGCCAAGGCAATTGATGCGTGTCTTCGTGACGACGATGTGCGAAATCCAATGACGCGCAACGAACGACGAGGCAATTCGTTTGCAACGTTGATACAATTGCAGGATCAAATAAAATCCAGACAGTTTGACGTGATAGACAACGGGGGGGCGGGCGATTGTCTTTTTCTCAGCCTGGCTGAAACACTTATAAGAGCGCATAAACTAAAACCCCAACCCCACTCGGATTTACGTAAAATTGCGTTTGATTTGCGGCAAGAACTTGTAAATTACGTGATGCGTCATTTGAACCAATTTTTTATCCAATCCACGCAGCAAACGTTTGGGGAAGCAATTAACGGAGGCGTCATTGTGAGTGACTACCGAACCCTTTACATGCACGATTATGAATATGAGATGAAAAAACAACACACGTATGGAACCGAAATTGAGATTTCGGCGGCAGCACAATTATACAAAATAAATATTTATGTGGTAAATACAAACGGCATCGGATGGGATCAACTGTACATTGGAACTCCCGCCGCTAACGCAACATGGGCAAACACGTGGTATATATTCAACATGAACAAGGGCCATTACACCTCGCTTGCTTGAATGCACAACGGCGCCGATTCCCGCTGCATGATGTCCCGTTTTTCGTCCAGCGTCATGTGTCGGATTTGATTCAGCGGGTCGTCCACGTTTGGGTCATAATTCGGGTCATTCAGTGAGCCCCGGTTTGCAAAGAAGATGTCCATGACTGACACGTCCTTGCTCATGGGTTCCGCTCTGCTCATGGGTTCCGCGTTGCTCATGGGTTCCGCTCTGCTCATGGGTTCCAACCATTCTTCCACGCAAACGAGATATTCTTCAAAATGGTTATTCGGATCATGCCGGTTCATGTATTTGCGAGGAATCCATGAACTCACAACCCACTTCGTGTATCGGAATGGGCGCCCCGAATTCGTGCGGTCCGATTTGCCGGATGCATCGCGGCGGGTCCGATGCACCCAAAGGGGGGACCGGCGGCTGTCGCGTTCCGATTCCAAGCGGAACCGCCAAATGGGCGCCAGTTTGTTGTAAAGATTTTGGCGGAAGTAAGGGGCGCACTCAGTGCAGAACCGGTACCCCTCTTTGAAATTTTCGGTGCATTCCCCGCTGATGTCATCGCTGGAAGCCTGCATGGTGCCGCACAGGTAACACTTGCGCTCAAGGATGAAGCACATGTAGAGTGGCGGCGGCAGAACACCGGCACCGTACCATTCTATCTCGGACTCGTCATACATGGCCGGGTCAATCGTGCGGTGCGGCAGACTGTGGTTTCCCAGCCGGTGCTGCGTGATCAATTTGGACGGGTCGCACAAGTGCATCGGCGTGTCACTCGCCCCCGAATCAAATTCATCGGGCACATCATCGGGCACATTCAATACCCGACCCACTGCATACGTTCCGTCGTTTTCTTTGCAGAGAGCATACGATAATCCATATAAGTGGCGGGTTGTCATAACGGGATGGGGATGGGGGGGCGTAAGTCGGTTGTTGTTCGGAGTCTGATTATCATTGCAGCCGCGCGAGAGACTTGGTTTCAATTTTTTTGATAATATGCATTCAAAATTATTCAAATTTTAATCCAGCCGTCGGGAAACAAATCCCGCGTGTCGTTCTTTTTCAATGCCGGCCCGAACCACGTGCCCGGATAGCACACGATTTTGCCGGGATTCTGGTTCAAATAAGCCCCCCACCAGCTGAACGTGCTGTTTGCAACGATGTTATTATCGCACACGCTCATCAGCATCAGCTGTTTCCAGTCTTCAAACATGTCGGGCACCTTGTAGAACCGGCACCGGTTCGCAAATGCAGGGTCGGCCTTGAGTTCGCGCATGTGATCCAAAATGACGGCATTGTCGCACGCTTGGTTGAAAATCAGCACGTTAATTTTGACACCCGCGGCCGCATTATCCGGGGTATACAGGTCAGACGATGGCACGCTGGTCACGACGTGTTGCAATGCCCGCCGGTAATACTCCAGCGTCAAAACGGGGTGCGCTTCTTGGATGTGCTTGTAATCCCCGATGCGAAAGTGCATCGCAACGGTGACTGCCCCGCACGAAAACCACGAGCTATCCGCAAACATGTCCCGAATGTGTCGTTGTTGTTCCAGCAGCTGGAGTTTTTCGTAAATTTCGTCTCGCACGTCGGCGAAATATTTGTCGCTTTGAAAGTAGCCAACCAGCCTCAGAGGGGTTGAATTCATGGCGGTTTGTCGGGGCAGCGGAGTGTATTTGAAACCAATTTCTTGGTGCACCGGCAGCTGCATGAACCGCGCCACATTGGCCTGGGTGGCAATCACCGTCAACGGTCTCAGCGCGTGAAACAAGGTGTTCCAATACGCGCCTCGTTTCCCGCTGGCATCTCTCACGGTGTAAAGGAAGTAACACGTGTCTCCGTTGCGAATGGCCGCACCCAGCGCGGCAAACACCTGGAACAGCTGGTTGCCGAGGCCGCCGTTCATTGCAATCGTGATCATGGCGATGATTGATTCTAATTATATGCAATACAACAATACAATAATATAATGGCATATAATTATACATTTAAATTAAAATGGCGGCATGCTTCATTTTTGTTTCGTTCGGCGGGGGCTACGTTTTGCTGTATTTTTATGATGTGAATATCTACATTTTTTTGAACTCTTGGCGCATTTGGCGCATCTTGTTTTTGCAATTTTCTTATACACTCCCCCCCTCCATCTCCCTATTTGGCGCCATTCATTATCCTGCGCATTATAAACAACTGTTCTACCATCTTTAGTATCCGCTACAACACTTCCATTATGAAATCCCTGGTTTTTTGAGGCTGTATATCCACTTTGTGTAAGTAGCCTCTTGTTAGCATTATCTTGACGTTCTGCTGCTGCACCGAATGTTTCAGCTGTTCCATATGGAATAAAAGGCGTGATGGACATGATGAATTGAAATATTATAATATAATATAATATTTTAATTATTTATTATTATTATACAAACATTGAAAAATGGATACACTCATGGAAGAAGAATGTAGTGTCTTGCAAGGACACACCCGCGGTGTTAACTCTGTCGCTTTTGATCCAAGCGGACGCTTCGTGGCAACCGGCAGCAGCGACATGACTGCCAAGTTGTGGGACTTGTCACTACCGGACGGCGCGACCGCGAAATGCGTCTCCACACTGGAAGGACACAGCGGCTGGGTTACCTCTATCGCGTTTCATCCATCTGCGCCGTATCTTGCGACTGGAAGTGATGACGGAACCGCCAAGTTGTGGCTGCTGAACGCGGATTGCAGTGCTGCGACATGCGTCTCCACGCTGCGAGGACACAGCTTCTGGATTCTTTCTGTGGCGTTTCATCCATCTGCGCCGTATCTTGCGACTGGCAGTCGTGACAAGACCGCCAAGTTGTGGTTGTTGAACGCGGATTGCAGTGCTGCGACATGCGTCTCCACGCTGGAAGGACACAGCCTCGATGTTACCTCTGTCGCGTTTCATCCATCTGCACCATATCTTGCGACTGGCAGCAGTGACTGGACCGCCAAGTTGTGGCTGCTGAACGCGGATTGCAGTGCTGCGACATGCGTCTCCACGCTCGAAGAACACGGCGACATTGTTTCCTCTGTGGCGTTTCATCCATCTGCGCCATATCTTGCGACTAGCAGCAGTGATGGTACTGCCAAGTTATGGCTGCTGAACGCGGATTGCAGTGCTGCGACATGCGTCTCCACGCTGGAAGGACACAGCGAAAGTGTTACCTCTGTCGCGTTTCATCCATCTGCGCCATATCTTGCGACTAGCAGCTATGACAATACCGCCAAGTTGTGGCTGCTGAACTCAGATTGCAGTGCCGCGACATGCGTCTCCACGTTGGAAGGACACGGCGACATTGTTTCCTCTGTCGCGTTTCATCCATTTGTGCCGTATCTTGCGACTGGCAGCCATGACAATACTGCCAAGTTGTGTAAATTTGAAAAAATAGTAGAGGAGGTCATTCGTGCTCCACATGTAATATGCTCGCACACAACCGATCCAAAAGCGTGTAAGCGAGCACAAAGACAAGCGCTTCTCAGTATGAGAATGGTGACCCCATATTTTTCATTACCACTCCGTAAAAGACTTGAACTGCTTGGTAGAACTCCATCCTTTATAACGAAACGATGGGGTCATCGTCATTCATTTGTTGTGTCACTTCTTGTAAAACGACTTTCCGAAGCCCATGCAGATGATTTGAGCGGCAACCCCGGTGCTATTCAAAAACGCCGCAAAAAATTACTTTTACATGATAAAGTTAAAGAAGATAATCGCGGTGGTGGTAGAAAAAGTCGCAAAAGTCGCAAAAGTCGCAAAAGTCATAAAAGTCATAAAAGTCGTAAAAGTCGTAAAAGTCGTAAAAGTCGTTTACCATATTAAAACAAAATCCATGGCAAAGTATAACTTTATTTAGATATAATATGTAAATGTAAAATAACCTCCTACATTTTTATTAAGTCTACTAACCATTAACTAGTAGTCGTCCTTGATGCGGTGCAAATAGTCTCTCAACCCGCTTACGTCAACCGACATGTTTGAATTTCTATCCATTTTTCCCCCCCTTATAAATATTGGATATTTTATTTCGTTTCAATTCAATTCAATTGCGCGTAGCACGGCAGCGCGTCAATGTCCATGATGTGCGGCTTGCCCTTGATTTGTTTGCACGGAATCACATAGTGCGCAAACATGGGCTTGCTCAGTTGCTCGTGCGGCACGGCGCCGTGGACGGTGCGCGCGATCATTTTATACAGTTTAAACTCGGGATATCTTTCGTCGCCGTTCTTCTTGTAAAGCACGTTGCGCCCCTTGTCGTCCTTCAGCCAATCGGCGATCATGCTGGCCGCCCGGCTTTCTTTCAGCGTCGCGGCGTACTCGGCTTCGTCTCGGATGTCGTCCACAAAGTAGTCAAACAGCGAGCACGCCAGGCGGCACAAGTCAAAACTGGGGTTCGGGTCCAGACGCGGCTTTTTCGGGTTCATGTAGGGCTCGCAGTTGTACTGCGTTGCGGCGTCCCCGGTGCGGTCAAAGCTGTCGCTCACCATCGTCTGACCCCGGTATTTGTAGATGGCACGACCGAAGTCAATGATTTTTATGATGCGGCCGTGCGTGGGAACCCGGTAATACACCCCGCCGTATAAATAATGCAGGAACTTTTTATCGGTTTTCACAAACATGACATTGTTCGTGTGCAGGTCGTTGTGCGTGAATGCAAACATGTGCTGGTACGCAGTGAGCGCCATGATGACCTGCATCAGCGTGGCTGCCCACTCGGGTTCGCTGAGTTCATTCTTGCCGCACATGATGCTGTCCAGCGTGTTGTCGCATTTTTCCATGACAATGGCTTGCACGGGAAAATTGAAAATGTGCGCATTGTGCACTTCGTCGTCGCTGTCATCGCTGTCACTGTTGCTGTTGCTGTCATCGCTGTCACTGTGATTGTTGCTGTCATCGCTGTCACTGCGGTTGTTGCTGTCATCGTTGTCACTGTGATTGTCGCGGTTATCGCGGTTATCGCTGTTCCCGGTTTCGTCCGACGACGACGACGCAGACGAACGGGACGAGCAAGAGTCGCTGTCGGAGCCGGATTGCCTGGATTGCCTGGATCGCCTGGATTGCCCGGATTGCCCGGAAAAAACAGGTGCTTGATCGTCCGGATCCGCAATCACGCATTCTTCCAATTCCATCAATGCCGCCGCCGCCATCGGCGTGTCCGCGCTGGATGGCACAAACACGCCGTCAAATGCCGTGTCCTCCAATGTCAGCGACTCCACGCGCACGTCTTCGCCAATCGTCATGGATGTTTGCGTGGCATTGAATCTGCCGGTGTCAAAGTCAAACCCGCCGCACGGTTCGTCCATCCGAAACAGCTCGTTCCTGTTTTTCAAAAAAAAATCACACGTGCTGAAATACTCCAGCTCGTCGTACACGTTCACGGTGAATTCATCTTGGTTGGCCAAAAATGACCCATAAAAATCAAGCCCGTGCACAAATCCGTGAGTGTGCAACACCTGACTGATGAGATACGTGAAGAACGAATCCACGTACGACGAATTGTTCGGGTCGTGCATTTTTTTCTGATGCACGGAATCCATGCCGCCATCGCTCTCGTATTTGGGAAGCGCAAGCAAATCGGCGGCGGTCATGTCGTACTTTCCGGACAAATGCTTGATTGGATCCAACAGGGGCGAATATTTAATGAATGCCGGAGTTTTCATGGGCGGCGCCGATTCCGAATCGGCGGTGGATTCAAGCACGACGGACACCGTGTTTTTGTTTGCGCCAGCCGCAAACGACGCCACGTGATACCGGTGGTTCAAATTGATGTGGTTGTGATTGGTTTCAGACAACGAAAAAAAACGACGGTATAGCGGAACATAGTTTTGCAAATTGTGAACCCCCGCGTTTGCATTCTCTAAAGATTCAAACAGCAACGGGTGCTTGTGCTTGTGATACATCAGTTCAAATGACGGTGTCATGGTTTTAAAACGTGGGAACAGAGAGAAATTAGATGCAAATTAATGTGCTATGAGTATTCATAACATTAATAATGATGATTTTAAACTAATTTTTCATGCAAAACACATAAAAATTGAATTTGACACCGTGTGCATCCACCACTCACCAAAAAACGGCATACCTACGCCATGGCAGACAACATGACAGACTTAAATGATGATAATGATACGATTGGCGATTGCGGCGTATGCGGAAACCGGCTGCAAGTCGGCGCCAATCACGCGTACACCGCGTGCCGGCACTTGTTTTGCATTCCGTGCCTGCTGAAATGGCACAAAGCGAACCCAAATGCCACGTGTCCGATGTGTCGCACACCGTTTTACGAGGATGACGAGGATGACGAGGATGATGATGAAGACGACTCTGCGGATCTCGCGGACCTTGCCGAAGAGGATGAAGAAACCAGCCGCATAGTAGAAGAAATGGATTTCAATTTGGATGAAGAAATCATGCACGACCACATGCTGGAAGTCATAGAACATTGCGCGATGAATCATTGTCGGACCAATCCGGGGCGCACGTACATGGGCCGCATCAATTTGCACCTCGTTCCAAACGAAGACGGCAGCAACTACCGGTACGAGAGAATTGACGTCGGAACCCCGCATCCGAATTCGCATTACATTGTGGAGTTGACCGACACGGCGCGCGCGTTCCGGTACCGGTTTGGAAGAATTGAAGAAATCATAACGCATCATTTGTATCATGACGTCAAATGGTACGCTTTCCGAGAAAGGATTGACCGCATTGACGAGGAGCAAGCACAAATTATCACAGAATGGTCGGACGAAATTCAGCACATTGCGATTGACAACGTGAAAGTGCTTAGACAATATTTGCCAAAAATTAGGATGCAGGCATAAAATCAATAACCCGAATAAAAACATAAAGATTGTGCAACGAACTACAAGTAAACAACGCAACAAATCAATGCCGCCCTCATTTATTAAACATTCCAAAGGCATACACAAACCGCATTTTACCCCGCACAAACCCATTTTTTATGTGCTTGAAAAACCCAGGAGTTATGTGCATTTTAATGCGAATGCGCCTCTGCGTTCTCTGCCTCCTCAACCCACGTCTAGCGTGTTTGATTCCAATGACTGCATTTGGCATTTCGGAACCGTTTACGTGAAAGAGGCGACCGCGGTTGCGAAATTGCATGAAGTGCCGAAATCCATTGTGCACCCCACCAACAACACCAACATCAACAACGCCAACATCAACAACGCCAACAACAACAACAACGCCAACAACAACAACAACAGCAACAACAACAACAACAACAACAACAACAACGCAAATGACGATAATGACGATAATGACGACGATGCAGAAAGCGTGTCTAGCAGCATCAGCAGTGGTAACCCGAGTGCATTCAAGCCCCCGCGCAGCATTGCAAAACAAAATCAGACCAAATACTTAAAACACGGCATGCAATTACGGCATTTGGTTGAATGCGACGAATGGCATGCCGCGTTTGACGCCGATGCCAACCGCATTATTCGCACGCCGGATGGGGTGGCATTCGACACGCTGCGCCAGTTTGCCCGCCTGCACCACAACGAAGTTTTGTCCGCGGATGCATTTTATTCAACCAACGTGTGGGCCGATCCGCAATTCATGTATCAAGATGACGCAGATGGCCAATGGCGCCCGCTGTCCAATTTGAAAAAAAAATGAAAAAATGAAAAATGGAGATTGCAATAAATTATATAAATAAATATGTATTTATATAATATCTGCCCAAGCAAACCAAGCAATCAATCATGATCAATCAGTTTTTCATTAAACAGCACATCACGTCCTTTTCTATCTTGGTGTTTTTAGCGGCGTTTGCGACGATTCAAGCCTTTAAGCCTCGGTTCATGTATAATGAGGACGGCAGTTTGCGCCAGTTCGGCATCGGATTCCAGCGAAAAACGGTGGTTCCTGCATGGCTCGTCGCAATCATTATCGCAATTCTCTCGTATTTGTCGGTGCTATATGCATCCACTCCCTTGTTATGGGGGTTTTGAAATAAATTAATCGGTTAATGCGTGTAATGCGGCCAAGCTGTCGTCAATTTCTTTATTGGAACGCATATGTCTCCGCTTTATTGTCGCACTGGGTTCCGCGTCGTCAAACTCTACGATATACTCACCTTCTCCCTTCTGTTGATCCGCAAAAGTCGGCGCCATTTCATGACTGTATTCGTTGTATCGGTGTTCCAATATTTGTTTATAGTTACTCTCAATGTTCTCATTTACAATGTCAAAATTACCGGAATAGGGAAGATATACCGTCATGTGTGCACCACCCATTCTTCTTCGCGTGCTTCGACAATTATTGCGATAAGCATTGCGACCAGCCTTGCGACCAGCTTTGTGACTGCGACCAGCTTTGCGGCCAGCTTTGCGACTGCGACTGCGATAAGCCTTACGACCTTGACCAGCCTTGCGACCAGCTTTGCGACTGCGACTGCGACTGCGATGTGTAATTTGCATTTGTTTTATTTGTTTATATAAATTGAAAATAAAATAAACATAATCAGTAATTTATTCCGAAGTTTTGAAAACGACTGCGTTCGTGGGTTTTTTGGTCTTGGCCTTGGCCTTGGTTGCGGCGGCGGCGTCGCTTAATTCATCAATGTTTATGGCGCACGGCGAATTCTCTTGCGCCACGATGAACGTCATGTCTGCCATCAAATTCAGGGTGAGCACGTAAAACACGAATTTTGCAACGCTTTCTTTTGCGCGCACGTAGTTCACAAACGTGGGTTTTGCGTCTGCCGGCAAAGAGCTGATCAAATATCCTTCGCTGTTCAGCTCGTCAAATTTTTGGCTGGCGTCAACGGCCGGATCGGCGGTCGACGTGGTCAGCATGCTAAACAGAGCCCACGGATCCTCCTTCATGTAATCCAAATACCTTTGCAGTTTTCCATCACCCTTCGGCTTCAAGATGCTGTCCATGAAGGACACCGCCCCGTTCATTTTAATGAACAAATATCCGAACGTGTTCCCGAACGGTTGCAACCAATCGGGCTTGTATTCCAAGCACCAAAACAGGGGCACAAACAGCAAAAACCAGGTTGCAAATGACGACCACGCCGCCAACCAATAGTTTGGGGTGTTGCACTGTTGCTGCAACGAGAGAAATGTGATGAAAAATTGAACCAACCATATGATGACCGTAAAAATGAATGCCAATGAGCTGGGGGTTTTGATGGTGTCGTCGGTTTTATCGCTGCTGCTGCTGCTGCTGCTACTGCTGCTACTACTGAAATAATTAATCAACACGTACACCAGAGAAATGACGCTATAAATGCCAATGTTCAGCATCCCGTTGTTGGGGGCACTTGACGTGGGAGGAGGGGGATTCGTGGGCGCTACGACCATTGTCTTGTAAACACACACACACGCGCACACACAGTATAAACAATGTGTATAAATTAATTTGAATTTTTAATGGCATAATATAAATCCGCCAATGTACACAAATCCTGCAAATCATGCAAATCATACAACGCCGTCGCTCATTGAACCCGGTGTCAAATACTTTTTCGGCGGCGTGTTAAAGGAGTGCAACCGTCTGCGCGAAGAGTACCGCAACGCCGTGTTCAACGCCTGCATGCTGGGCTTGTTCGCCTTCATTTTAGGGGCATTGCTGTACTACAAGCGCCGCAGCAAACCGACCCCGGACGAGCAGGTCGTCATTCGGCGAAAGCAGCAGGAATACATTCTATCTAAACTGCGCATGGTGAATGCCGCAAACCACGCCGCATCGCGCGGCAACTTTATAACCGGGCTTCCTAAATGGGAAGTGCCCGAAGTGGAACTGATAAAAGGTCGCAAAATATTTTTGTGAGTAAACCCGTGCAAAAAAATAATGTGTGCATCATGTAGTGCAGATACCCTCCCCCCAATGAACCCAAATCAACCCCCCATTACAAATGTGAGCAAGGCCGACTACGTGGACGCGCTGAACGAGTATTATCGGTACAAGCACGATTACGAAGAGAGATATGACGAGAATAAAAAGGCCGTCAAGGAATCGGACATCCTGACCCTGCCGCAAAAACGGGCAAAAATAATGCAGCTTAAGCGCAACCGCAAGTGCGTGGCGTGCGGCCAAAGCGGCGGAACCCATTTCACGAACGAGGACGGCGTGCTGCGCGCGCAGTGCGGCAACCGGTCGCAGCCGTGTTTGCTGCGCATTGAAATCGTGAAGGGCAAGTTCATGAGTTTGGAGGAGCTGGCGAATGAGTCGCTGCACGCGGCCGACGTTTTAAAGGACCACATCATTAAGACCAAACTGGATTTGCTGTTTAATTACACCACCGAAGAAGAAGCGCTGCGCAAGTTTGAAACGGATCGCGCGGCGTTGAATCAGGCGCTTGAACTTTACGGCGGGTTCCGGCAAAAGTATTTGGACGTGGTGCGGAACGAGGGTCGCCGCGAAGAGGTGGACGCGCTGACCGCCGAGTTTTATGCGGCGGTGCAAGAGTTTAGGGACGTGCTGCAAAACAGCCCCAGCAGCGACAGGAGCGCCGACGATGCGTCCTTTGTGCGGGATGCGGTTGCACTCTATGTTGGCACGATTGAGCCGCTGAACCAGAAGCTCATGGAAACAAAGTACGTGTATTCCGCCGTGGAACGGGACACCGGTTTAGGGGGCGACGCGTTCCGACTGGTGCAGAAACCGTACACGCTGGAGCAGCTGGAGTTTGAGGTTGACGTGCCCAGCATCACGGTGGAGGCGCGGAACCGCCAGCTGCGCGACCGGCTGGCGCGCAAGCGCAAGGACCAGCTGACCGCGTACATTTGGAACTGGACCAAAGACCAGGAGAGAATCACGGGCGACGTGTATGAAGTGGCGAACCTGGACGACCCCGACACGGGCAAGGACGAGCTCATAGAGTTCATCGTGGACAACGGCGTGCCCACCACGAAATACGGCGGTACCAAGGAACGAGCCAAGGCCAAGGCCAGAGCCAAGGAATGAGCCAATGCCAAGGCCAGAGCCAAGGAATGAAAAGAAAAAATGCAAGTGAAAATTATAATATGCGAGTATTCTATCCAATCCAATGTTCAACCACATTTCATGGCCGGCGTTCATCGTCAGTTTCGCGCTCGGCGTGTTTTACATCTACATTTCTCTCCCCACCCGGCGCGTGGTTACCGTGTATCCCACGCAGGACAATGCAGACCACTTCAACTTCCGCGACAAGGCGCACAACTGCTTCCGGTTTGAACAAGAAGCAAAACCCTGCCCCGCCAACGACGACGACCTGAAAACCATCCCCATGCAAACTTAACCGTCGGGATTATCTCTCAAATGTAATATAAATATAAATCACACCACGCACAACGCACATGCACGACTCGGTAAAAACATCATTGCACATCGGGATGTTTCCTTCATTGGGCTCAGCACTTCACAGTCACACATTTCATCGCACATTTGTCAATTTTCCGTTATCAAAATGCAACGAATTGCATAATTTTAATTCGACGGTGCGTCTCTCAGCAACCCCATACCCCGAACACGACCGACCAAGGGGGCAGTCCGACTTGGATTCGGTGGCGTATCACTCACAGTTGATTCAAACCAATTGCAATGTAACCCCCGTGTGGATCGCATTCAACAATGGTGAATACACGCTGCTTGATGGGGCTCATCGCATCGTTGCATCCCATTTGGAAAACAAACAAACGGTTCCAAGTTACGTGATCAACAATGACAACAACAATGACAACAATGACAACAATTTAATTGCAGGTTTGCCAAAAATTATAATATAGTTATAAAACAACTTAAACATTTAGCATTGCAATCATATGCAACTACATGACTTCATTCATTCTTCCGCAAGTCGGGTAATCTTCGGAATCATAATGGGTCTGGGTCTTTCCAGTTTATTTAGGAAGACGTGCCACGGGCGCAATTGCATGGTGTTCAAGGCGCCCGACATGGCGGAAACCAAGAAGTTCACGTTTAAATACGACGGCAAGTGTTTTGCGTACAAGGTCAATAGCACGAAATGCGATGATTCGCGCATAGACGTTGTGTTGTGAAAATAAAAATAATATTTAATAATAACAATAACCAAGCATAATGCAGCAAACACGCCAATATTCCTTCACTCCCCTTGAAGCTGCCATGTTTGAACAACAACAATTAATTAAGCAAATGCATAAAAATCCAACATTTTACTCACCAGCCGACATAAATAAGGCCCAGAATGATTATGATGACATGATGAAAAAATATGAAGAATATAAAAAAAAAATAAAGGAAGGAGGGTCTCGTAAATCAAGATCTAAACGTTATCGCAGAAAAACCAAATCTCATAAGAAGTCTAGGAAACATTAATGAAAAATTGATGCATTCATTGATTTTGTTGTCATCTTATGTCATCTTACTATACCCATTCTGATGCGAGGGTTTCAAGCAGTTCACAACGAATGTGCGACATGGCTTAGTGGTTCCAAGCGAGAACAAGAACATGTTCTAACGTGCCATGACATGTTGAGAGGGTGCGGGTTCAAATCCTGCAAACCCCCCTGCGAATTTTCAGCATCCCCAGTTCCCGCCGTCAAGCTGGACGTAAAACGGAGCTTTCACCGGCATGGCGCAGAGGAAGCGCGCGGGGCTCATAACTCCGAGGTCACCTGATCGAAACGGGTTGCCGGTATCTTTCACACATCGCATTGGTGCATCAAGGCACTGGAGCATCTTATCAACCTCCTTAGCTCAGAGGCAGAGCGCGCGGCTCATAACCGTGAGGTCGGTGGATCAAAACCCCCAGGAGGCATTCAACACACATCGCATTGGTGCATCAAGGCACTGGAGCATCTTATCACCGGCATGGCGCAGAGGCAGCGCGCAGGGCTCATAACCCTGAGGTCACTCGATCGAAACGGGTTGCCGGTATTCATCACACATCGCATTGGTGCATCAAGGCACTGGAGCATCTTATCACCGACGTGGCGCAGCGGGAGCGCGCGGGGCTCATAACTCCGAGGACATACGATCGAAACGTATCGTCGGTATTCATCACACATCGCATTGGTGCATCAAGGCACTGGAGCATCTTATCACCGGCATGGCGCAGAGGCAGCGCGCAGGGCTCATAACCCTGAGGTCACTCGATCGAAACGGGTTGCCGGTATTCATCACACATCGCATTGGTGCATCAAGGCACTTGAGCATCTTATCACCGGGGTGGCGCAGCGGGAGCGCGCGGGGCTCATAACTCCGAGGACGTAGGATCGAAACCTACCTCCGGTATCTATCACACATCGCATTGGTGCATCAAGGCACTGGAGCATCTTATCACCGGGGTGGCGCAGCGGGAGCGCGCGGGGCTCATAACTCCGAGGACGTAGGATCGAAACCTACCTCCGGTATCTATCACACATCGCATTGGTGCATCAAGGCACTTGAGCATCTTATCACCGGGGTGGCGCAGCGGGAGCGCGCGGGGCTCATAACTCCGAGGACGTAGGATCGAAACCTACCTCCGGTATCTATCACACATCGCATTGGTGCATCAAGGCACTGGAGCATCTTATCACCGACGTGGCGCAGCGGCAGCGCGCGTGGCTCATAACCACGAGGACATACGATCGAAACGTATCGTCGGTATCTTTCACACATCGCATTGGTGCATCAAGGCACTGGAGCATCTTATCACCGACGTGGCGCAGCGGCAGCGCGCGTGGCTCATAACCACGAGGACATACGATCGAAACGTATCGTCGGTATTCATCACACATCGCATTGGTGCATCAAGGCACTGGAGCACACCCCCCTCAGAGGAGGGGTTCGGGGAACGTAGTTCCCTGATATTCATCACACATCGCATTGGTGCATCAAGGCACTGGAGCACACCCCCCCCCCTCAGAGGAGGGGTTCGGGGAACGTAGTTCCCTGATATTCATCATCACATCGCATTGGTGCATCAAGGCACTGGAGCACACCCCCCTCAGAGGAGGGGTTCGGGGAACATAGTTCCCTGATGTCAAGCTGGACATTAAACGCAGCTGGCATTGATATAACTCAGCGGAAGAGATGGACTGTCGGTCCAAGGTCGTGAGATCGAAACTCACCGTCAATGCTATTCAATTCGCCAGCTTTACAGAAGCTGGTCGTCATAGCTAAGCGACGTCAAAACACAGTATTACGATGCCGGTGTAGCTCAGCGGAAGAGCGCCTAAACCACCGTCTCCTGCCCCCTTGACCTGTGCAGATCTCGTTGACCTTCACATGTCCGATTGGGAGATGGTTATCCGCTCATAACGGGGAGGACGTAGGATCGAAACCTACCACCGGCATTCACTTTTTAGATGTGATTCATTTTTTTTAATCAAAGGAAATGAATGTAAATGAATGTCGTTGCAGTTAATTTAGGAAACTGTTCTTTGCGTTATACTGCAAAAACATGAATCTATGCAATACATAAAAGATGAGCGACACCACCAGCATTGACGATTTGCCCACTGCATCAGGACAAAATGCCAACACACAGAATCAAAATGTTGTGATCCAGAAGGCAGAACCAGGAGTCATGTCGTACTCGCCGAATGTTCCGGATTTAGCACCGCCTCCTTCGCAGCAAGGTCCGCCGCTGAACCCCAACCAGCAACCCAATCAAAAGCTCATGAACGAACTGGTGAGCGGGGTGCAGCGAGCCAGCATGACGGGCATGACCGCGCTTCCGTCCCGCGACATTCCCCGCGACACGGGCGGCATGATGCAGGATGCGCAGGTGCAACCCACGTACGTCCCGCAGCCGCAGCGACACGTGGACTACATTCAAGACCACGAAACCAGTTCCACGCTGGAGCGCGTCATGCACCAAAACACGCGCGGGGCCAATCGCGCCGACACATTGGAGACGTTTTACGAAGAAATCCAGTCTCCGCTCATGCTGGCCATTCTCTATTTTGCGTTTCAATTGCCGGCCGTCAAGCGGTACATGTTCCGATACCTGCCGTCGGCCCTGTTCAATGCAGACGGAAACGCCAATTTGACGGGGCTCATCGCAACCAGTGCCATGTTCGGCTTTGCGTTTTACACCATGCAAAAAAGCATAAACCAGTTGCTGGATTAATGCAAATTTTATATTGTTATAATGCATAACATAATACCCCATTATTTGCAATGAGTAAGATCAAGACCAGCAAGTCTCGCGGCAAGTCTCACGGCAAGTCTCACGGCAAGTCTCACGGCAAGTCTCGCGGCAAGTCTCGCGGCAAGTCTCGCGGCAAGTCTCGCGGCAAGTCTCACGGCAAGTCTCACGGCAATAGGCGCCATCAAAGAGGAGGATTTAAATCAATGGATAACATATTTGATGAAGTAATTTATCCTTATATGCATAAAACTGCCGACTTGGCTGATCCATATTATCGCGATATGAAATTGGATCTATATAATACACCCCCTATTCAGAAGGCAATACGTAGTAAAACTGTAACATCGTTGAGAGGAATAGTTACTACTGCAGCTAGTTCACTTGCAGCTACTAAAAAAATAAACCTTACTCCTTTTACACTTGACGCACAATTATGTAAGGATAACAATCTCCCCCACGAAGCATGGATTGCGTTTGGACAACATTTAATTACTATAGTTTCTACGACTTTTTTAGGAGAACTTGCACAACATTCAGAAATACCCCCCCTGCCACTCGGCTGGATACGAAGCGGTCAAAAATATATAAACATATTCTCTAATGAGGGGCAAGATAACGTTCCTAAAAGACCTGGTCTGGAACATACTGAATGGACCGAAGAACCAGTGGGCACAGGAGCAGGAGCAGGAGCAGCAGCAGCATCAAGCGGAGCAGCAGCATCAAGCGGAGCAGCATCAGAAACAGAAAAAGCACGACGAGAACCATTCATTGCGAAGCTTGAGAGCAAACTAGGTATTTTAGAAACGTTAGGCAACCCGATACACCGTCCTAATTTTAAGTCAATGTATGATATTCCATCATCTGCTACGTTTGATAGAATATATACAACGTATGCTAGTGAGTATGATGGTATGATTAAAAATATTAACTTGGATTAATTACATAATATTTTATTTTCGTATAATTCAATGCATTATCTTCTATCATTTGTTATAGTTTGTAAAAATGATACAGCACCTTTTAGCGAAGTTTCATGTCTCAAACATGCAGGAGGAACCCAAAGAACCTGTACCCGTGCCTGACTCAAATCCGAACGCAACCAATTCAGCAACACATTTAGACACGCCGTTCAAGTTGCCAATGGAGTATTTACCCAATGATCAACTGTGTTCCATTGACAAGAGCGTGCTGTCCGACCTGGAGCTCATTGAGTGCACCAAACAAGTAAATGTTACGAACTCTGCGAATAATGAATCCAATAGTGCCAGCGAATCCAGTAACAAACCCATGTACGCCCATGTGTTTCAGCCGCAGTCCGCATTTGCCAAGCGCTACCTCGGCATGTGGGCCAAGCAGTTCACCACCAGCGTGCCGCATTTGCAGGACATGCAGCGCTTCATTGCCTCCGCGTCCAAAGACAAGCCATTGAACCATGATGACACGTTGATCGGTTTTGATAAAGTGGAAGCCATTTGGTCCCGCATCAAGACCGACGCTTCCTTCCGCGACAAGTTCAACTACATTGACTACGCGCCGCTTGATGCGCTGAACCGTTCGCCCACGTTCCTGCAGTGCTACAGCATGTACAACCTCTTCTCTCCCTTATTATCCTTTTTAATGCCCGTCATCATGCTCATCGTGCCGTTCTTCCTCCTGAAGCTGCAGGGCGTGCCCATCACGCTGCCCACGTACTTTGGCATCATAAAGTTGATGCTGTCGCAGCACGCCATCGGCAAGCTCATCTTTGACATGAGCTCCGTCAGCTGGGACAAGCGCGTCTACATCCTGGTGTCCGTCGTCTTCTACGTGGTGCAAATGTACCAGAACGTGGTGTCCTGCCACCGTTTTTACCGCAACACGTTCCTCGTGCACGACGATCTGGCCGCCGTTCGCGCGTATGCCGATGCCACCATTCAGCGAATGCGCGCATTTGCGGCCCATGCGCTCACCTGCGGCGACACGTTTGCGCCCTTTGCCGCCGACCTACAAAGGAACCGGGAGCAGCTGGAGCGCATGGTGGCGGCTTTAGACCGCATTGACCCGCCCGCGCTCACGGCGAAGAAGTGCCTGCAAATCGGCTACGTCATGCAGCAATACTACGCCGTGTTTTCTGACGCGACCGTTTCATCCTGCATGCAGTACAGTTTCGGGTTCAACGCGTTTGCGGAGCACGTGGCGCATTTCGGCGCGCTCCTTACGTCAAATAAAGTGGCCGCGTGCGAATTTATCAACAACGCCGAAAAGAAAGACAACAAGGACAAAAAGAAGAAAAAAGACAAGAAGAAAGAAGAAGACAAAGAAGGCAAACGAAATCACACAGAAATTGTGAACGGGTATTACGTTGCAACTGCACTAAGTAACGACTCCAGTGAAGCAGGTCCCGTGAAGAACACGGTGTCGCTGGACAAGCGGCCGGTCATCACGGGGCCGAACGCGTCCGGCAAAACCACCATTCTGAAGATGACGATGCTGAACATCCTGTTTTCGCAGCAGCTGGGGCACGGGTTCTACGAAGCCGGCACGCGCATCCGCCCCTACCATCAGCTGCACAGCTACTTGAACATCCCCGACACGTCGGGGCGCGACAGCTTGTTCCAGGCGGAGTCCCGGCGCTGCAAAGAAATTCTGGACAAACTGAGTGGGGGACAACAAGCGCCCCCGGTAAGGCACTTCTGCATTTTTGACGAGCTGTATTCCGGCACCAACCCCTACGAGGCCATTGCCAGCGCCTACGGCTACATCATGCACCTGACAAAGCACGACAGCGTGGACTTCATGCTGACCACGCACTACATCCAACTGTGCAAGCTCTTTGAACAACAAAAACCAAATTCAGAATCAGACAAAGGAGAGAAAATCGCAAATAAATCAGACTCCAACGAATCCGTTGGAACCACTTCAACTAGTAAAATCAGGAATTTACACATGGAAGTGGCCGACCGCGGCAACTACGACTTCAAATACTTATACGCACTGCGCCCAGGCATTTCGGCCATCAAGGGCGGCATCAAGGTGCTGTATGACCTGCAGTACCCCGCGTCCATTGTGGACGCCACGCGCCGCATTTTGAGCACTCTTTGAATGAATAAATGACGGGAAAAGTTCGTCCGTCCGTCCGTCCGTTCGTTCGTTCGTTCAGCGACATTTTATTTATTATTTGAATGTAAGACATATTAAATAATAATTCAATAACTAATCCATAACAAAATGACTGATAATGGGTCGTCCTTTTCGGTTGCAACCACGGCGTTTGTCAGTTTAGCAATATGCGCAATCATTTCTTACGGCGTGTTTTATTACTTCAAACAGCGCCTCGCGGTCATTGAGCAGTCGCAGATGGAGCAAGCGCGCATTCTGCAAGCAATTATTTCGCGCGGTTTGGCGCAACACGCGCACGGCCAACAACCAGTGCAACCCGGCCAACAAGTGCAACACGCGCAACCCGGCCAAGAAGGACTCGCGCAAAAACAAGTGCAACACGCCAAAGAAATAACAATCACGCAAAACGGTCTCATTGAAGTGAGTTCGGATGATTCCGAGTCCGAGTCCGAGTCCGAGTCCGAGTCCGACTCCGATTCGCAAAGTTCCGACTCCGAGTCCGATTCGCAAAGTTCCGACAAGTGGTCCATTGGCGACGAGATCCATCAACCCGATGGATATTTTAAAGAATTCACCGAAACATTTAAAAAGAACGTTCTGATTGATGCCATTTGCATTGACAGCAGTTATGTCGTTGATAGCGTTACTATTTCGGTTGCAAATACGGAGTACACCGATGATAATGCATGTGATTTGCAACAAAAAAAAATAATTTCTCTCAACAAGAGTGCCTTGGGAGACGACGAGGACGACGATGCTGACGATGACGACGAGGATGATTCGTCTTCGTCCGAAGACCAACAACAGGATAATGGCAATGGCAAGGGTGAGGGCGAGGGCGAGGGCGACGTCCAAGAATTTGAATTGAAAATTGGATACAAGCCAAACGCATCGGCGAAGGCGATTCAATTGAATTATGGCAACATGTCGGTGTCTGCATTGCGTCAATTGGCCAAGGAACGCGGTGTGGTCGGCGAGGAGGCCGACTTGCAAAAACTAAAAAAGAAGGATCTCGTGCAGGTGTTGACTTCTTCCAAACCAATTTAAAATTTGTGGAACCGATTTAAAAGAATGAGCATGCATATTTGTATGCCTCATTTTCTCTCCAATGACACCCCAAACAAAACACATTATGGAATACGTGTGGATAGACGCGGCCGGTGGCATGCGCAGCAAAACCCGTGTTGAAAACAACCTAGACCAATTCAGTTATGAGTGGGTCTTGTCTGACCACGAACGCTGGGAGTGGTCGTTTGACGGATCGTCCACCGGGCAGGCCACGGGAACCGACAGCGACGTGCTCCTTCGTCCCGTTGCCGTGTATCCGAACCCATTTTACAATCGTCCGCCAAGAGGAGGCGGCGCATTTGATGCCCACTTGGTCATGTGCGACACGTACAACAAGGACGGCACGCCGCACGCCACGAATGCCCGCGTTACGTGCGCGCAAACCGAGGTCGCGTGTTTAACCGACGAGCCCCTCTTCGGCATTGAGCAGGAGTACATTCTCTTTGACCGCGCAAAAGAACTCCCGTATCAATGGGCCAGTCCGGGCGACCCTGGGTGCGGGGGGCAGGGTCCGTATTATTGCGGCGTGGGCGGCGACCGCTGCTTCGGACGGAAAATTGTGGATCAGCACTTGCTGGCGTGTCTGCACGCGGGCATTGAAATCGGCGGCACGAATGCGGAGGTCATGGCGTCGCAGTGGGAGTTCCAGATCGGGCCACTGCCGGCAACCCAGGTGTCGGATCAGCTGTGGATGGCGCGCTACATCCTGCAGCGCATTACGGAGGAGCACGGATGCTGTGCCACGTTTCACCCCAAGCCGCTGCGCACGTGGAACGGGTCGGGGGGACACACCAATTTTAGCACGGTTGCGATGCGGACCCTATCAAATGAAGCCATGGATGCGATTATGGATGCGTGCATCCGATTAGAAGCCAACCACGCGGAACACATGGCCGTCTACGGCGAATTCAATGAGGCGCGCATGACGGGGCTGCACGAAACCAGCTCCATGCACGCATGCACGTGGGGTGTGAGCGACCGCGGGCGCAGCATCCGCATTCCGCGCCACGTTGCAAACCGGGGGCACGGCTATTTAGAAGACCGGCGCCCCGCGGCCAATCTGGATCCGTACCTCGTGACCGAACGCATCATGCGCACGTGCTGTTGTTTGGACGACGATTACAACTGAATTCATGAATGTTACAAACCGAGAGATTTTGCAATATAAAATTTTCTAAAAAATAATATAATCATTATACAAGCATTATATTATACACGTTTCGTCGTCGTTTCATCCTAAAAATGAGCTGGGCTACTTGCTACGCTGGATCCAACAACATCCATTTTAATTTCCCGCCGATCATGGCGGACGGGCGCAATTATGCCGACTGGCAGCCCGGCGCCGTCGTCAACGAGCGCATTAAGGAGCAGGCCGGCATAACGTCCAACGCGCAATACCGCCAGTACTTGACGCACAATGCCACGCAAATCATGCAGGCCAACCAGCTGGAGGCGTGCAACCAGTGCGGCAACTGCGTGCACAACACGAGCAACCCGCTTCAGCCGCAGCGCAACGTGCCCTACGTGTTTGCCGGCGTGCTTGACAACAGCCAGCCCTTCGGCTACGAAACCAGCGACTTGAAGAATTACTACCTCTCGCGCCAACAGCTGCAGGCGCGCATGATTGCGCCCGTCATCACGCAGCACGAGCTGCTTGCGCGCGGCTACCCTGCGCACAATTAATGCGTCGGATTCGCATCATTTTTTCTCATTGTTTTCTTACTGTTGCGTCCGTATTTGCAATACTGACGTTGCGAGAACCCGCGAGGGGCCCGACAGTTGATGCTTTTTTTGTACTTTGCGGACCATTTGCCGCCTTTAATTTTTGGTCGCATGTTGGTGTTGGTGTTGGTTGTTGGTTGTTGGTTTATGAATTAGTCAATTATATTTATTTTAAAAAAATAAAACATAAACGCATGACACCAAATGAGTGCAAAAGCTGCAAGTCAAAATGAGGTCGTCATTTCAGGGTTCGCCTGCAATGGCTTCGTGTGATGGGCTGTATTTTGCCATCACAAATGCAGATGCGAGTCCAACACCTGCAATAAAAGAAGAAGACGCATCCGTATTAAGAGTATTGAGCATTGATGTGGGCATGAAGAATCTGGCGTACTGCTTGTTTGAATGCGACCCACTGAAACTTGACGCCGGAGAAATTAAAACTCCGGAGTCCATCATGCAGCGAGCCTCCATTGTGGCCTGGGACACCATCAATTTGTGCGACACATCGATTGCGGATGTTCCCATTGTCCCGGTCATCTGCACCCAGTCCGGATGCAAATTCGCGGCCAAATTCATGCACTCCGCAACAGATGCTACTACCATTGTGTATTACTGCACAAGACACGCGAACGCTTCGGGATACAAGATGCCATTGGCTCCCCCGGTAGGGTCTGCAAAATCACTAAAAAAAATGACATTGGATGAATTAAAGGCATTTTCCGGCGAATATCTCTCTTCTTCCATTCCTGAAAAGTGTGAAAAGAGCAAGATGAAGCTGTTGCAGCACTTGACCAGTGCGTTGGCCAACGAATATCTGGTTGCTGTTGGTGCGAGGAAAAAAGTGGTTTCCGCGGCATCGGTGGATTTGATCACAATAGGCCGGAACATGCACCAGCGGTTTGATGCGCTGCCGCACCTGTCATCGGGGATTGATGTAGTTATCATTGAGAACCAACTCAGCACGCTGGCCACCCGCATGAAGACGCTGCAGGGCATGATCACCCAGTATTTCATCATGCGCGGGGTTCCCGACATTCGGTTCATTTCGGCCATAAATAAGTTGAAGCTGTTTGCAAAGGAACAAGGACAAGATGGCGAAGACTGTTACGCTGATCGCAAAAAACGCAGCATAGAAATCACGCGCGCATTGATTGCCAATGTGCCCTTGATGTCAATGAAGTTTGAGAAACACAAAAAGAAGGACGACTTGGCCGACTGCTTTCTGCAGGGTGTGTGGTGGCTATCAGGGAACTACGTTCCCCGAACCCCTCCTTCTGGCATATTGTAAGGCACGGTACAACACATGTTTATTTGCAATGCCAGGGTTAAAGGGACGGCACGTCCCTTATGGCACGTCCCTTATGGCACGTCCCTTGTTTATTGCGTATGATTTAAACTTAAAAGATATAAATTAAACATAAGAATAGACAGGGCGTGCATTGTAATGGAAGAAGTCATTGACATTTCAAATTTGCCGAGCGACTCCCGTTTCGGAGGGAACAAGTCGTCCAATTTTGGCGTCGGGCTTGAATTACTCATGAACGATAAATTGAAAGGCAACAACGGCAACAGCGGCAACAACGGCAACAGGAGCGGCGGCGACATTGACATCGGAGACTTGAATGCTCTAGAAGCCGAATTGAACGAATTAAGCGACATTACGGCACCGAGCTCTTCTTCAAGCAAGTCCTTATTTTTTAGTGGCATTGGATCCGGAGCCGGCAATAGCGTGTCATTCAAGAATGAACCGACGGAATTTGGCGGTGGCGGCGGCATCAGTGGCAGCAGTGGCAGCAGTGGTATCAATTTAGGCGCTTCAACGGCGTCTGCCGACGACGACAAAAAAACGTGGGACGGGTTCGGCAAGTTCAACAACGTGCCGCTGAACCCGGATGTGCCGGTGGATGCGAACCCGCAAATGACGAAGGATGAGCTGCTGCGCGAGAAGTTCAAGTACCTGCGCAAGCTGGAGGATTTGGAGCAGAAGGGCATCACGCTGACTAAGAAGTACTCCATGGAGTCGTCCCTCGCGGAAATGAAGGGCGAGTACGAGACGCACTTGGAGGAGCGCGAGCGGCGCAACAGCGTGAAGTTCCAGGGCAAAATGCTCATGTCCGTCATCACGGGCATTGAGTATTTGAACTCCAAGTTTGACCCGTTTGACCTGAAGCTGGACGGCTGGAGCGAGCAGGTCAACGAGAACGTTGACGACTACGACGACATTTTCTCGGAGCTGCACGACAAGTACAAGTCCAAGGCCAAGATGGCGCCCGAGCTCAAGCTGCTGTTCCAGCTGGGCGGCAGCGCCATCATGCTGCACATGACCAACACCATGTTCAAATCGGCCATGCCGGGCATGGACGACATCATGCGCCAGAACCCGGAACTCATGCAGCAGTTTACCTCGGCGGCCGTGAATTCCATGTCGCAGAACCGCCCCGGGTTCGGCAACTTCATGGGGGATTTAATGGGACAAGGGCCTCCAGGCCAGCAACAGGCCGCCCCTCCCCCTTCGCAAACTCCTTCACGCCAAGCACCTCCCTACATTCCGAACCAACGCCCGCCGCCGCCACCGGTTCCCACCAGCGTGCGCGACCCCAGCTCGGATGCGGGCACGCCGTTCCGCGCGGGAAATAACACCGCCGCGGCTCCCAGTAACCGCCCCGATTTGAACGCCGCGCGTGGCAATGCCAATCCGTCGGCTCCTCCTCAAGTCACGGTGTCCAAACGCCCCGACATGCGCGGCCCCACCGACATTTCCAACATTCTGTCGGGCTTGAAAACCAAAACGATTCAGGCACAACAAGCGCAGCCACAACAAGCGCAGCAGCCACAACAAGGCGACGACAAGACCAGCACCATCAGCATTTCAGACCTGAAGGAGCTGCAGAACGACCATTTGCCGCACAAGAGCAAGCGCCGCCAACGGTCGGACAAAAACACGGTCAGTCTGGCACTGGACATTTAGAATGAAGGGGGTGGTGAATGCAGTTGCATAAATTCGTAAGAGCCCCTAGGATTTTATAAAGAAACAATATAAATATATTTAGACTCATATATTTACATTTAACATTGCAATGACGGCGGAGAAATTTGCAATGACGTGCGTCAAGGATGACGTGTATTTAAGCCGAGACAAGGCCAATCACATGTATTTGATTGAATTCCGGGCACAAAATACCAAAATACGCATTGACGCGCTGATGACATTTGACATTTACAAGATGATGTATGAATTGAACAAGGACATTTTTGAGTCGTATCACGTTGCATTCCCGGACCCCGCAGATCCGTCGTGCGCAGAACTGATGTTCGTCTTCAAGAGCATCATGGGATTGGGCGAGAGATACACGCACGTTTTCACGGCCATGCCGCATTTGTCCGCTCAAGAACCCTTGGTGCAGACCATTTACATCAACAGCACAAACGTTCCCAAGGCTGCGCCGTCGCAGCTGCGGCATTTGATCCCCCGGCGCGCCGAACAAATTGATTCCGACAATTCCAACATCATGATCCACGTGCAGCCGGACGGGCATGCGATGCAGTTTCAGTACAAATTCAAACTGCAGCTGTCCGACGTCATTTCCGTTCCGCCGTTTGTGGACAAGGCGGTCAGCACCATGATGAAAACCATATTTGTGCGCATGAAACAGTTCATTGAATGCCTTGGATGACAAATTTATTTATTTGCTGCCGCGTTTGTAAAACGCTAAATAACACAGCAAGCCAATGCCGAGAACGGTTCCCACCACGATCACCGGCCGCGTTTCATCGCGTGTGCTTTTTTCGGTGCACGCATTCAGTTTGCAAGTCATTGTTTATTATTTATATCCGGGTATATAAATAATTTATATTATTTTTTTTTGTAACACATGGCATAATTTATCATTTATTGCCTTTTCGCTCCGACAGTCGTTCCGACAGTCGCTTCGTCAATCGCTTCGTCAATCGCTTCGTCAGCTTATTATGCTTGGTGTTTCGCCTCGTGTTAATGTTATGATTGGCGTTTCGCGTCGGGTTAATGTTATGATTGGTGTTTCGCCTCGTATGCTTGGCGTTTCGCCTCGTGTTAATGTTATGCTTGGCGGTTCGCTTAGTGGTTCGCTTCTTACTTCCACCATGCGCAGATGCAGATTCAAATGATGTAATGATGTCATAATGGTTCCCATTGTTGCGCAACCATATTTGATCTTCTCGCTTATCTGAATCAGTGCCCCAGTATTGTCCAACAACATTACCATTTGGAATACACACGATTATGTTTTTTTTTAGAATGAATGCAGCCGCATATCCAATGTGTGGCCAAAGTTCGGGATACACGCATGCCATATTTTTATCAGTTAAATTCGGAATTGAAATCAATTTTAAAAATTGTTTAATTGTTATTTGCATGGGATTCCCATTTACCCGAATCGTATTAAGCGCGTCCATCGTGCCATCATTGACGCTGGTTAATATGGTTTTTGAAATGTGCAGTGCAAAATTGCGACATTCATTAACCGGAATAGGTGTACTATAATCATGTTTGACAGCACGCAATATTGACTCATAAAAACACCATCCATTGCCGGGCACTTCTTGAATTATTGGGTTGGTTATCGCTTCAGGAAACCTAAGAGTTCTTGATTTGTTACGCAATACCTTAAAATTCGCAACGTTAATGTACGTTTGATGATTGCACATTATTGATGCGTCGGCCCATCCCAACAATGTCTCCAATTGACTCTGGTCAGTATATTCATACTGTATTCCAGCCTGGTTTAGCAAATCGCCTGGCTGTACTTTGGGGGGGGCATCATTAAGGTCTCGTTCAAATCGGAAATATGCATCGCACGTTCTAAACAATGGTACCGTGACTCTTTTTGCTTTTGCGGGGGGTGGAAATAATTCCACAATCGGCTCCGCACTCGTCAGCTTTAACCCACACTCAAACGTAACCGCTCTGGGCAAGTTCCCGCCGCTCACAACAACAGAGTTCAAGAGCCAGTCGCTGCCCAGCCCGCTGCCGTGAGTGCGCACAATAACCTTCTGCAACACCCCCACAGAGACCTTGCTCTTCACCACAAACCGGTCCGTCTGATTGGTCTCAAATTTGTCCACGTTCTCACTCTCCGACAGCTGAACCTCGCCGATCTCGCCTTTGTCCCCGACAAGCGTCACAAACACGTTGCTGTTCGTGCCAGACCCATGCTCGGATCCAGTGACAACATCAACATGGTATTCAAACATTGCATCTTGCGATTGTGATAATGCGTCTAATTGCGATGATTGCGATGATTGCGATGATTGCGATGATTGCAACGATGATTGCAACGATGATGGCACGGGTAATTGCGACGATGATGCTGATAAGTCTGATGCTTGCGATGATGATAACGATGGCGATGACACGGGTAATTGCGACGATGATAATGATGGCGCCACAGATGCTTGCGATGATGATAACGCGGATAATTGCGATGATGATAGCGATGGCGCCACAGATGCTTGCGATGATGATAACGATGGCGCCACAGATGCTTGCGATGATGATAACGATGGCGCCACAGATGCTTGCGATGATGATAACGATGGCGCCACAGATGCTTGCGATGATGATAACGCGGATAATTGCGATGCTGATAATGATGGCGCCACAGATGCTTGCGCCACAGATGATTCAGATAATTGCGACGATGCTAGCGATGGCGCCACAGATGATTTAGATGATTGCAACGATGATTGCAACGATGATGGCACGGATGATTTAGATGATTGCGACGATGCTAGCGATGACGACACGGATGCTTCTGATTGCGATGCTGCCGCTGGGTTAAATTGATCAACATACTCATTAAATTTAACGCATTCGGTTGGGGTTTGGAATCTTATGACAAATGGGGTATTTATCCCATTGAGATTTGGAGCATCCCTCATCGGCGTGACCCGCGAACATTTAATGGAACCATTCGGCGCAAGAGTTCGTTTATTCGCACACCCCTTTGTGTTGTCCGGATCAAGGGCAAACCCCCACTCATGCAGATCCAGTCTAAGATCCAATTTAAGATCCAATTTTGATCCAGTGCCAGCGTTTGTAATGGTGGCGATAGGACCGACAATCGCAATTTTTGCGGATCGTCTGCGCGGGGTATCGTATGATTTGCTTGGATCCCTTTGATCAAAAACATCCACCACCGTGGCTGCAAATGTGGTTGGTGCTGCTGCGGCCGGTGATTGTGGTGGTGCGGCCGGTGATTGTGGTGGTGCGGCCGGTGATTGTGGTGGTGCGGCCGGTGATGGCGGAGGTGGTCCTGGTGATGGTGATGGCGGAGGTGGTGGCGGAGGTGGTGATTGTGGTGCTGCGGCCGGGTTATTAAGAACAATGGTTGCAACCCATCCTCTAAATTCATCACACTCGGCGATTGAATTAAAATTTATAATAAATGGTTTTGCAGGGTTTAACAATAAATTTGCAAACGATGTGTTCTTATCATCGGAAAACCCAGTCGCATCCGGCTTCAGTTTGACTTGAACGCACTTGGAGTCGTCGCTTTTCCACCATGTTTCTGGAGTTCTCTTACCCTTTTCCTGCTGACACGTGCCGCTCATTCTATCGTGGGTTGTGACATCAAATGCCAAATTGGCCAATATGGCGGGGGTCAATTCAACCGCATCTGCATTTTGCGCGACTCTAAATACTTGGGGTTTGCCAGATCGGGTTCCAATTCGTTGCACGGTTACACCAGTGTCGTTTACGGTTATCGTGGCATCGTGCAGCACTGGTGGAAATCCGTGTTGTGCATCAATCACCACACGATATTGGGGGGCGATATGTGCTGGTACTGATCCTGGTACAGGTACTGGTAGAGGTGATGGTAGAGGTGATGGTGATGGTGATGGTGAAGGTGATGGTGATGGTGAAGGTGATGGTGATGGTGATGGTGGTACTGGTACTGCTGGTGGTGGTACTGGTACTGCTGGTGGAGGTATTGGTATTGATACTGGTACTGCTGGTGGTGGTGATGGTGATGGTGATGGTGAAGGTTGAGGTTGAGGTATTGGTGGTGGGCCTGGATGAATGACAACCTGCAATTGTGCGGTGCCCACATTTGGTGTTGTCAACGTAAAATCATAGGTCCCGACAGGAAACTTTGATATGTCAATTGCTTGACCGGTGCTGGGCAACCTAATAGAATGTTCTACCCCCCCGGTTACATAAGACAATGTGGATGGTGCAGTATAAGTCGGGATTAGACTCGCGGGTTGTCCTACAATTATAGGGATCACAGTATATGGTGATAATGTTAATGTTGGTGGTACTGGTACTACTGGTTGCACTATTGGTGCGACTGGTGAGACATTAAGGACTGCAGTTACCGTTCCGGCATTATGTGTCGCGGTGGCTGCTTGAGTTGCAGTAATGGTCGTTTGACCCGCGCCAACAATAGTTACTTCATCTCCTGATACAGTCGCCACCCTCATGTTACTGCTTGCATAAGTAAACGCGCCGTCGCTATTACTATTTGGCGGAGTCAATGCAAATGAGGGGTCGCCGAATGTCTTTTGTGGCAGAGTCCAGGTGCCTGTTATATTCGGATCAAGTAGTGATGGTGATGGTCTTGGAGGCGCTGGCACTTCTGGAGGTGGTGGCGGTGGTATTGAGCGTACTTCAATAGTTACTTCTGCGGTTTTGCCCGTATCTTCGCTCAAAGTGAAAACATATTGCCCAACAGTATTTAATATAATTTGAACTGCAACATTAGATCCTTTCAAAAATTGTTTTGTAATATCCTCAGTATGATTGCCTTGTTTATAATGCAATGTGGCTGATCCAGTATAAGTCGGGGTTAGCGTGACTGTTCGCCCTTTAAATATACTCGGGTTATCCGCCTTTAAGTTTGGTGTTAGTTGCACTGGCATTATTGGTGCGACTTGTGCGACTGGTGCGGGGGATACAATAAGGACTGCAGTTACCGTTCCGGCATTATATGTCGCGGTGGCTGCCTGAGTTGCAGTAATGGTCGTTTGACCCGCGCCAACAATAGTTACTTCATCCCCTGATACAGTCGCCACCCTCATGTTACTGCTTGCATAAGTAAACGCGCCGTCGCTATTACTATTTGGCGGAGTCAATGCAAATGAGGGGTCGCCGAATGTCTTTTGTGGCAGAGTCAAGCCTGTTATAGTTGGATCAGGTAGTACAGGTGCTGGTGTTACTGGTACTGACGCTGGTGCTCCTAGCGCTGGATTAACGGTAACAGTTACTTGTGCGGTTCCGCCCGTATCTTCTCTCAAAGTGAAAGGATGGGTCCCGACAGGCAACTGTGTTATGTCAATTGCACGACCGGACAACAGCTTATCGCTAATATTAGATTCATTCCCGTCTACAATATACTTTAATGTGGCTGTTCCAGTATAAGTCGGGGTTAGCGTGACCAGTTGACCCACAATTATAGGGTTAGGATTTGCTGTTAATGTTGGCATTGCTGTTACTACTGGACTTGCTACTGGACTTGCTACTGGACTTGCTGCTGGACTTGCTGCTGGGGTTACCGTTATATTTCGTGTTGCGTTGCCGTTAGTGTAATTCTGAGTTGCTGCCTGAGTTGCAGTAATGATCGTTTGGCCTTGTGCAAGGGCATTTACCGTAAGTTTGTTTGGGTTAGCTGAGGAGGGGGTGACGGTCGCCACACGGGTATTATTGCTTCCATAAGTAAATGCACCGTTGCTATTGGACGTTGGTGCATCAATTTCAAATTGCCCAATATTAACATTCAATGGATTCTGATTCCATGTTATAGCCGGGACTGCTTGTATTACAACAAGACCTGCCGGTATAGTTATGGCATTATGTGTCAGGGTGGCTGCTTGAGTTGCATTAATGGTCGTTTGGCCCGCACCAACAATAGTTACTTGATCCCTTAATACAGTCGCCACCAAAAGATTACTGCTTGTATAAGTAAACGCGCCGTCGCTATCACTATTTGGCGGAGGCAATGCAAATTGGGAGTCGCCGAATGTCTTTTGTGGCAGAGTCCAGTTGCCTGTTATAGTCGGATTAACTTGCGCTCCTGGCGCTGGTACTCCTGGCGCTTGATCAACGATAACAGTTACTGATACGGTGCCCACCCTGTCTGTCAAGGTGAAAATATGGGTTCCGACAGTCAAAGTATTTGCGGTAATTGCACCACCGGTGCCGCCCAAATAAGTGCTAATGTCAACGGGGGGGGGAGCGCCATTGGATGCAAAAGTCAATGTGGCCGGTGCAGTATAAGTCGGGGTTAGCGTGACCCATTGACCCACCGTTATACGGTTAGGAACTGCTGTTAATGTTGGCGCTACTTGTACTAATCCTGGTACTGGTGTTGGTGGTGGGCCTGGATGAATGACAACCTGCAATTGTGCGGTGCCCACATTTGGTGTTGTCAACGTAAAAACATAGGTCCCGACAGGAAAAGTTGATATGTCAATTGCTTGACCGGTGCCGGTCAATATAATATAATGTTGTCCCCCTCCGGTTACATAAGACAATGTGGATGGTGCAGTATAAGTCGGGATTAGACTCGCGGGTTGTCTTACAATTATAGGGATATTAGATGGCCGTAATGTTAATGTTGGTGCTACTGGTGCTACTGGCACTGGCACTATTGGTGCGGGGGATACAGTAAGGAGTGCAGTTACCGTTCCGGCATTATGTGTCGCGGTGGCTGCTTGAGTTGCAGTAATGGTCGTTTGGCCCACACCAACAATAGTTACTTGATCATCTACTACAGTCGCTACACTGTGATTACTGCTTATATAAGTAATCGCGCCTCTACTATTACTATTTGGCCGAGTCAATTGAAACGGGGGGTCGCCGAATGTCTTTGGTGGCAGAGTCCAGGTGCCTGTTATTTTCGGATCAAGTAGTGCTCCTGGTGCTGGTGTTACTGGTACTGGATTAACGGTAACAGTTACTGTTGCGGTGCTGCCCGTAGTTGTTTCTGTTAAAGTGTAAACATATTGCCCAACAGGCAAGGTTGCGGTAATTGCACCACCGGTGTTCAAATAATTGCTAATGTCAACGGGGTAACCGCCATTGTATGCATAAGTCAACGTGGCCGCTCCAGTATAAGTCGGGGTTAGGGTGACAGGTTGGCCAACCGTTACAGGGTTAGGAACTGCGGTTAATGTTGGCGCTGCTGGTACTCCTCCTCCTGGTACTAATGGTGCCGGGGTGACGTTGACAGTTACTGTTGCGGTGCCGCCCGTAGTTGTCAAAGTGAAAACATATTGCCCGACAAGCAAATTTAATAGAATTGCTGTACCAGAACTCCTTAAAGCCACATTGGTGGTGGCACCAGAGTTTACATAAGTCAACGTGGCCGCTCCAGTATAAGTCGGGGTTAGCGTGACAGGTTGGCCAACAATTGGATTGGGAGGAACTGCGGTTAATGTTGGCGCTGGTACTGGTGCTGGTACTGGCGCTGGTACTCCTCCTCCTGGCGCGAGATTAACGGTAACAGTTACTGTTGCGGTGCTGCCCGTAATTGTTTCTGTCAAAGTGAAAATATATGGCCCGACAGTGTTTAAATTAAGATTAACTGGTATATTTGAGCCCGTCAAGTTTACATTGTGTGTGTTGGTACCATCAGCATAAGTCAATGTGGCCGGTGCAGTATAAGTCGGGGTTAGTGTGATAGCTCCGCCTACATATATTATCGTCTGATCTGCTGTTAATGTTGGTCCTCCTGGCGCTGGTACTGGTGCTGGTACTGGTGCTGGTACTGGTACTGGTGCTGGCGCTGGTACTCCTCCTGGCGCTGGTACTGGTACTGGTGCTGGCGCTGGTACTCCTCCTGGTGCAGGCGTTGGTGCAGGCGTTGGTGCAGGCGTTGGTGCTGGCGCTGATAATAATCCTAAACGGGCTGCGGTAATGGCTGCGTTAGTATTCTGGTTCGTTTGATTCCATATGGTTCGTAAGTCGTCTCTAAAAGTAGTCTTCGCACACGACATTCGCGCAGTTTCCGCGAATGTCGGAGCCGTTCCACTTTGATTCAATTGTAACAGCAGGCCAACGACAAACAGGGGGAATTGAATGCAGCCGGGCGATTGATTGATGCTTATCAATTTTGAAAATTTGTTTGCATCCATGGGTGGAATGTCGCGCTTAATTTTTGAATATATTCGCTTGTTGCGCCATACGTAATCAGACAAACTCAGTTGTTTGTCGCCAATCTTAATCGGCGCATTCGTGTGAAATAAATTTTCTAAAATAATGCCGATGTTTTGCGTCAACACGTCCATTCTGGGCTGTTTTGAAATCGCGAGCACGCTTTTAGCCGAACCGCCATCTCCAGACCTATACCCCGAATTAATTTTGTCTGTCACAATCTGCTTCAATTCCGGCGGCAATGGGTCAGTGCCGGCCACATTGCGCACAGCAATGTCTTGAAAATCAATGAATTGCCACTCTTTCGGATCCAGCACTTTGGCGCAGATGAACGGATTGTGCAGCGCGCTGGAATTCGGGATGAACGCGCCTTCGCCCACCGCCGCCGTCAGTTTAGCGTCCATTGACCACGAAACCCCGATTGGAAATAAATCCAATGCATCCAGTGCCGCTTTAACGAGGGCTTGATCGGCATCGTTTATCTGAATATTGTCCGACCCCATTTTTGCCAATAGTGCAAGGATTTTTTTGGCCTGCGTGTAAGCGTACACCGCATATTCAAACGTGACTGTGGCGATGGGGGCATTCCAGGGTGTCACTGATGCAAATGCCGTGTTCACCTGGGTCAGCAAATTGTGTAATATCATGACATGTTCGTCAAACGAACTCATGTACGCATTGCGCGGAAGTGTATTTTGATTGTTATTTGCAACGCCTTGCCACCAACTAAGGTTTATGTTCGTGTGTGGATTAGCGGCCAACGCATCATGCGCACTACTATCATTATTATACGCCAAATAAGTGGTTTTCAACCCAGTGTAGTTGTCAACCCATCCTTTTGGTTGTATCCCGGTCCAAGCATTTAAATTTTGCGAAATGGTAGTGATTTTATCAACCACGTTACGATTAGTGTACAACCTATCAATTTCTGCGTATGCTGCATCAAGGCATTGCTTCAACGTTTGCTTTCCTGCGGTTGGACTACTTACTTGAGCCGTGACCTCCTGAATGTTGTCCGGGACTTCTCCGCAATTCCCAATGAATGCGCGCGGAGTGCTGCAATAATCCACAAAATACAACAAATCGGTTTTTTTCAAAGACAGAGGCAGAGGCAGAGAAAGCGGGAGCGGGAATTTAAGCGTGAAAAAATCCTCCATTGGTTGAATTGTCAAGTTGAACCCGACCTTGGGGGATGATGCCCTCCGCAAAATGGACTCGCGTTTACTCGTGTATTCATTGTACCGTTGTTTGACCTCTGATTGATTTTCCGGATGATAATACACGGCCACGTGCACATTGAGGGGTTGATCAGATGCGAGCTCATACAGCATGCTGTAGTCCTGCACCGCATTAAAGAATGCGTCGCCAATGAAAGTTTTGTCCTTATCATCGGTGATTGCTTTAAGATTTCGGTTGGTGTCGCGATACCCCACCGCCATGATCTTAATGCAAATTTTGCTAGGCTCGGATCTATACCCATACCCATACCCATAATTAGATGGTGGAGTAGTAATGGCACCGTTGGCCTTTGCATTTTTTGTGGCAGTTTCAAAAATCAGTTGCATCATTTCATACATGCGTTTTTCGTACGCATCCTTGTTGAAAGTTGATCCAGACGACATAAACTTTGCGTAGGACGGACTGGTAGCGGAACTCAAATCCGGAAGCCAGGTGTGTATCATGAACGAATTGTCGGGTCCGCGCATTTCGGGGGTCGCAAACATTAGCGGGGGGGGATACGCGGTCGGCAAATTTGGCTCGGTGTAATCCTGAACCGCACGGGAGTTCGCGACGGGACGCATCAATTGCGTGAATCGGTTGGTGAGAGTTTGACCTGGCACCATTTGATTTACAACCTGTTGGGTTGTTTCGTATCGGTAATAACCGGGAGTGGTCCAATCGTAAATGATTGGCAAAGCAGCAGGAGAAGCAGTAGCAGCAGCAGCTTGATTATGCGCGGCCCACGCGGGGAAAATAAGAAATGCAGTAGTGAATGCATTTGCGGCGGTAATATTTGCAGCTGCATTGCCCTTTTCATTTTGTGCATCGGATGGAGACACATATATTTCCTTGCAGTTTGCGGGAATCTGGTAGTTATCTGGATTCGCGTCAAACCTCGTTTTGGGATAATTCGGGTTTGACGGTCTGCGATTAACGTAATGTTTGTTTTCGGTCAACGGATCAATTCGTTCCTCCCATTTATCCGTGCCCGTGTTTGTGGGGTGGGTGTCTTCCCCTAAAATGTGCCGTATTAGCGCCGGGTTCTGCTTGAATATCCACGTGTAATCAAAATACACGGGTCCGCAAATGGCGTACAACGCTTCATCGCCGGATGGATTCGCGTACAGCTTTTTCAAATAGTCCGCCTTTAGCAGAGGGGAGACGGCACGCGGGTTGGCATTATTGCTGTATTTCAGCAACTGCAGCAGCATATCGTTATCATACATGGTGTCCGCGGACGCAACGCCATTCAAGTAAAACGGATATTTGTAATAAAGCCGTTCCAACAACGCGTCATAATTCATGCCGTAATCCGGGGTGGATCTGAAAGTGTATAACCGCGTGTTGTCTTGTATAACTTTACTTTTTTCAGACAGTGAGCCCCGATTCGGCAACCCTTGCCCAGTTATAATTCCACTCCAAAATTTTTCCATGATTTCCACATTGTAGGATGGTTCCGCGTAGGTTGCCGGTGTGGTTATAAGATCCATATAATCAACGCGCGGTACAGTTTGGGTTAGGGTTAGGTTTGAATTTAATGCGGGCACGTAACCGGGAATGCGTCCGACTGAGTAATACCCCCCACCCCCACCACCAGCAGCAACTCTGTATAACTCTCTCATGTAGGTGTAAAAATACTTCAACACCTTAGGTTGATTGTCGTCGTAGTATATACATTTAAACCGTTGTTCCAACGTCACGGGGGCTGTTGCAGTCAGTGCCGCATTCCATAAATACGGCATCTCGTCAAGTATGGTTTTATGCCGAACGATTCCATTGGTATATGAGGTTTCTATGAGACTGAGTTCGCGCGCGTGCTCCGTTTTCTTGACAAATTTTACGAATTCTTCAAACATGCTCCATTGCATGAACACGCTTGCGGCCGCGTTGTTTAAATTCAACATTGCAACCGTTTGTTTAAATTTGTGCTTGGATTTGTAAAACTCTTCAATTTGTTCCTTTGACACCACAAACGACGTGGGGACATGCACCACATAATCGCACTGCGCCGATGAGGTGGCGCGGTATTGTTGTTGTAACGAGGATGCAGAAGACGGAATTATCATGGATTGTGCCAACACCTCCTGTGCCCCATTTTTTGCCGAGGTGAACGTTATCAACATCGGGTCATATGTTTCTTTTTTTAAATTCGCATCAAATTTAGATGCATCGTTTGTCAAAAAAGATAAACTCATGGATAACCCAATGAAATCAACTGTTGCTCGCGCGTGATGGATGCAATATTAAAGTATATTTATATTTTAATATTGCAATGCAATATTGTAATGCAACTACTGGCGGTTCGGATGCCACCTACTTCTAAAATTTGGCAGACCGAAATGCGGTTAAATATTTGTTGTGCTTCATCGCATCTCGTTGTTTTTTGGCGCGTTCAAGCACGTCCATGGCGTCGCTGATTTCCTTGTCGGTGACGATGTTGCCGGGGCCGTGTCCGGCTTTGGATGCCCCGCCAATGGCCGCCCCACCGCTAGGGGGTCCGCCCCCACCGCTAGGGGGTCCGCCCCCACCGCTAGGGGGTCCGGCGCTCATGGCAACCGACTCCGCCATGGCGCGATACCGCGCGGGCATGATGCAGTACCGGCTGTTTGCGTTCAGGCCGTAGTCTGCTAAAACCACAAACACGGCGGTCAAAACAAGCGCCAACACCAAATCGCGGGTGCCCATCCATGCCACCGAAAACACCAGCACCTCCTTCGTGAGTGCCGTTTTTAAAAAATTCTCGGTGGACGGATCCAGCTTGAGCTCAATGTATCGCGCCCCAATGTTGAGCATGAGCATGACAATGCCCGCAAAAAACAAGCTGTTGTTCAGGCGGTACACGGCATAATTGAACCAGCCCGCGATGAAGTCAAACATGAGCAAACTTGGAATGTGGTATAACGTGTTATATTAATATAATAAAAAAAACAACACAACTAAAACAATTGGCGGTTCAGTCGGTTCACAACCGATTTGACATTGGCTGCACCATCCGTGACAAAGTGCCGGCCGGCGCGAATGTGGGGGCGCAGCATCGGCGTGAAGCCTTCGGTTGTCGGTGCCGTGGTCGGTGCCGCGGTTGAAGCAGGGTTCATTGTCCAAGGGCAGGCAGGATCGCATACGTTGTTGATTGTCTCAGTCTCCTGTCCACTTTTAAGAATTAGAGGCTTGCATTTCATAAATGAACTAGTATCCATTTTACCAAATGCCTCAATTTCTTCCTTAGTCAACATGGGATTGCCACTCGCATCCAATGTAAAAAATGAAGGAGTCAACATGTAGCTGAATCCCAGTTTTCCGGATTGGGTTGGGTCGTCTGCAACTCCTTTTAGGCAATACTTTTGCCTAAATTCGTCAGGGCTGTTGAAAGAAATGGGGGCTGGAGTGGCAGTTTTACCCAATGTCAGGCCTTCTTTGGTCGGGTTCCGATTCAACAGTGCAATGACAAGGATTAAAGCAACGATGCCCGCAATCCGATTGTAGGTCGTCATTGCAATGATGAAAGCCACCATAACCGATTTGCCTAAAACATCGTCTATCATTGTGTTAATTATTTTGCAGTTTGGGAGATAGATATACATACAATTGCTATTTATTTATTTTCATCAACGAAACAATAAGATAAACGAAAACAAAATATTATCTACCTTTTTATTAGGAGATGTCTGGATATTTGCAATATTCAAATTATGGGGAGGACGAACCGCCGATGAAACGAAAGGGCGCCCCCTCGGACGACGCAATAAAACCAACGCAACCAACGCAACCAACGCAATCAACGCAATCAACGCAATCAACGCAATCAACGCAACCAAAAAGAATATTAAGGACAAATCAACGCACGCTGCGATCCAAGCCGATGCAAGCGCAACAATCGCAACAATCGCAACAATCGCAACAATCGCAACAAGCGCAACAAGCGCAACAATCGCAACAATCGCAACAAGGACCTCAATTACCTCAAAAACAACATAAATACGTGCAGGAACTCATCCAAAACATTCACAGTTATGAAGAGGACGGCAGTGACGACAGCGACGACAACAACAACTATGTGCCCAATACCGCCGCCATGCAGCAACAGTTTCAAACCGACTCGGTCGTGGTTCCAAATCGCCACCGGTTTGCGGGTGCAAATGGCGCCGATTTGAACGCACGGTTAAATCCCGCGCCCGCCAAGGAAGCGTTTTCGTTGCAGGATGCACAGGCTTTAGCAAACAAATACATGCCGTCCGTGTTTCAGGCATCAAATGCAAGTGCGGCGGACGACCCCGAAAACAAGGACGTCCTGCTGCAGAAACTGGATCACATCATTTCCCTCCTGGAAGACCAGCGCGATGAAAAAACGGGTCACGTGACCGAGGAACTCGTCCTGTATTGTTTTTTAGGCGTGTTCATCATTTTCATCGTGGATTCGTTTGCCCGCGCCGGCAAATACGTGCGTTAGTTAGGGACGTTATGAACCCTGGCACTACTTCGGGCATTATTAATATATTGCATTAATGTATTAATAATTTTGATAATTAACAAATTCTCTCAAATGAAACATCATCAAATGATGGCGTGCATGCTTGTGGCGGCACTCGTTGGATACGTGATGTATCCCCGAATGATGGAACCATTTAAGGGCAAGAGCCAGGGCAAAGGCAAATTGTTGTTTAACGGGTCTTATCCCAGCGCCCCCGTGGTGTGTTTGGCCAGCAACAAGCATGTTCCGTGCACCGCGTTTAGCGCAGCATAGAATTTAGCGCAGCATAGAATTTAGCGCGGCATAAGAATAATTGCAATATTTTTATAAAAAATAAAAATATAATATTTTGATATGACATAAACCCCCACAATAAAAAATGCCACGTTTAGGAAAAACGCGTCGCAAGTCTCGCGCTCGCGCTCGCTCTCGCTCTCACTCTCATTCTCGCGCTCGGGGCGGAAGCTTCCCATATGCAGGAAGCTTCCCATATGCAGGTCATAATTATTCGCTAACAAGGGTTAACAGTGTCAAACCATTATCGCAGTACCCCAATATTGAGAACTCGCAGGGCCAAATTGTGCCTAACGCACACTTCTATCATCCCCAGAATGTAGGTGCTGCGACATACAGGGATGCCAGGAATAGGTATGGGCAATGAACGTTTGCGGTGACGGCATTCGGAAGTGTCGCATGAAAAAATAAATATAGTATAATCTCTCTTTTATTATCGGCGAACCTCATAATTTCTCTCTCAAATGAAACATCCGCAAATGATGATGGTGTGCATTCTTGCTGCAGCACTCATTGGATACATGGTATACGTCCAAGGACCCCAAATGATGGAAGCATTCAAGGGAAACAAGGGAAACAAGGGAAACAATGGCAAATGGTTGTTCAACGCATCACCCCCATGCATACCCCGTGGTCTGCTTAGCCGGTGACAATCACATTCCGCCTTCACTGGCGCGGCCGCGGACAAATACAAGGCCGCGCGTGCCAGGATGATGGAAAGCTGGAAAAAGTTATAACCACCGACCATATCTTTTTTGTCTACATCAATTCGCCGGTTTGTAAAACAGGTAGAAGAATTGGTGTTCTTTTTGTGCTTTGACAAGGTCAATTTGTCCAAGCATGTTGAATCCGACGCCCGCGGCCAGTTCAATGAACGTCTGCGGCGACGGCATTTTGAAGTTGCGCACGTTTTTGCGCACCCGGCCCGTTTTGTCGTCGGTGAATATTTCCATGTATTGAACCGCGTCGTTCGGGAAAATTTGCACGTCCGACTTGTATTCAAAGTCGTTGAACTTCGCGACGCTGTGCGCCCCCTTTTTCGTGGGGGTGGGGGTGATCGTGGTCGCGTTGTCGCCGCCCAGCATGCTCGCCGCATTGAACCGGCGCGGATCCACCAAATGCAGCACAAAGTAGCCGCCCGGTTTCAGCCACGCATACACATTAGAAAACAGCTGCTCCGTATTGGGAATGTAGTACACCTCAAAGTTCAGCATGGACACCAGCGTGAAGCTGTCGGGCTTGAATGCGGACACCGCCGTGGGATCGCCCTGCACGATGTTCAAATTGAGACTGGAATACGTCTTTTTGGCCTGCGCAATCATGTCGGCCGACGATTCAATGCCGGTTATATCGGTTATGCCGTGCTGAATGAAGGCGTTCATGTAGGCGCCCGTGCCGGCACCCACGTCCAGCGCAACCGTTTGGTTGGATATGTCCGGGTATTTGTTGATGATGGCGCCCACCTCGTACGCGTTGTTCACTTTTTGGTTGAACAGCTGGTCGTGCACGGCGGCATAAAAGGCGTCCTTCGCGTCGGCGTTCTTTTTCACGACGACGACGTTGCTGCTGCTGCTGCTGCTGCTGCTGCTGCTGCTCTGCACAAACGACTCCATGAACGAGCCCGAAAACGGGCGAGGTCCCTTTAGTCGCTGGAGTTTGTTGTATGCCGACAGCAGCAACACTGCGGTGATTGCGAGCAGCAACACGCGAAACCACACGTTTCGTTCAATGGAATTGCTGAACGTGTTGAATGCATTCATGAATTGGGATTGGGTTTGGGATTGCATGTGCGCGTGATACGTAATGTGTTAATACGCTAATGTTAATGTGTTAATATATGCTATATTGTTATTATTTTTTCTGAAATGAATGAGAATGAAATCAACGACATTCGCGGCGAACCCGAATTCAAGGGCATCACGTTCTCAAAATACAAGAAGCCGGACGTGCGCAAAGAATTGCTGAACTGCCTAAAAAATGGGAAAATAGAGCCCGCCTGCTATTGGACCGCCGAACTGGTGTGCGCCGGGCACTATCAAGAGCTGTGGGACATCATCATCGCGTTTGTCAGCAAGCACATCCATTTAGCAAACCCGAAGCTGTGCCTGTATTTGGAAATGCGGTACGACGCGTTCAAGGGCATCGTTGCCAACGGCTACATCGGCAACGAGCTGCGCATGCGCAACAACCCCCGCATTCGTTCCCTCTTTGCCGAAGTCATGTGCGTGCTGTGCAATTCCAAAAAAAAATACAGCTTGGAGGGCATCAAAGTCAAGAAAACGGATTTTGACAGCACCGCCATGACGGACAAGCTGAAAGCGCCCAACGTGTCGTACGCCTCCGCCGCATTTTTGCCCGGCGATCCCAAAGAACTCTTCATTGCCATCAACGAATTCGCGTTCCACGTCTCTAAAGATTCCAAAAACAGTTTGCTGGCATCCTACTGGCTGGAATGGATCATGGAATTTGAACACATCTGCAAAATGAAAAAACAGAAGTGCGTGGGCGAACGCCGCAGCACCATGCCGGTGGAATCCAAATTTCAAATGGACCCCATTTGGATCGTGTGGGAGCTCATTCTGGGGCAATCCAAACAAGCGCCCGGGTTGGATCCACTCATCCCCAAAATCATGCAAGGGTTGCTCAAACTGTATTGTTTGCGATACACCGACGGAGTGAAGAAGAAGCGGCGGTATTTGATTTACTTTGCCATCTGTTTGCTGACGGAACCCGTCCTGATGACGCAAGAAATTGTGGCCAACAAGGACACCATTGAAACGGTGGTGAAAAAAATAGACACGGTCTACAAACAAGTGAAAAAAAATGAAATTGCGCCCAAGACGGATTACCTGACGGGCTCTGCGGGCGGCGCAAAATCGGATTTAGACAAAACCATTGAAAAAATGGACAAGCTGAACTCAATGAACACCATCATTCGCTCGGGGAGCCCGTAGGTTCGCACGGCACCTAACGGCACGGCACCTAACGGAACGGCACCTAACGGAACCTAACCTTGGTCAGTGCCAGGGTTTAAGGGACGGCACGTCCCTTGCATGTCCCTTGTCCCTTATATTTTTATCTTCATTTAACATATATATTCAAATCAAATAGGAATTGCGACATGTCTTATCCCGCCCCCGCGCTCGCACCCGCATCCGCGCCCGGGTCATTCAATGACGCCGATTTTGGCAACGATTCCGCAATGTCCGACTCCTCGTCCCCCGCATCATTGGTGGTGCGCGGCGCATTAATTGTTCTATTGCTTGCGCTCATTGGGTTCAACGTGTTCACTTATTTAGATGACATAACCGCGTGGTTGGGCGAAACGTTTGGCGCCCCCTTTCGCTCCGTGGCTCGGGGGTTGGGTTACGCTTCGGCCGACGTGGCTCGGACAACGGTGGATGTGACCGCACAAGGAACCAAGTCCGCGGTGGACATCGCCGCGGGAGCCGCAACCAGCGGCATTGACGTGCTGCAACAAACCATTGACCAAGGGCAAGGGCAAGGGCAAGGGCAAGGGCAAGGGCAAGGGCAAGGGCAAGGGCAACCCGGCATGAGTTCCAATGCCGGATTGCAGCGGGCGCTGTCTCACGCGAAGAAAGAGCCGCCGCAACCGGATGACGCCACCAGTCGCACGCAACGCAACCAGCGCACCGGCAAATCAGGGTATTGCTACATTGGGGAGGACCGCGGGTTTAGGAGTTGCATCAAAGTGGGCGAAGAAGACACCTGCATGTCGGGCGACATTTTTCCGACGCACGCCATTTGTGTTAACCCGCGATTGAGAAAATGACGCAAAATACCATAACTCCGTAAATATACATTAATTTTATTTTATAAACAGGTGTTATAATCTAACCCCTAAAAAATAAATCATGGCTGAATCCGACCCCCCCATTAACATGGATGAATTCAATGCCCGTTTGAGGAGACAAATAAAACCCCCCCACATTGTATTTGACGAGGAACAATATAACCGTGATTTGAACGCCGGATTAATCGCCGCTGACCGATACATCAGTAATATGTGTATGTGTGACAAAATCACATAGACCTATTTTTTTATTTTTGAAATTTGCAATTTGCAATTGCACGTCAAATGCAGGAATCACGATGACTGCGATTGAAGTCACATGCAGCAGCATCAACAGCGGAATAAGGCGAGAGAAATTCATTGATTCAATTGTTTGGAAAGTATGTTTATGTGTTTATATATGAATACATCCTTAATAATAACTAGGAAACTGTAAAATAATAACTCCATTACCGCCTTTGATTGAAGTAGGAGGAAAAATACCGCCATAATAGTTTGAGCCAGCTCCTCCTCCAAGACCATCTGTGCCTGGAAGATTACTCGTGCTGCCACCTCCACCCTGACCACCGGTTCCTCCGTAATTTCCGCCATAACCAACTCCAGCACCACCACCTCCATAGTAGCTGAGTGTTCCCGTAATTGCGGATTGTGCTCCATCACCTCCATTGTTTGAACTTCCTGAGGCACCAGCACCACCGCCACCACCAGATCCCATATTATATGCGCCGCCATTATACCCCTGGACAGGGGGGCCAGGGGTTCCACTGCCGGCAATTCCCGTCTGAGACTGACTGATAAATCCTGCACCTCCTCCCGAACCACCATTTTGTCCATTAATACTTGACTGATTTCCACTTCCCCCTCCTCCTCCGATGGCTGTGGCTATACCACCATTATTCCAATTTAAAATGCTATCTTCTCCATTCAGGGTTTGTCCACCCTTGCCCACGGTGATGTTATACTGCGTTCCACTAACCATTGATGCACCACTTGTAATTGATGCACCACTTGTAATTGATAACACGCCTCCTCCTCCACCTCCACCGCCTATCCACCTGATAGACCCCTCTTCAGGATCCTCGCTTTGGGTCTGTGATGCCCCTCCGCCAGCAACAACCAAAGCCGATAATGGAATGGGTGAAGAATGAGATGATGATATTTTGTATGCAGAAGAAGTTAAATTATTAGGATTAGTAATGATCCAACATGTGTATCCAGTTGGCGTTATATTTTGAGAAGGGGATTTATTTGCATACAAATAAATGCGTTGGCCTGTAGCATTAATCACCTCAAGAATTACTTCTACGGACGCAGGCGTTGGGGGTGGCGTTGGCGTTGGTGTTGGTGTTGGTGTTGGTGTTGGTGTTGGTGTTGGTGTTGGCGTTGGCGTTGGTGTTGGTGTTGGTGTTGGTGTTGGTGTTGGTGTTGGTGTTGGCGTTGGCGTTGGCGGTAACACGAGACCATCCAAATTATAAATGCCGGTTCCTCCCGATGCAGGCGTCACTTGCATTTTGTAATTATACAGCGGCACGCGTTTGTCCATGCACAACGGAATCACCGGGCCTGGAACATCGCTGTCGCTCGTCAGAGAGCAACGAACCGTGGATCCGTTGCACTGCAACGACACGGTGACTCCCGCGGCTTGAATCTCGGGCAGGTTGTCCACGTTCGGGTTCGTGTAGGTTTGCGTTTGCGTGGCCCACGACTTCTTCCGGGTCAGCGCGTTGCGCGACGCCATGGAGTATTGTTGTGCCCGGGACAGTTGCGCGCTGTTGCCCTTGTATTTCAGAATTTCGGCCTTGCGCCGCTGATCCAAGTCATACGTGCTATACTCCGCGCCAACGCAGTTGTTGCCTCCAGCGCGGGTCCATAACCGCGCCGGCACAGGAACATAGCCCACCCCTCCGCACGCGCTCGTGCTTTGATTTCCGATCTGGGACATAACCTTTATATGCCAATTTATTTTATTTGATGATGTAGATGCGGGGGCCGTGCTCCGTCATCATGCCGTCATTTGTCCGAGTCACGCCGTGGCACCCCCCCAAATAGTCCCGTTTTTCAACAAGTAGGATGCGATTGGCCGAGGACAAGGACAGGAGCTGAGCCAGTGCCAGCCCGGTCGGGCCTCCGCCCACAATGACGTAGTCGTAATCGCCCATAGGTCGTTTAATTATTATAATTGCGCTACATTTAATTATAACAATTGGTTCGTGGTTCGTGGTTCGTGGTTCGTGGTTCGTGGTTCGTGGTTCGTTCATGCTAAACGGTGGTGTTCCATTGCGAAAAGAACCACCGTGTGGACAGGTAGTCGGTGGTGCTGGGTGCGCTGCCGGACGAGCCCAGCACCGTCAAATTGGGGCCGCTGCTCGCAATGCTTTGGATGGCGCGCGTGCCGAGGGCGGTGTTGTAATAGCGCAGCGACGACAGGTTGCCGTTGAACCCGCCGTTGATTGCGACATTCACGTTGCCATAATTCTGAAAGGGAACGGAATCCAGCGGCAGGCGGCGCGCCAAGTCCCCGTTGATAAACGCGTCCAGCACCGTGTTTTCAACCCGAATGATGACGTTGAACCATTTGTTGATGGGGATGTTGTCCACGTCAACCGACGTGTCTTTTTTGGCAAACGTGCTCATGACCACCGTCAAGCCCGAATAATCGGGTTTCAAATAAAGGCCGGGGCCGTTGTTGGGCGACATGATTCCGGCGGTGGTTGTATTGGTTGCATCGGCGCTGCCCTTGTTGAACACGTGCCGCATTGCGGTGGTGGTGGTGTCCAGTTCCTTTTGTTTAATGAAGAGCCAAACCGACCACGTGAACCCGATGCCGACGTCGTCGTTCACCGAACGAATGATGGGCACGGCATTTGATTCGTTGGGATCTTGCGGGATAATCAAGTTTCCAATGTTGCCGTCTATGACGCCGTCCACCAAGAACGGACTGGAATTCGGAGCAAACAAATACCCGATGACCGTGATGCAAGCCCGCAGCACGTACACAAACGCAATGACCACCAGAATCAAGAACGCCGCCTTTGCAACATAGCTGTTGGAATCCAAAAAGGATTTGGATCCCCCGATGTCGGGTGCCTTGAAATCGGTTAAGGCCGGCGCTCCCATGCCCGCACCCGCACCCGCACCCGCACCCATGCCCATGCCCGCTCCCATACCCGCACCCGCACCCGCACCCGCACCCGCACCAAACCCAGGGACGTTCATTTTTTGCTAAATGTAAATGTAAATGTAATGTAAATGTGTAAATATTATTATATGCCTTATTAACCTATGATAATAATTTAATTTTGGTGGGACACATGCGATCATAATGAAAATTGCCCCACGGTTTGGTTGTTATTCGTGAGACTGAAGTTCAATTTGTATGAATGGAGAAAATCAAACATACCCGCGCCGCTGTATCCGTCGCTGTAAATGGACCATGCCTCTTCCGGCGTGAAATAATCCGCCTTGAAAACCACGTTGGAAATGTAGCCCTGCAAGTCGCCGTCCTGAGGGTTAAAGGGAGAGAGTGTGTAACCGCCGCCAATGTACACCTGTTCGCTAGACTTCAATGCGGGTGGCATGGTTTTCATTATACAGGTTCGCACCAATTTGCCGTCTAAATACAGATCCACCGTGTTGCCGTACACGCTCATGGTCAGGTTGATCCATTTTTGAAGCTGCACGTTGCGAATCGTGCAAGGAGCATTGCCCCCGACAACCACGTTCAAATTGTTTTGGTCGTTGTCTAAATACATTGAGAACGAGCACGACGGGCTGGCGGCGTCGCATCTTGTGATGACATTCTTATTGACCACGGCGGTGGATGCGTCGCTGCTGACCCAAGCGTCAATGTAAAGCCACACCGAGTAGCCGTAATTGTTTGAATTGCTTGCCGAATTTGCCGAATCGGCATTCACCGTCACCGTCTTGGACGCATCCGAAAACCCGGAAACGGTTGCGGTCGTCTTTGTCATTAATTTGTAGACCGTGTAGATGAGCACAATGATGAGCACAAACACGAAAATGGTTAAAAGATTCATTCTTAGGTGATTATGTCTATATTATTACAAACATAATATTTTTTTAATTTACGCAAATCGCACGCCGCTTCAAAATGTGTCTACGAAAACATTGGCCACCGTTTTCAAAACGTAGGGCACCATTCCTCCGTCCGTGCTAAACAGCGCGCCCAACAATGCGCCGATTAACCCAAACACGACGGGACCCATGAGCAATCCCTTGATCTGTTCTGTCTTCCCCGAATTGAACAGCCCGCCAAATAATATGCCGAATACCGCCCCGATAATGCCGCCCCATAACAACCCGCTTGCGCTGTACGTCGGCGTCGCGGCGGGGAGTGGCAAATCATTTGTAACCGAAGCGGCCGCCAAATCGCTTTCGGTGCGGCCTTGATTGAGCGGATCCATGTTCACGCCCACCACGGGCGGGTTCAGCACCTTGTTGGTTTTATACAACCACGCAATTTCGGGTTTGGTGAATGGCGCCGTGTTCAGCACAACGTTGCACATCTCTCCGTGAACGCCGTCGGCTTGTCCCACCGTGACATTCTGCACCGTGTGCGGCACGCCGTCGTTCGCCGTCGGCACGTGAACGCCGGTGTAAATCAATTTGTTGTTGACAAATATGTCGACCGCGCCGTTGTCCGAGTTGATGACCACGTTGTTCCACGTCTGCAACGGAATGTCCGACACTTCCAACGGCGCGCTGTCCTTGTCCGACGACACAATGGGGAGTCCGTACAGGCCGAACTGCATGGCGTTGTTTTTCGGGCTGTACTGGATGGACGGACCCGACGACCCCAGCTGCAGCAGGTTGATGTACTTGTCCGAATAATTGGCATTCGTGGTCGGCGGCTGCGGATGAATGTAGAACCAGGCGGACACGCCGTAGCTGTAATTTTTCAACTGCACCGTGGTTGGAATCGCGCCGCCGCCGCCGCCGCCGCTTGTGGCGGGAATAACCCCGTGCGCATTCACAAATTGAATGTCGTAGGTTTGTATGGGAATGGATGCGGCCATGGAAACGGGAGCCGACAAAATTTGCACGCCCGTGTGATTGATCGCCTTTGCCACCGCGGCTGGCAGAAAGTACCCCGCCAAAATGAACGCGGCTTCCATCGCCAGTATAATCAACCACGTGCGCGTGGTCAACCCGTACTGCTCCTTCAGCATGTCCACGAAATCCAGCATCAAGCACGGCAGATAAAACAGCAGGTTGCCGAGCAGTTTCAGCACGTTGATGACCCAATTGGAATCGGGGCTGACTTGAAACACGGAGCCGCCCATTTTGCCGGAACCCATGGTGCGTCCCACGCCGATCACGACCGCAATGCCCGCAATGTAGATCAATGCCGTTATGACGAATTGCACAACGCCCACGATGGTGGACAACTTGCTGTGGGAATTTAGAAAATACATGAGGAGCCCCACAATGCACACCGCAATTGCAAGCACCAACCCGGTTTTGCCGATGAACTGGCCGTACGACACGGTGCCTTGCACCAGTTCCGCGGTGGATGCAGTTGCAGAGTACATCGCGAACACGATGAGGGACGCGACGAACAGCGTGAACAGGGTTATCACCGTGCCGCGCTGGCCTTCTATAAATGCCGTCGGGTCAAACGATGACCGGTACAACAATAAAATCAACGCGGCTAATGCCACGACCGCAAATGCGGCGCCCACCGGATGATTTACAAACAATGAAGCCGTCCAATAAACAGGGAACAGCACCAGTTTTAACAACTGCATAATCTTGTCGGACCACGGCATGCTGGGCGCGCCATTTGCCCAATTGTAAATCTGCTGCATGATCCAATTCGCCACATTGACCCCCGAGCTTAAAATCAGCGCCCAAAACAATGCGTTCACGTACGGGGTGTTCTTGGCGCTGGTGCCGGTGTCGGCGCTGTTGCTGTTGTCGGTGCTGTTGCTGTTGTCGGTGCTGTTGCTGTTGTCAGAGAAGATTCCGGTAAAATCAAAACAGGATGCAACCCCGGTTCCAACGCACGGAATCAATCGGTTCTTGAATTTGTAGACGACGATTATTAAATACGCCACGTAAGCCAACAACGCAAGTATCATGCCCTGTTTTGCAACGACCATGAGGTCCGCGTTCACCACGTATGTAAAATAGGGCGCACTGCTCAACAGGTCTGAAAGTATAGTTTTTGCCGCGACCGGAACAGACGGCAGGACAACTAGAGGAATCGCCGCCATGCTTTTGTATAAATTGTATTCATTGTAACCCAGAATCAAAATCATGGCGGACAATGATACGCCCGCCACAACTTGAAACCAAACACTGGCACTCGTCTTTATAAAATAATACATCATGCCGACAGGAAACCAGAAGTCAAGAACGATTTTTGATATTGTTTTAAACGGGATGTCCGCCCCCCTGACCGCCGCAATAATCACCCAAAGTAGCATCAATGCAATCAACCCTATATTTGACCAAAAAAATACTTTGCTGTCGGCGGTGGATGCAGTCAGGCTGTAATCGGATTGCGTGGATCCGAACGACGCAAACACAAGCCCGATCAATAACCCGAACGGTATCAGTCCTATTGCCGCTTTGGCAATGTTCGTTACCGCACTGTATTGTCCGATTGACAACAATTTTGCCAAAATGCCGTATGCCAGAATGCAACCCAATAACAGGGTCACCTGACTGGCGCTGGTTGCAAAAAAGTGAGCACACGCAATTGCCACGATTGCAAGCAGCCACAAACAATATCCAATTCTTGTCCACCACTGGGTTGGGGCAACCGGACCTGATTGCGTTGATTGCATTGCGTTGATTGCGTTGATTGCGTTGATTGCGTTTATTGCGTTGATTGCGTTGATTGCTAATTATACATTGCATATATTTAAAATGTATGCAAATGCATGCAAATGATCCCCTAAAACGTTTCCATTGCGGTTTTTTTACCGTGGCAGTCGCGGCACAGCGCAACCAGGTTGTCCACGTTGTTGGATCCGCCGTGTTCCAGCCGCACGATGTGATCCACTTCGTACCACGCCGGCAGCTGGCGGTCGCAGTGGCCGCACTTCCACGACTGCTGCGCCGCCACGAACTTCTTTTTGGTTTCGCTCACGCTGCGCTTGGTGGCGTTGTTGCGCCCGGACGCCATGATGCGCGCCTCCATTTGCGCCTCTTTGGGTCCGTGCCGTGCTACATTTGCATTTGCATTTGCGGTCCCACCCTCTTGGAACAGCGATTTATTGTTCGCGAAATCCAAAAAGGGCGACAGCATGTCGGCCGACGAGCGGCTGATTGGCATGTATCGGATGATGTCATTGGCGTGCGACATCATGGACTGCGACTGACCGGGGTTCTTTTTCAGGAAGATGTAGAGAGATAATCCCACAAATGCAAAGGTGGACATCTTAATTTCCTTTTGCCACGAATGAAACACCTTCAAGTATTTGCCGTCATAGTACGTGTTGAACACGAGAAATGCGGTGATTCCGAATACGAACAACTCCAGTTTCATGCGTTTTATTATACTGCCCTTGTTAGTATTGTTATTATTATACTGTCATATTTATTTTAATCGGATTGTGCGGATTGTGCGGATTGTGCGGATACGGTGTCGCAATCCGTTTAACGGTGTTGCGATGAAGTTTCTGGTTCGGGTTCAAATTGAACCGAACCGTTCTTTTTTGGGGGTGAACCCGAATTGCGTCGCTAATTTGTCGCAGTTGCTGCACAATGTGCGCAACATTCATGCGCTCGTGCCCGTTTGCGAAGACGACGGTGCGAAACAGGGTGCGATACCGGTGCAGCATGTCGGCATGCGCCGCATCGGACATCGCGAAACTTTTGCGCGGCATCATGAACAAGCTGTAGAACGCGGAAAGCAGCCCCCACACGTCCGTGTTGTAGCGATACACGGTGCTGAAATACTCCCTCCACCGAAACTTCTGACCCGTGAAATGGTGCAATATTTCGGCGTTGTAAGTGGCAACCGCGTCCAGCAGCATTTCGTCGTTGGATCCAAACATGGACTTGAAAATGTATTGAAAGTATTTGTACCCGGTGTCGTCGTACGCGGCAATGTATTCCTTGTAAACCGCGCGCGTGAAGTGTTTCAATTGTTCCACCGTTGGGCTGGATGCGGATGCGGTTGCGGATTTCAAAACAACGGAGTCATACAATTCGCACGTTTTAGGGGAAATGACCATGGTTGAAAAGGGGCGATTGTATGTCACGGGGTTGTTGATAAAATGGCGCACGGGAATGACTTGTTGGGGCGTGGTGATGCCGGCCAGCCCCCAGTCAATGATGCGGGCATTGCCGGTGCGGTCAATCATGACGTTCTCGGATTTGAGGTCGTTGTGAATGACGCCGAGCCGGTTCATGGGACCCACCGCGCGAATCATCAGGGTTGAAATGTGGTCGTTCAACTGACGAATGCGGTCCGGGTTGAGGGGGGTTTGCCCCATCCATTGTTTCAAATCAACCCCCAAATCGGGCATGTTGATCATGCGCAACTTGCCTAAATTGGCATTGACATTGGCCGCCGAGATGTTGACCCGTTCCAAGTTGACGCACACGTCGTCAAAATTGACCAAGTCGGATGGTTCCAGCGCGTCGGGCTCGCACAGGTGGGTTTGCATGCTGAAGTAGCGTTCGTGATTTTTTATTTTCCCAATGTAGTGTTTTATTTGGGTGTATTCTCTCATTTCGGCTTCGGCGCTTTCCCGTTCTTCCAACTTGCTAATGTTGCCGTCATTGACGTCGCGCCGGCCGTCCTTGCATTTGAGGGCGGGTTTAAACACGCACCCCTGGGCTCCCGCAAATATGGGGACGCCGCCCTTGCGGCGACGACGACGACGACGCGTAAGGTTGAAGCCCTTTTTTAAACCTTTATGGAACCATTGGGTCATCACTATATCACTATATACTAATAAATATTTTTATTGGTTCAAAATTGTTTCATCATGCGTAATACGCGTAATACATGGAGGTTGCGGCGGTTGCGGCGACCAGAGCGTATATTAATTTGCGACGGTATTTGAACTCTTCGCGCAGGCGCACCTCTTTGGGCTTGTAGTTGGAATAGTATGCGTTTATGGCATCCTGCAGCGACACTTCGTCGCGATTCAAACGCAGGTTGATTTGGTTGTGCAGAAAATGCACCCATTTGATGAACGATTCGCGTTTGTCCAAATAGGGGGACACGGGATACTTGTCCAACAGTTCGCTAAACGCGTTGCCCATTTGATGGTTGGGTAAAAACAGCGGCAAGTTTTGAATGAAGTCGTAGTATTTTTTGATGGTGACGTCGTTCGGTCGCTCGGGGTACGTGACCGCCATGCTGAACAGCACGAACCAATAATGCGGCCCCCATACGGCGGCGTCCAGCGCAGTGGTTGCGTCCCCATTTTTGTAAACCAAATTAGAATGCATGCGCGCGATATGTGATAATATGTTGTTGTTGTTGTTGTTGTTGTTGTTGTTGTTGTTGTTGTTGTTGTTGTTGTTGTTGTTGTTGTTGTTGTTGTTGTTGTTGTTGTTGTTGTTGCCCCCCCACCTCTCTTATTTTTTAAAATTAAACAATATAAAAAGAAGTGCGATTTAACACATAACAGACATAAATCACAATCACACAAACATGTATAATGCACTAAAGGAAGACGACGCAAGCGAGGACAGCAGCAGCAGCGATGAAAAAGAAAAAGAAAAAAACGACGCGATGAAACCCGCCACGTTCCATCCATCGTTCATAAAAAAAAACATATTTTGCAACAATTGTGGAAAGAACGGGCATCCCATGCACACGTGCAAACATCCAATCATTAGCAACGGCGTCATTGTGTTCAAACGCGACGGCAACGAAGGCGCGGCGGCGTCCTACTTGATGATCCGGCGAAAAGACACGCTCGGATTTGTGGAATTCATTCGCGGCAAGTATCCGATTTACAATCAAATGTACGTGCAACGGTTGATTGACGAGATGACGGTGGATGAAAAGCACCGGTTGCAAACGCAAACATTTAGCGAGTTGTGGAAAAACGTGTGGGGGGATTATTTAAATTCCAAATATCAAAACGAAGAAGCGGTGTCGTCGGATCGGTTCAACTTGTTGAAAACGGGCGCAAGGGTAAACCACCGCAGCGGCGGTTACACGCTGAATTCGTTGATTGCTAAATCCAGCACCCACTGGACCGAACCCGAATGGGGGTTTCCAAAGGGGCGTCGCAATTATCAGGAAAAGGACAATGACTGCGCCCTTCGGGAATTTTCGGAAGAGACGGGATACGACGAAACCCGGTTAATCGTCATGCAAAACATCGTTCCCTACGAAGAAATATTCATGGGTTCCAACATGAAAACGTACAAGCACCGATATTACGTTGCGCGCATGCCGTTGCCCGATCATTTTCCGTCGGAATCCCCTCCAAACTTTCAAAAAACGGAAGTCAGCAAACTGGCCTGGTTTTCATACGATCAATGCATCCAACACATTCGCCCTTACAATTTAGAAAAACTGAATATTTTGCGCAATTTAAACAGTGCTCTGATGGAACACGCGATAGTTGGCTGAGTTGGCTGAGTTGTGGCCCAATTATTTGGTTCGGTTCCATCAAAATATAATCATTGCATATTATAGCCAAAGCCACCAGCGCCAATAATGTCACAGCCACCAGCGCCAATAATGTCACAGCCACCAGCGCCGAAAAAACCGACGCATCCATTGTTGCGCGACGCGAACCCGGGCGCAAATCCGAATGCAGCATTGATGTCCAACGAATTGCGTGAATGGAACCATGAAAGGGGGGGTGTAGAGGGAGAGGAAGACCTGCAGTTTTTGTATCCGTCGTTGAATGATCCCCAATTCGCTCGGAACATTGCGCAACGAAGAGAATTCCACGAAACCAAGCACGACGTGATCATTCCCGCGTCTCAAGAGCAGATGGAGCGGGAAGCCGCCAAGCTGTGCGGGGCCGCGTTTGAGCTGGCACCGCACCAGCTCTTTGTGCGCAATTTTTTATCCGTGATGACCCCTTACAACAGCATGCTGCTGTATCACGGGCTCGGAACCGGCAAAACGTGCTCGGCCATCAGCGTGGCCGAAGAGATGCGCGACTACATGCACCAAGTGGGCGCGGTCAAGAAAATGCTGGTGGTTGCGTCCGTCAACGTGCAGGACAATTTTCGCAAGCAGCTGTTTGATTTCAACAAGCTGAAGTTTGACCGGGTTGCGCGCCAGTTCGTGATCCGCGGCTGCACGGGAACCAAGCTGTTGAAGGAGGTGGGCGCCAATGCGGAACTGACGGATTTGACGGAGCAAAACGTGGAGCGCGTGCGCGCCGGCATCGTGCAGCGCATCACGCGGCTCATCAACGCCAACTACGAATTCATGGGCTACATTGAGCTGGCCAATTTGGTGCGACGGCTCACGGGCGGCGGCACCAAACAGGACGCCGTTCGCGCCATCAAGCACGAGTTCAACCATCGGTTGCTCATTGTGGACGAGATTCACAACGTGCGCAGCGACGAGGAATCCAAGGAAGCCGGCGAATCCAGCGAATCCAAAAAAGGAACCAGCGTGTCCGAAGAATTGTACACGCTGGTGCGGTATGCCGACAATTTGCGGCTGCTGCTGTTGTCGGGCACGCCCATGTACAACGACCCGCGCGAAATCGTGTGGTTGCTGAATTTGATGAACGTGAACGACCGCCGCGCCACCATTTCGGTCGGCGACGTGTTTGACCGGGACGGCAATTTACTGCAGATAAACAAGCGCGCCGTGGGCGCCGAGCTGCTGCGCATCAAATCCACGGGCTACGTGTCGGTGGTCAAGGGCGAAAACCCGTACATTTTCCCGTATAGAATGCACCCGCGCGAGTTTGCCCCCGCGCACTCGTACGCGCTGAACCGCGATCGGCACCCCACCCAGCAGTTGAACGGCACCCCGATTTTAACCCCGTTGCAGCACTTGGACGTGTATTTGACCCCGGCCGGGCCGTATCAAGAAGCGGTGTACAGCTACATCGTTGACCGAAAGCGGCTGGAAATGTCGGCCGACGCCACGTCGTTCGGCTCGTTTTTATTGAAGCAGCCCATAGAAGCGCTCAACATGGTGTATCCCAGCACGGAGTTTGACAAAATGGTGTCGCGGCGACCTCAGTCAGCGACCGCGGTGTCGGCGGCCGACGTCGCCCTTCTGAAGCACATGGACGTAAAAGGGCTGCTGGGAGACGCGGGTCTCCGCCGGGTCATGAAGCACGACGTGTCGGATGACGGCGCGCGCATTTCCAATTTTGAATACAAGCCCAGCACGATGACAAACCACGGGCGCATTTTTTCGCCCGCCGAAATCGGCAAATACAGCAGCAAAATTGCCAGCATCTGCGCACAAATTGAAAAAGCCACCGGAATTGTGCTGATTTACAGCGAATACCTTGGCGGCGGCGCGGTGCCGATTGCGCTGGCGCTTGAAGAAATGGGATTCACGCGGTACGACAAGGACGCGGGGTCGCTGTTTAAAGTCGCGCCCGTGCCGCAGCGCTTCGTCCAACACCAGGCAAGGCGGTTCGCCGCAAAATACGCCATGTTCACCGGCGACAAGCAGCTGTCGCCCGACAACCGCGCCGAGCTGGAAGCGCTCACCACCGAAAACGAGCACGGCCAGCGCATCAAGGTCGTCATCATTTCCAAGGCGGGCAGCGAGGGCATTGATTTCAAGAACGTGCGCCAAGTGCACATCATGGAGCCGTGGTACAACATGAACCGCATTGAACAAATCATCGGCCGCGCCGTCCGCAACTGCAGTCACGCCGACCTCCCGTTTGCGGAGCGCAATGTGCAGCTGTTTTTGTACGGCACGCTGCTGCCGGCCGATCCCGCCGCAGAGGCCGCCGATATCTACGTCTACCGTCTGGCCGAAACGAAGGCCGCGCAAATCGGGCAAGTGAGCCGCATTCTGAAAGAAAATGCGGTGGACTGCTTGCTCAACATTGACCAAACCAAATTCAGCCAGGAAGTCATTCGGCGTCACAACGGCGGCAAAGATGTCACGGTGCGCCAAGTGCTGGCCGACGGAACGGCGCTGGATCGGTATGAAATCGGTGACCGCCCGTTCTCGTTCGTGTGCGACTATCAAGCCAGCTGCGAATACCGGTGCGCGGTCGGATCCGGCGACAAAATCAAGGTCAACGACGACACGTATTCGGAACCGTTCATCGTGGTGAACGCCGACCGAATCATGCTGCGCATTCGGGACTTGTTCAAGGAGCAGCATTTTTACGCGCGGCGAACGCTATTCGCGCATTTGACGGGGCACCCGGCACAACAAGTGGACGTTGCCCTGACCCGCATGCTCGCGGGCGATGGGGGGCAGCTGGTGGACAAGTACGGGCGCGCCGGGCGCCTCGTCAACGCCGGCGACTATTACTTGTTTCAGCCGTCCGAACTGACGGACCCGCGCATCGGCACGCATGACCGCAGCGCGCCGTTGCAGTTCAAGCGAGACCACATTGCGTTCCCGCTGAACGACGGCACGCTGGAACGCTTGGCCGAAAAGCACGGGTTCTCGCGGCCCAAACTGAATCCAAGGGCGATGGAACCCGCAACAACCGTGCCCGCGCAGGTGCAGGAGATGAAGAAGGCGTACCAAACAATAAATGCGGCGACCGACAAGCCGAATGCGGCGACCGACAAAAACACCAAAGCATGGAACGATCTGTGCCGAGACGTGATTCGGGAATTGAACGACACTGCCAGCATTGACGCGGTTATATTAAAGCGATGCGTCGTGGAGCACTTTGTGGAAGAGGTGCTGGTGTCGTCGCCGGACGACGGAGTGCAGTATTTGAACGCGCTGTATGCCGCGGATGCACCCGGCGACGACGACGAATTTGACCGGTTTGCGCATGCATATTTTGACAACCAGATACTGAAAAACCCGAAATACGCGGGAGAGGAAGGCATCCTAATGATGAATGCGCAGGCAAAAACCGGCATGCAACTGGTTGTGCGCAAAAACGCGGGGTCCGCGTGGGCTCCTGCCAAATCTAGCGAGGAGTGGCGTCCGTATTTGGAGGCAATCGCCGCCATGATGCCGCGCGAATCAAACCTGTCACCCATTATCGGGTTCGTTGCGGAGTTTAAGGAAAAAAGCGGAGGGAGATACGCCGTGTTTAAAATCAAATACGTGCAAGAAAAGGGGGTCGGCGCGCGGTGCGACCAAATCTCGTCCAAACAGCGCCGTCTCACCATTGTGAATCAAATCATGCACGGCTTGAATCCGAGCGATGCTGCGTCCGCTTCCACGTACACCATGGAAAGCACGAAGGACCAAAACACCGCGCGGTTCTGCGTTTTGCCGGAGCTGCTGCTGCGCAGCTACAACCTGTTGCGGAAGGACGGAAAGCACTGGTTTTTGACGCCGGTGCAAGCGCTGCGCCAATCCAAATCATGAATTTCGTTCATTGTTTTGTTGGTTTGTTTGGCGAATTAAATAATAAAACTAATGTGCGCATATAATAACTATAAAATTCATATCCCCATGCATTATCAGCAGCGCCATCAAGAGCAGCGCCATCAAGAGCAGCGCCATCAAGAGCCGCGCCATCAAGAGCCGCGCCAAGACCTTTACGTTCCGACAATGGTGTCAAATAAGGTCGTGCTGCCGTTCGTCGCAATTGGTCGCAACATCCGCGACGTTCTGGAACGGCATTTAGCGCACGCCCACGAGGGCAAGTGCAACGCCGAGGGGTATGTGCGTCCCCGATCCACCCAGCTGCTGGCGCATTCTTCCGGCGGGCTGTCCGACAATGGCGCGGTCGCATTTGAAGTCATGTACGAGTATCAGGCCTGCAACCCGGTGGAGGGCATGCTCATTAATTGTGTGGTGCAAACCGTGACCCAAGCCGGACTGCAAGCGCACATTGTGCCCGAGCCCAGCCCCGTGACCGTGTTTGTGTCCCGCGACCATCACTATTCCAACCCGCGGTTCCCCAAAATAAAAGCGGGGGACGAAATCATGGTGCGCGTCATCGGTCAGCACTTTGAGCTGAACGACCCCACCGTTTCGGTCATCGGGGAACTGGCTCAATAATGCGTCCATTAATGGTAATGTTAATGTTAATGTTAATGTTAATTCAAAAAATTGAATTAAAATTAGAGTGAAATCAAGGATGTAGTTAAGAGAAACGAACGAAATGACTCCAGCCCATGAATCCGCCCTTTATTATACCACCTGCATTCGTCGCAAATTGTGCATTCCATTCTCGGACATACCCAATTTCAGCCGGGTAGAGGATCATTTGAGGCAAACGGTGTCCAGTGAAATGGACGGCCGGTGCATTGCCGAAGGGTTTATTAAACCCGGGTCTTGCATTTTGCGATCGCATTCCGCGGGCACCTTTTCGGCCGGAAACATTCGGTTTGATCTGGAGATTGACTGCATGCTGTGTTGCCCGAAAGAGGGCGCCGTCATGAATTGCGTTGCAAAAACAGTGACACAGGCGGGCATCCGGGCGAATGCCTCTGTCAGGGAACACGAACCATCCCCCGTGGTCATTTACATTTCGCGCGAAATGCACGATGCCACGCGGTTGGGTGAATCAATGCAAACCCAAATGCCAATGGACGCCATTAAACCAGGGGACGCCATGCAGATTCGCGTGGTTGGCAGACGGTTTGAACTGAACGACAAGCAAGTGTCAATTATTGGCGAATGGATCCCCGGCGTTATGATTTGAAAAATTGTTTTGTGAGCTCCGTTTTTTGATTTTCCACTTCGTTCAATTGGGTCTCTTGTTCGTCAACGTAGCCCAAATAATCGGTGATGTTGGAAATGACGACCGCATCCACGTTCGTCAAATTGACAAACGACCCGTTTTTGTTTTCGGTCATCCCCACCTTGCACTGTGTCATGATTTTTAAAATTTGAATTTGATGGTGCTGATTCAGCGCCTCGATTCGGTCCTTCAACTGCTTTAAATCGGCGGATTGCATATTCGTTTGATAATCATCCACATGAATGTAATTCTAATATGTTATTTTTTTATTTATATTAAGACAAGCAGCGTTTCAAACACTCGGACAAATGTTTGTGTAAATGCATGCCCTCCTTCCTCCAATTTCCGCCGGCCCTATAATGCAAAAACACGTCGTCGTATATTTCACAAAAAAATTTACCGTTTGAGTTTCTCACATCATTTTTTAAAAACTCAACCAATTTGGCATTGCCCTTCAAATTGGTCGGCAGTTCGCGTTCGTTCCAAGACCCCGACGGGAGGTGGTTTATAAAATAAATGCCGCGCGCGTGAACTGGGTTAGCATTATCCGCGCTTGGCACAGGGTCGGCGGTTCCCAACTGGAGCTTCAACCAGTATTTGGTGCAGCCGCCCGTGTCAAATCCCGGGCATGGGCTCCAATTTATCAATTCAAACCGCTTCATTTTTGCCATGTCCATGTAACACAGCCCCGGCCACATGTACCCTTCATTGTTTTTTCTTTGCAACACAATGGCACAATCGCATTCTGCATATTTGGTCATGTCCAAATGATCCACCAAAAACATGTCGCTGTCCAGCATTAAGTATTTATCCGGATGTTCGCGTTGATATGACAAAATGCATGCATTGAATGTGTCCGCGTGCCGGTGGGACATGTCCAACTTCGCATGATGATCATTTTGCACATTTATGCAAACCACGTTCAATTGGGCGCACACGGATTGTATTTGCAGTTTCAGCGTCACGTCGTTCCCGTTTGTGTAATCGGGAAAGGACTTGGCGTCGTTGAACACAATGAATTCGTAATCACCGCCTTTAAGGAACTTCTTAAATGCGCGATGTTGAATTTCAATGAAGGTTGGATTGTTGACCACCGACGTGATAATCTTCATTTACACCTGCAAAACATTAATTAAACAACCGAACTACGCGCGCCCCCGCTTCATACTAATCGCAACTGATTTAAACAAGCGCCAACAAACAATGCAATCCATCCAATCCCATGCAAATGCATCAGAAACAACACCCCGGCGTCAATGCTGCCCTGAACAAATTGCGAGGGGTCATGCTGTATGACACGACCGCGGTCATTCAAAAGCAGCCACAACAGCCACAACAGCCACAACAGCCACAACAGCCACAACAGCCCCAAAAGCAGGAACAACCGGACAATCGGTTTCGCCCCGCATTGAACCAGGACCCGATGTTTTGGTGCATGTACGTGATGATGCACGGCGCGTTCAAATACGAGCAACTCGCAAACCGGTTCACGGCCGAGCAGGACGGCAAGCGCGACCAAATAATTATGCTGAGAGAGAATGGCAAAACCTTGAAACAAACCACCGGAATCAAATTTTCGGCGTCCACAATTGAAGGCGACATCATGTCCCAGCGCATTTCGTTGCACGCGTTCCAAGTGCTCGTTCGCCTAAATTCGCTGAATGCGGTGTTTGTGAACCCACACAACCGCGTGTACGCCGAGTTCATCAGCGATGCGGTGTCGGATAAACCCGTCCATGTCATAGAGCGCGGCATTCAAAACCCCAAATGCATGACCATGACGCAGGCCACCGAGGCTCAGCTGACGGCAATACGGGCAACGCATTACCGCATTGAAAATCTGCAGAAACCCATCAAATCGGCGAGCGCTTACACCGTGGCAGAACTCACCGAAATGTGCCACCAGCTGAAGATCCAGCTCAAGCCCAAAATGAAAAAAACGGAACTGTACGAAGTGATCGCAAAACAACTGGTTTTATAGAATGTTATGCCCCGCGCATTCTAATTTGATAAATTTAAACTTAAACCGTAAAATTGAATTTAAATAATGTGATCTTATTATACATTAACGGATCCCGAATTGCAATGCAGACGCATCAGACGCATCAAAAGCAAGCCCCACCGCACGAGCTGTTTGATCAAATGATTGAACGGTATTTAGGGGGGGTATTGCAAACGGACGGCGGCACGCTTGAATTGGAGGTGCGATTTGGAACCCGCAATTTGAAACGCGTGGCATCCATCACCAAAATTGATTTTGACAACGTCATAAAAACCCTCCTCTCGGCCGGCTATGTCATGGAAAAAACGGACGATTACACCCTCAAAATCAATTCCGAAATTGCGGACCCGCACACCGGGAAGCCCCGAATGGCCGACATTCGCACCGAAATCCGGGGTCTGCACAACATCCAACTGTATTGCAAAACCAATTCGCTGGAAAAGGTCCTGCCGACATTTGTTCAAAAAACGGGGTTTGTCGGTCACTCGGGGGAAATGATTCCCCCCCTCAATTTTGACGACTTCAACTTCCGCCTCTCGCTCCAAAAGGAAAAACAGTTTGCGGAATCGTCGTCCACCGCAAAAACGGTGGTGGCGCCGTGGCGCAGCAGCCGAAAAACGTTCCGCTACCTGAATCGCAGCACCTTTCGCAACCCGGCATTGCCGTTCGTGGTGGACATGAGCATCGTCAAGGAATCGCGCCGCGACCACGGATCCGGCGGCCTGAGCAACATGATCCCCACCCACACGTTTGCCGAATCGCAGGTCACCGAGTCCCAGCCCAAATACGAGATTGAGATTGAAGTGCTGAACGATGCGGTCGGGCAAGGAACCGCGTTCAGCTCCGCGCGCAGGTTGGCCGATGCACTGCGCGCATGTGTAAAAACCGTCATGTCAGGACTGCAAGGCACCAACTATCCGGTGGGTGCAGACGAACTGACGCTCATCGCGCATGAATACATGCGTTTATTGTATCCTGAAAAATTTGCGGTTGTTCCCCCCTATATCAGAGAAAAGGACAAGGAAACAAAAGAGCCCGCGAACATGACCATGCTACCCAAGCATTTCGCTGGGCCGTCGTCTTACACGCTTCAAGTGCAAAACATTGTGCCCGTGAATGAAAATTGCACCGTGCCCAACGTGCGAAACAATTACACAGTCACCGACAAGGCCGACGGCGCGCGCAAGCTGCTTTACATTTGTCCTTCTGGACGCATTTACTTCATTGACACCAACATGCGCATGCAATTCACCGGCGCCAAATCCGACAATAACAAATTGTTCTACACGCTTTTGGACGGCGAACACATCTTGCACGACAAGACCGGGCGCTTCATCAACCTGTTTGCCGCGTTTGACGTTTACTACATTGCCGGCAAGGACGTGCGCGCGATGCATTTCGTGCCGCCGTCGGCCGAAGCGTCTGCCAGCAAGTTCCGCCTGCCGCTCTTGGTTGAGCTGATAAATGCACTGAATCCGCAATCGGTTGTGCGCGGGGCAGCCGCGTGCCCGGTTCGCATTGAGTGCAAGAAATTCAAATACACGGGGCAGGACCAAAGCATTTTCCAGTGCTGCGCCGCGCTCATGTCGCAGATTGACTCCGGCGCGTACGAATACACCACGGACGGCATCATTTTCACGCCAGCCGATGCCCCCGTCGGCGGCGACGTGGGTGGCGACGCGGCCGGTCCCAAAACCAAAATCACGTGGCCGCTGTCGTTCAAATGGAAGCCCGCGGAAGCCAACACCATTGACTTTCTGGCCACGATGGTAAAAGACCCCAACGGCCAGCCGAAAGTGACGAGCATTTTCACGGACGGCATCAACGTCGCCAAACTGGATCAAATCGTGCAGTACAAGACGCTCACGCTGCGGGTCGGGTTTGACGAAAAAAAGCACGGCTATTTGAACCCGTGCGAGGACGTGATCCAAGGCAAGCTGCCGTCCCGCGGCCGAGGCGCAAGCGCCAGCGAAGATTCTTACAAGCCGGTGCCGTTTTATCCGACGAACCCGTACGATCCGACCGCGCACGTGTGCAACGTGATCCTTCGCGCGGATGCGGCGGGAAATCGCAGCATGCTGCTCACTGCCGAAAACGAGGTGATTGAAGACGGCACCATCATTGAGTGCGCGTACAATGTCGGCGCGGCCGATCCGCTCTTTCGCTGGGTTCCGCTCCGCGTGCGCACCGACAAAACGGCGGAGTATCGCGGCGGCCAGAAGAATTACGGCAACGCTTACCACGTGGCCAATTCCAACTGGCACACCATTCACAACCCGATCACGCATACGATGCTGACAACCGGAAAAGACATCCCCGACGAGATGGCCGACGACGACGTGTATTACAACCGCATCGCAGCGTCCGGCGACACCACCACGCGCGGGCTGCGCGATTTCCACAACTTGGTTGTCAAGCGCGCGTTGATCGGCGGCGTCAGTCGGCGCGGCAACACGCTCATTGATTTTGCGGTGGGCAAGGGCGGCGATCTTCCGAAATGGATCCACGCCCACCTGTCGTTCGTGTTCGGCGTGGACATTTCAAAGGACAACATTCAGAACCAGCTGGACGGCGCGTGCGCGCGCTACTTGGACTACTGCAAGCGGTTCAGCATCATGCCCGGCGCGCTGTTTGTCCAAGGCAACAGCGCGCTGAACATCAAGAGCGGCGCCGGCATCAGCGGCGAAAAATACAAGCAAATTGTGCGCGCCGTGTTCGGGGACGGCCCAAAAGACAAGGCGCTCCTGGGCGATGGCGTCTATCGCGAATACGGCAAAGCGGAAAACGGGTTCAACGTGTCGTCGTGCCAGTTTGCGATTCACTACATGTTTGAAACCCGCGCCAACGTGTGCAACTTTCTGCGCAACGTGTGCGAGTGCACGGAAGTGGGCGGCTACTTCATCGGCACCACGTATGACGGAGCCACCATGTTTGACGCGCTGAAGCCGTACGAAGTGGGCGACGGCATCGCCGTGATGCACAAGGGAAAACGCGTGTGGCAGGTGACCAAAGCGTACACCGCTGCCGAGTTTCCCGACGACGAGACGTGCGTCGGATACGCCATTGACGTGTACCAGGAATCCATCAACAAGACGTTCCGCGAGTACTTGGTGAATTTCAACTACTTGAAACGGCTCATGGCGAACTTCGGGTTTGATGTCGTGCAGCGGGATGACGCGCTCAAGGATTTGGGGCTGCCGGACGGAACCGGCATGTTTGAGCAGCTGCACGCGCAAATGATGGCGCGCATTAAACAGACGCCGTCCCTGGCGTCCGATTTAGGGGACGCACCCGACATGCGCGACTACGAGCGCCGCATCTCCTTTTACAACCGCTACTTCGTGTTCAAGAAGGTGCGGTCCATTGACAACGCGGAACTGGTGGTGAAGAGCTTGTTGGGCACGTCCACCTTGTTTGAAAAACAGATGGCGGCCTTGGAACAGGAACAAGCTGACTTGGACAAGGTCGCTGCAACGGTTGCTCCTGCAACCGCTCCTGTAGCAGCATCAAAGCCCAAACCAAAACCAAGAGCCACCAAACCGGTGACTGCTGCTACTGCTGCTGCTGCTGCCACAAATGATGCGACTGTTCCTGGTCCTGAACCAGAGAAAAAAAAGCCCGGTAGAAAACCCAAAATTCAACTGGTTGTTAAAGAGAAAGACACATGAATAAATGAAATTACCACGTAGATGCAATGCACATTGTCAAATGAAAAATAAAAATAATATAATTTTAATTTATAGTATTTTTGCAATCATGGCTTCAGCAGCTGAGTATCATTCTACTTCTTCGTCTGGGTCTTCCGAATCTGATTCCGAATCTAAATCTAGTTCTAAATCTAGTTCTAAATCTAGTGCAAGTTTATATGAAGTATCCAGCACACGCAGTCATAGTCGTCCGATTGACCGGCTCCGCCGCATAAAAAGAAGCTTATCGTGCAAAACCATCATGAACCCAGAGAAACAGGTTCGTATGCAATGCATGCAAGGAGTGGATAATAAATATTATTACATTCCATTGGATCCATACAATCGCGAACACTTGCAAATTGTGGATGAACTGAGTCCGTTGCTCGTGAATCCAACTCCCGCACAATTTGAACCAGGCGCACTATACACATACATTATTGCAAACTTTGCAGACAAAAACCCTCACACCGGCGCAGACATTGAACCTGAAAATAGTCAATTGAAATTGTATGCATGCAAGGCGCACAACATGTTTGAATTTGGCACAAAACACCATCAAATTTTTTATCGCATGTGCTTGACCGGCGAATTGGAGAGATTTGAACGCGATAATGGGTATGCACCGAATAAACTGAAATACGGATTGCATTCGTCGGGTGAAATAAGATGCGGTGAAACCTCCAACAATTTAACATTCAACTTTTATTCTGGAACGTACAGAATGAGAAACCACATTACCCCAGCCCGGGAGCAGTACGAAACGGAAATCACGCGAGACTTACTGCATTCAATTGACCCATCATATAAAATAAAATACGACCCCGTGCCATTCATAGTGCCAAACGTGATGAAAATTACGCCTGCACAACTTCGCCATTTGAATGACAACGGAATCCCCACTTACGGGTTTGACACCCAACGACCACAATGCTATGCCATGAAATCTGCATTGCGAACAAAATCAATGAGCACGGCCGAAATGCATCAATTGTATGAACAAATAATGAACCCTCCTCCGCCTACGTCCTTCGTTCCCACATTCACAAATGCATACATGATGAGCACGGATGAGCTTAAAAAATATGCAAGCGATAATGGAGTGCCAATTCCAGAACCGTATGACAAACTTGACTTGCAAAAAAGGGTTCAAGCGCACATCACAACTAAAGGCAAAGGTGGCGGGAAACAAAGAACACTGAGGAAGAAAAGAACACTCAGGAAGAAAAGAACACTGAGGAAGAAAAGAACACTGAAGAAACGAGTATGAATGAACAAGTGTCTTATTTTTAAAAATTGATTTAAAAATAACGGCATAGTATAACAATTAGACAATAGACCACAACATCATTAAACAACACAATGATCATCCCCGTCAAGTGCTTCACCTGCGGCAACGTCATCGCCAACAAATACGAATACTATCTCAGCGAAGTGCGGCGCTTGAAAATGTCGCGCGGCATGGACACCGAAAAGGTCATTTATTTGACCAAGGAATACATTCACAAAACACCCGAAGGCGAGGTCATGGACAAGCTTAAGCTCAACAAAATGTGCTGCCGCCGGCACTTATTGACGCACGTGGACATTGAATAAATTCGGTGCGGTTCATATGTCGTGCATGTGTGAATATGGTCTGGAATCTAGAACTGGATTGGGAACCTTGCCGTGCGTCAAATCATTTTCTACTATGGACAAGCACACTGACAGTGCGGTGTATTTAAACGTCCTCGGAAAAATTCCATGAATGCATGCAGCGACTGATGCGCACATCAATTTAGCCGCATTTTTTGTGGAATCTGTCAAATTGCTGAAATACCAGCGAACGCGGTTGCGCATGTTGTAAAATCGCACGTTCAAGCGATGCGCTCGCAGCACATCATCGTTCGTGTAGGGCAGAGACATTGTTGGACGAGGGGGAGAGGGGGCGATATGCATATGAATCGTCTCATGCGTTTATTTATTTTTTTTATATAAATAGAATAAATAGAATACAATACATACAATGGCAAACTCCAGAACGAAACGCGGTTCCAAATCCAAATCCAACCGCAATGGCAAAACTAAATCCCGCAAAGGTGGTTGGGGCGGTTGGGAGCGCACCACGCACGTGGGTAGCGCATGGAATGGTGCAAATGGAAGCAATCATTTTGCATTAAGCAAAGCCGGCGTTCCATCCGGCCATCCTATCCCCGTGCCAGCATTCCAGGGACCCGGCATGCATCAGGCAAATCGGTTGGTGCCTCATTTGGCGCCCAAGGCACTGAGTATGGGTGGCGGAGGATCCAAGCGCAATAAGCGCAGCAAAAAAGGCGGCTTCGTCTTCGGTGGGTTTCCACAAAATTTGAAACTCGGGTGGGACAATTTAAAAATTGGAGCGCAAAACGTGTATCGCGGGTTCATGGGAAACAATCAGTTGGATTCCGCATCCCCGTGGAATCAGCCCGCATTAAATGCCAAACCGCATCAACCGGTTCAACACCCGCAGAACATCGCCGCCATTCGCAATGCGGCAAATGCGCGGGTGGCCAAAATACATTAGGTGTGTGTGTGGCTTTAGGCGCAAGCGCAAGGCTGCCAACGTTTGAACCGATGATTGAATACGCACGTCATGCGCACGCACTTGTTCGCGTCTAACACATGGTCGTCGGGTTCGTCTTCATCGTCGCTTTCTTCCAATGCGTCCAAATTCCGATTTTCCTTGATGTTCCGAAATATGGAATTCATCATCACGCTGGTTTTGTAATTCGGGATGTGCGCAATCATTGTTTTGTCCGTGATGGCGTCGTCCTTGCTGTGCAACACGTAATAAATGTCGTTTTGAACGTCTGGCTTTAAGATGAACGCGCGCGGCGGTTGCGTCGCGAACCTAGGCATGGTTGCATGGGTTGCATGGGTTGCATGGGTTGCATGGGTTGCATGGGTTGCATGGGTTGCATGGGTTGCATGGGTTGCATGCCTTGGAAAAAACGATTGCGCAGGCACAAAAGGTGCAGCAGCAGGCGCAAGCACAGAATGTGCCGGTGGCGCAAGCGGTTCTGCCAAATGAATTAATAAATTTTTATATTCGGTGCAGTCCCGTTGCAAAAATCGGTGTTGAATGCAAAACACGTCGTATGACGTTATTGCCAATGCATCCTTCAGCGCATCATTGAATGACGCGTGCATGATTGGCATGAAGAACTGCACCGGCAACTCCGTTTTGCACTGTTTCAATGCATCAAAAAAATCAATGAACCGGCTCATGCTGCCATCATTTTGTTGCTTTGCCCCGCACAACGAGTGCACGTTCTCCACGCTGAACCGAGTCTTGTCAAACATGTAGGTGCCGTACAATATTGTGCCGTTGCCGCGATACCATGCATCGTCCATGCATGGCGCGTTCAACATGCGCACGTCGTCAAATGTCACTGATTCGGATGGTTTATGGTGTGAGTGTGGGGCATGGGTTGGGGCATGGGTTGGGGGGGTATGTATTTGCGGTTGTTGATAAGGACGCTTCGCGATTTGAAACATCCAGCACTGCTTGTTCGTAAACCAAATCGCACATTTTTTCCCTTTGGGAATGACGGCATACACGTCGGCCAAAAATTTCTTATGAACATGCTTTTCATAATAAATTTCAACTACATTTGCGAATCGTTCTTGCACGACTTGTTGGAATTGGTTCAGCTTCTTGGTATTGGGGCGCGATGTCATTTGGCTATGACTATGATGCATAACATGCGACCCATGCCTTTAATATGGTTTCATTCAATGAATGAATCATTGATACGCTGAACCCAGTTCTATGGAATTTGAATTGGAGAGCGAATGCGATTGCGGATCCAGAGATCCATTTAATTCCATCAAATACCGTTTCAATTCGTTTTTCATTTCATCGTTGTTGGCATTGTTGGCATTGGTTGCATTGTTGGCATTGCGGTTGTTGGTTGCATCATTGGCATTGCTGTTATTGCTGTTGTTGGTTGCATCGTTGTGCATGCGCAGTTCCCTAAACAATGCATCATACCTTTGCTGAGGACGTTTGACCATGTCCTTCATTTTTGGAACCGTCAATGTTTCTTTGAAAAAAAAATACAAATTGTGCAATATGAAAATGATGACAAATGACACCGCCACCACTTGTACGACCCAAAACATGAATGGTATTAAATTAAATATGAAATAGGATTAAAATACGTCGACATAGTTTTTGCGGATTTACAACGTATCGCGCCGCAAAATAAATGTATCCAATAAATGATTTAAACCCATGCATCCAGATGAATGTAATCTGTATCATATGCCGTCCCCCGCATCGCACGTCATTCCCATCGTGGTAGTTGAACGCAACGGAGATTTGCGGGCGTCGCACATTGATGCGTACGCCCCGTTGGAACTGTCCAAAAAATGCAAACATAAATCATCCAGCGGGTTTGAAGTTCGCGCAGAGTGGGCGTATTCCGGCGCCGACGCCGATCGGTTCATCGTGGAGCTATGGGCGCGCGACAACGGCTGCGCGGGACAAGAAAACAAGTATGAATTTCCACCCCCGGTGGACACCATTCTGTTTTTTGGAGCGTGCGCACTGGTGGCAAAAGACACGTCGTCTCAGCATCGGGTCATTCCGCTCACTCTTGAAAAATGGAGCAAACTGTATGAGTTTTTGTTCGACGGATTCGACACGTTGGCCAATTGCGAAGATGACGCCGAATACGATGAGCTGGATTCCATTCCCGCGCACCGAAAAACCAAGGACGGATATTTAAAAGATGGGTTTGTAGTAGACAATAGCACCTGCGACGAGGAGGATGACGAGGAGGATGACGACGATGACGAGGACGAGGACGAGGACGACGACGACGACGACGACGACGACGACGACGACGAGGGCGACGATGCCGACGAAGATGTCACGGCGGTTATAGTTGCGACCCAGACTCAAAAAATGTCTAAACGGCGTGAAAGAAAGCAACCGAAAGAAGAGGTGCTGGTTGACACTTCCTCCGAATTGAGCGAAGAAGTGTACGAATACGCCGATGATTGAGACAATTGAATTATGAAAACTTATGAAACAAATGATAAAACATAAAACAACATAAACCGTTGGTGCGGTAATGGTATACCTTTACATTCCGGTAAATTAATGTCGTATTATTATGAACTGCCCGTATTGCACAATTTGCCCGTGAATGAATCAACCGCATTATTTGAAATCGCGACGTCCCCCGCAACCGAAATATTGGTTTCTCAAACGCTAAACATGCATTTGTGCGAGATCAAAACGCAAATTGAAGAGTGCGGCGAAGAGCCTTGGGATTCCGTCAAAAAATACACAAACCCGTTTGAATTCATTCACACCGCAATTCCCAACTGCAAAACGTACACCACGGTCAGCAAACTGCACCCGTTGTCGCGGTCGTTTTACAAGATGATTGAGCTGTACGCCACTTTCTTCAATTCGTCGTGCGACCCCCCGCGCATGACCTCGTTTCACTTGGCCGAAGGCCCGGGCGGCTTCATAGAGGCTTTGACGCACATTCGGTCGTCCCAGCACGACGTGCAGCACGACGTGCATTACGGCATGACGCTGTTGAACCAGGACGCGTCCTGTCCCGGCTGGAGGAAAAGCAAGAATTTTTTGGAACTGCACCGGAATCGCGTGCGCATTGAGACCGGCGCCGACGGAACGGGCAACATCATTTCGTTGACCAACTTTGAGCACTGCGCGTCCAAGTACAAGAACGCGTGCGAATTCATAACCGCCGACGGCGGCTTTGATTTTTCATGTGATTTCAACAATCAAGAATCCATGGTGGCGCGCTTGCTGGCCGCGGAAATGGGGTTTGCGCTGGCATTGCAAAAACCGGGGGGGCATTTCATTCTGAAGGTGTTCGACACGTTTACCAAACCCACGATTGACGTGCTGTGCGTGCTGTGCAACATGTACAAGGAGGTGTTCGTGTCAAAACCGTGCACCAGCCGACACGCCAATTCGGAACGATACATTGTGTGCAAGCATTTCCGCCCGGCGTCTTCCGACCCGCTGCTGCCGCATTTGCGCCGCATGTTCAAGCAGCTGGAGGACTTTCCGCACAACGCCGCAATGGCGTCCCTTCTTCCGCTGGAGCACGACACCTATTTTTTGAACAAGATTGAGGAATGCAACGCCGTCATCGGGCAGCAGCAGATGGAAACCATCAACGCAACCATTAACTTGATCATAAACAAGGGGCACGCGGAAAAACTGGAATCCATGAAACGGCACAACATGCTGAAGTGCGTCAACTGGTGCGAAAAGCACGGCATCCCCTACAATAAACTTATTCAACAAAACAACATTTTCTTGAAACATTGAAACTTAATGGAATTAATGGATTAATAATATAAACCTTATATTATTGAGTATGATACCATTCATATATATAAACACGATTACACAATGCAGTCCACGCTTCAAATCCTATACAAAACCGTTGCTTCGCGCCGAAAAAAAGAGCGGTTTGAGACCATTTTGGAACCGATGCAAGCCATCCTGCAAATCGCGCTGCTCGCGTTTTACCCCGTGGGAACCAAGGTCACCATCCAAAACAACATCATGACGCTGCAACCGCCCAACTACTCGCAATCCATGGCGCGCTGGTACAACAACGACACGAAGGAGGACCTGTTTTTTTTGTTCAACGTGTTCCACCGCTTCAAAAAGTTTTACGCGCATTACAAGACGGACGCCCCCGAATCGGTGCAGCACCGGCTGTACGCGCTGCTCATTGACCTGTCAAAAACGGGCATAAACAAGCTGATCCGAACGTACGGGCAAACCGACAAGCCGCACATCCTGCAGACGCTCACCATGTACAAGTTCATACTGGATGACCAGCTGTCCCCCGACATCATGACGCTACAAACAAACGCGTCCACGTCATTGAAACCCCATAAAATGAAGCCCATTCTGAATGACGACGACGACCACGGCCACGGGTCGCACGAACTGTCCAACTCCAACAACACGGTGGACGACATTTTTATAAGCATTGTGGGCATTTACACGCCGGAACTGCTCAGCATTGCGTACAACGCGCTGCTTTTGATACGGGACAACGAATCCAATTACGCGGCGTACGCCGACGGACTGAACAAAATACTGGAACCCACATGCGTGCAGGTGAAAAAATGGATTGACGAGCACATCGTGTACTAAATCAGAAAACCTACGGTTTTCCGAACCTTTCCCTTGAGGGAACCGCCCCCCGTAATCGGAAAACGTAAATCATGAAGGGAAAGGTTCGGAAAACCGTAGGTTTTCTGAAAGTTTGACGCTGGATTCCACGTGTCGGTTCGTCTCCAGCGTGCCCTTGATGCGCCGCCCAAATTCAGGGAACACGATATTCACTTTTTGTGGCTCCCCGTTTTTTACGTAGTCCTGGATTTGCAGCATGAGCGCCTTTACGGCGGGGAATTTGGACGCATACAGTTGCAATTCGGTCAGCTTTTCCAGGATAGGTTTTACCTGCGCTTGACGCTCCGCCTTCGTTCTATCCGATGATGTTTTTATTACTGTAGTCGCTGTCGCTTCGTCCATTGTCCAAATGTATAATATTATATACACGTGATGTATGTATAATATTTAATTACTTTTTCATTGCAATAATGTCACTAGGGTTGTGTAAATACCGCAATGCGCTTGGCGTTCCCGGCAAGGGCGCGCATTCCATCCGTCTTGGTGGCGTTGCTGTTGTGGACGTACTCCTCACAATAGTGGGCGCTTACATCATCGCTTATTTTGCGCGCACGTCGTTCGCATGGACCGCCGCGGGTTTCTTTCTTCTCGGTATCATCCTGCACCGCATGTTCTGCGTGCGCACCACCATTGACAAACTCCTGTTCCCAAATGCTGAATCGTTTATTAAACGCGTACGGTTTAGCGAGTGAGTATTGTTTTATTATTTAATGAATTTCTCTCGGTTTGATGAATTCAGAAAGGGGTAAAGTGTTGCACATGTGCGCATGCGGGGCAGTTGGGTGCCACTCGTTACAACCTTTTACCTTTCCTTCTTTCGGATTTTGAGAGAAAATATACATTAATTCAAATCAATTCAAATTAATATAAATTAATTCAAATTAATACAAATCAATTCATCTATATCCGGCGGCGGTGACGGGATTTGCCGGGGTGGCGGTTCGGTTCTCCGTGGGCGAATAAAAGCACACGGTGTGGTTGCCCGGTTTGCTGCCGTAATACAGCTTGCAGTTCGGGACCTGGTAATTGTTTTTCACAAAGTAGCCAGGGTTGTATTCGGTGCTGTATTTGCCCGCGTTGGCACCCTGCGCGCCAAACGCGCTGTAAAACGAGTTGCCGTTCAAATTCACGGTGTTGACGCGCAGGCTGAGCGTGCGCGTGCTGCTGCTCACGCCGCCCTGCTTGGCAAACGGCACGTTGTTCGGCTTGTAAATGGTGGTGCCTTGGCACTGGTTGGGCTCCAGGCGTTGGGCCGCGCTGCACGCGGGGTACAAGCAGCTGCCGGTCAGCCGGGTTTGCGGACCCAGGCACTCGTTGTTGGGCCAGTTCGGCGTGTGGTCGGGGCCAATGTATTGCACGCCCGGCACCGGGTTGGTGGACAGCTTCTGTTCGTAGCGCTTGCAGCGCGACTGCAGGTACCCCCGGGTGTCGCTGTAGTACGCCTTGCTCATCAGCGTGACCGCCGATTTAATCACGTTGTTGGACGGGCACACGCCAATGTATTTCGTGTTGTACAGCCCCGTCTGAATTTGGTAGCTGTTGGGATCCACCGGATTGCCCACCTGCACGTAGCCCTTGTTTTCCACGCGGTCGCACGGCTCGCACTTCTGCGACGGAAGTTTCAGCAGCTTTTCGTCAAACGTGGCATACGAATTGGCCGCCGAATCGGAACAGTCACACGTCGCGCCGTTGCCCGACTTCGTGGTGCCGCCGGGCGTGTCAATGACGAGCGTCACGGAGTTCACGCTGCGCCCACTATTCGGCGTGGGTTGCAGCTTCCGACGCCAGTGCTTCATGGGTCGGGCTTTCATGGCCGGTCCAGTGAAGTCGTGGGCGGCGTCATCGCGCGATGCACCGGCGGGAAGGTTTAACAAGGCGCCATTCTCGTTGGGCCTACTAAACCCAGGAACCACTTGATTGGTTGTAGTGGGTGCCGATTTTGTGGCGCCGTGAAACCGCTTTGTGGTGATCAAGCTGTTGGAGCGGCGCCATCCGATGCCGTCCGATATGGTCATGGTTGCGTGCGTTGCCATTTTATTATGGAGACTAAATAAATAATATTCAATATATATTACGTTGAAGATATTATTTATTGCAGTATTTAGCATTTGAACATGATTCATTTGACTGTGTGCGGTGTTCTCATACTGTTTTTTGCGTGGTTGTTGATACACGCCTTCATTTATTCTAAATTTAACCACATCATTGAGGGGTTGGATCCCGCGGCAACTATGGGGCCAACCACGGGGCCAACTATGGGGCCAACCACGGGGCCAACTATGGGGCCAACCACGGGGCCAACTATGGGGCCAACCACGGGGCCAACTATGGGGCCAACTATGGGGCCAACCACGGGGCCAACCCCACCAGATCAAATGGACGAAAACCCGGCACAAATCGCGATTATAAAAAAACAGATTGCGTCCCTCATTGACACTGCAACCCAACTAACCACCGCCATGAACCAGAATGAAGCCGGCATTAAAAACAATACGGCGCTCATTCAAAAAGTGATGCAATCGCAAATCGAATTAAACACGAAACTGGACAGCATGAAGAAGGCGCAATAAAGAAACAGCGTACCGTCCGTGAGAAAATAATGTATTGATACTGTATTCACGCACGATGAAATCCCTGCATTCCGTTCTGTTTTTCATTCCAGATGAAATTTCCAACGCAACCGTGTACAACATTGGCATCGGCATCCTCTGTATTTTGCTGGCATTTTCTCTCGGGGCGCTGTATCGCAGAATCAAGCACGGATCATCCTTCCCCTTTTCGGGATCCAATGTAGAGGGCATGACGACCCAGTCCTCCCCCATTGCGGAACTCCAGTCCCAAACCGACGCCCTGCAAACCACCTACGACAAAATTAAGAGCGCGGCCGACGACCAAAAGAACCGCATTGATGCCAATTCACAAGTGCTACTAAAAACCATGAGTAACCCCAACCAATCCAGCACGCACGTGAATATCAACCAGGACGACCCCTCCAAAACCAAAATCCCGAGCATTGACATGTCTTAATCCTTCGGAGACAGGACATGAAGACCGTCTCACGCAGTCCAAACCCGATGAAACGCGCGGAACGTTATAACGCCGAACGCAAAGCCGAACAGCACTTGGACTGCGGTGTGTCGACGGAACGCAACGCGCGTCCACATCAACCCCGCTGCAACGGCCAGTGCCGCAGCAATCCAAACCGGGTGCCATGTTCGCCACGGCAGAAACTGGTGCGCAAATGCCACAAAGTATCCAACCGATTGGGCATGCCCCGACGGAAACCCGTATGCGTTGTTATTTTTATACTCTGGCCAAATTGCAACGACCGCGGCGTCAAACACGGTGCTGGGAGAATGCGGGACTGGGCGATTTCCGGCATCTCCGATCATGTGGCGGAACACCTGCTTTAAACCGCAGTTCACAACGGAGTTGCCAATGTATCCGAGGAATGCATACGCATACGACACGTTGGTCACGCGGCACAAGATGACGAGCGCGAAGAAGAGCAGCTGCGGATACGAGCTGACCCATCGTTCGTGCATTGAACCCATTCTGCAATATTTGATACGATGCAACAATTAATATATTATTGTATTACAATATTACAATAATATTAGTGTGGGTTTAATCGGAAAATGTCAAATTTTTTTCAGAACGTGATGGGGGATTTAGACAACGTGGAGCAGGAGCTGCTCGGGCCGGACTACCAGTACTTCAAGCAAATCAAAACCCCGAAAGAATTGGGGGTCTCCAGCAGCGGCGGGCTGGACACGTTGTCAGGCGACATCAGCGCGCTCATTGCGTACGTGGAATTGCTCGTGTCCGGCGGCGGCGACGCGTCCGCGACTGGCAAACCGTTGGGAAACAAGTTCTTCCTAAAAACGGGGGCCAAATGCAAGGTGGCGAGCAGCGACGCCACCAACGGAAGCGTCGTGGATCGCTACGTCTACGTGAACAACGTGCCGGACGGAAACATCCCGTTCATTTCGTCGGGGCTGGGGGGCGTGCAGTTCAGCGAGTTTGAGGGACTGATCCCCGGCGCCATGTCGAGTGCGGCCGCGCTCAACCCGTTTTCGCTGTTTCAGGCGTTCCAGCTGGGGTCCACACCCGACTGCCAAAGCGTCACGCTGGAGACGATTGATGCCAACAACGCTGTGGCCTCGGCCACCAATTATGTCGCGACGGCCGACATCAAAAACATGCCGGCGGTGTGGTTCCCGAACAATGCGAACCCCGTCACGGGAGCCACGGAACGCGAGGCGTTCACGCAACGGCGGCGAAGGTCTAATTGCACTGCTAATGCGGGCGGCATTCCGAGAGGCACGCTTTCCAGCTTGTACTACACGTCGCTGGGATTTTTGTGCTTGATCCTCCTGTACGCCCTGACAAAACGCGTGAACAAATGAGATGATGTGACTATTTCTTGCTCTTCTTGTTGCTCTTCTTGTTGCTCCTCTTGCTCCTCTTGCTCCTCTTGCTCCTCTTGCCTTTTCCACCTGCAAACAATCCTTTAAGTGTGTCCAAAACACCACCGTTGGGATTAGATGGGTATTTGGGTTTGGAAGAAAATAAGTTGGCAAAAAATCCTGGTTTGTCTGCTTCCTTTGGGGCTGATGGTGGTTGTTGTCCAGGCATTGGCACAGGCTCTGCTGGCATAGGCGGCCTTCCTGGAACGGAAGGAGGAGGAAGATTCGTCGGCAATGCAGGTGCGTCAAAAGGTGATGAGTCAGGTTCAGCAGTTGGAGTTGGAATGGCGGCATCATCACCTCCTGATTTCTTACGCAATCTACGAGTCCGTGTTTTCATGATGGGTTGTTTGGTTATGTTTATTTATTATATAAAATGCAAAATATAATAAATGAAATGGAATTAAATTGAAATGAAACGTCATCAAACCGGAACTTATAATTTGACGCGCTTAAACAGCTCAAGGGCAACGAGACCGCCCGCCACTTGAGCCAGAATGTACGGCACCAAGTCGCTGGACGACAGCTTGCCAGCGGCAACCATGGCAATGGAAACCGCCGGGTTGAACATGCCGCCGGAAATGGGTCCACCAATCATGATGGCAACCGCCAATGCCGCGCCAATGGCAATCGCATTTCCAGTTGCTAAAATGATGTAGATGAAAAACAGAGTTCCAAAAAACTCAACTAAATACTTGTTCAACATTGATTGCGTGATTGTGTGCTATGCAGTATCATTATATAAAAAAAGCAAACATTGAAGTTAAAATGGTAGCCACATTCCTAAATAATATATGATTTATGGTTGTCGGAATCGCTTGGTATTCAAAAAAATTGATTTGAACAATGTTGGCATAATCAATCGCACAATCGCAACAGCAACAGCAACCGCAACCCGCAAACAATCAATCAATCCACTCAGAAACAAAATGAAGATTATGGTATTTGACACCGAGACCACCGGACTGCCTCCCAAGAATCGCCAGTGCATGAACCCCGCGGAATGGCCGCACATTGTTCAGCTCAGCTACCTCATCTACGACACCGACGCTGACAAAATCCAGGATTTCAAGGACTTCATCATCAGTCTCGGCACGCACATTCCACTGCCCGATGAAAGCGTCGCCATTCACGGCATCACGCGCGAACTGTCATTATCTAAGGGCATAGACATCCGCCTCGCGCTCTTTGATTTCAAGACGGTGCTCATGCAGTGCGGCAAGTGCGTCGCGCACAATTACGAGTTTGACAGCAGCATGCTGCAAATGGAGGCTCAGCGCAATCAAATGATGCTGTATTTCCCGAGCTCTTATTGCACCATGCGGGTCGGCACCACTTTATGCAAACTGCCGTCGCCGTACGGCTTGGGCTACAAGTGGCCCAAACTGCTGGAGCTGCACGAGCACTTGTTCCAGCGCACCCCCAAAAATGTGCACAACTCCAAAATTGACACCATCGTGACGCTGCGCTGCTACCACATGCTGTCATACAATGCAGATTTGTGCCGCAGCAGCCGCGAATTCCGCGCACTGTTCCGTAATCACTGCACCATTGAGTGCGAGCGCGACGAACTCGGTGAATTCGGCGACATGAACGAAATGCCGTCGCCACCCAAACCCACAAATCCGATCTAATCACCGTCATCGCACAAGCACGCACATTTGCAAAACACCCAATACATCTGATCGCATACAAATTCACAAAACGGCACCGGCATCAAAAACTCGGGCGGTAACCGGTCCATTCGGTTTGAACGGGCCGGATGCCGTAACAAAAATGGTTCATTCATTTGCAATGCACAATGCACATATAAATACAAATGCTGTCACTGCATTTATATTTATATTTTATATTCATTTATTTTTCAATAATACCCGTGGAACGGCTTATACGCCTATTTGGGAACATTAATCTAAATATTCACTTACAACGAAGCGATTTATTTCTGCGAAGCGATTTATTTCTGCGCATGGAATGTCTTTTTTTCAAGACATTACCAGCACCCCTTGTGGGCCGGCTTTGTCTTGCGTTCGCGATTGTTCGCCTTCGGTTTTCTGCTTCTGCCTGAATATTGGTTTGAGATATTGGTTGCGGTGGTTGCGGTATTCCGTAATGTATGTTTCTCTGTGCTGCTTCCGTTGCTCTTCTTCGTGCTTCGTCTTCACGAAACTGCCGTCGCGCTTCTTGAAACTGGGGATCGTCGTTTGGGTCCATGCGCAAGTGGGGATCTCTGTGCAGACGAATAGACATTATTTCGTTAACATCCATAGATGGGCTAGATTGACTACGTATACGCAAGGCATGCGCTAAAACTGGACTCAATATTTCATAATACAATCTTGTAGGAACATAAACACCATTCCGATTTTGCCACCCAATTACTGTCACTTTTACGTGTTGTATTATACCCTGCGGAAACGAACTGGTCAACACCACATCAATTTCGGCACCTTCGGTTATCGTAACGGGGGCACTACCAGGTATTTGTATTATTACTCCCTTATCCCTATTTGCTGGGTCAGCCCATTCAATCGTGTTTCTCTGCATTCTATATATATATATATATTTATTTATTTTTCAATAATACCCGTGAAACGGCTTATACGCCGTTTTCATTGGCAGCGCGCTTGTTTTGTATTTTTTGCATTCGCCGCCCGTTTCATAGCAATAATACTGACGGATCACGTCCGCGGCCATGGTCATGTCAAACTCGCTGATAGGCGCGTATTTTTTCTCATTCAGCAAATACACATACTTGTCGCCAACTGCATATGGAAATGAATCATAGTTTCCACCCATCGGCGAATAAAACCGGCGAATGGTGTCGCCCTTCATGGCCGAAAACGAGAGAATGCCTTTGCCCACGAACAAATATTTGCCCTTGGCCGTTTGCATGAGAATGTTGTTGCCCTTCTCACCCCCTCGTTTAAAAATCCAATAGGAATCATTCGTTCCGTTATCCCCCAGAAACAGCTGCTCATATTTCACGTCCATGAGCTTGCCCTTCAACTCGCCCCTCAATTCATTCAATTTGTTATTGTAAATGGACGCGCGTCCGCCGCCATAATCAAACACCACAAACGGACATGCGGCATTGTCGTTGATTTCATAGATGTGCTTGGGTTTGCCCAACTGACTTCTTAGTGTATCGGTTGGGATACATCGCATGTATTTTGAGACATTGATTGACCCATTGGGTTTTTTGTAGGTGCATGCTTTGTTAGATGATTTGGTTGCTTTGGTTGTTTTGGGAGCCTTAACGGTTTTGTTTCGGGGTTTCATGTGAATTATATTACGCACATAAAAAAATATATCAAGCCGAGCACATCGTGCATCCCTCGTCCATTTGCTCTCCTTCTTTTTCTCCCATTTCTCCCTTTTCTCCCTTTTTTGATTCCGGCTCAATGGTGAACTGCTGCGGCTGGTGCCTAGCCTTGCGCCTCAAGTAGTACATGCCCGTTTTGAGCCCCTTGGTCCACGCGTAAAAGTGCATGGACGTGAGCGCCGCGTAGTTCGGGTCCTCCATCCACAGGTTCATGCTCTGGCTCTGGCAAATGAACGCGCCCCGGTCCGCCGCCATGTCAATGACGTGCTTCATCGGGATCTCCCACACCGTGCAGTACTTGCGCTTCAAGTGCTCGCTCAGCCCGCCAATGTGCTGCACGCTGCCCTTGTTCGCCACAATGTTGTTTTTCACGCCCTCGTTCCACATGCCCGCCGCCTGCAAATCCGCAATCAAGTGCCGGTTCACCAGAATGAACTCGCCCGCCATGGTGCGCCGCGTGTAAATGTTGCTGGAAATCGGCTCAAAGCACTCCGTGTTGCCGAGGATTTGCGACGTGCTGGCGGTCGGCATGGGCGCCAAAAGCAACGAATTCCGCAGCCCGTGATGAACAATGCGCGCCTTCAAGGCGGTCCAGTCATACCGCCCGGCTTCCGGCTCCACGCCCCACATGTCGTACTGCAGGATGCCGCGGGATGCGGGCGACCCCAAAAACGAGCTGTACGGCTCGCCGCACTGCTCCGCCAAGTCGCACGACGCCGTCAGCGCGGCGTGATACATGGTCTCAAAAATGCGCCGGTTCAAGGTGCGCGCCTCGTCGCTGCTGAACGCCAGATCCAGCAGCATGAACGTGTCGGCCAGACCTTGGATCCCGATGCCGATGGGCCGGTGCGCCATGTTGCTCACGCGCGTCTTCGGCGTGGGATAGTAATTCACGTCAATGACGCGGTTCAAATTCTCGGTCACGATGCGCGTCACCTCGTGCAGCTTCTCAAAGTCAAACCCCCGGGGGGCGGCACCTTGGTTCACCCCGGGGGGGTGCGGGGGGCGCTTGTCGCCCCCTGGGATGAACCGGTTCAGCGCAATGCTGGCCAGGTTGCACACCGCCGTCTCCTTGTCGTCCGAGTACTCCATGATCTCGGAACACAGGTTGGACGAGCGAATGATGCCCAGGTTCTTTTGGTTCGTTTTTTTATTGACGGCGTCCTTGTAGCACAGGTACGGCGTGCCCGTCTCCATCTGGCTGTCCAGGATGCGGAACCACAAGTCGCGCGCCTTCACCCTGCTGCGCTGCCGCCCCTCCGCCTCGTAGCGCGCGTACAGCGCGTCAAACTCGTCGCCGTACACGTCCGACAACCCGGGACACTCGTCCGGGCAAAACAGGCTCCACTCCGCGTCGGCCTTCACGCGGCGCATGAAGAGGTCCGGCACCCACAGCGCGTAAAACAGGTCGCGCCCCTTGGCGTCCTCGTCCCCGTGGTTCATCTTCATCTCCAGAAAGTGCGTAATGTCCGCGTGCCACGGCTCCAAATACACCGCAATCGTGCCGCTGCGCTTGCCGCCCTGGTCAATGTAGCGCGCCGTGTTATTGAACACGCGCAACATGGGCACCAGCCCGTTGGACACGCCGTTCGTCCCGCGAATGTGGCTCCCCGACGCCCGAATGTTGTGCACGTGCACGCCAATCCCCCCCGCGTGCTTGGAAATGTTGGCGCACTCCTTTAGCGTGTTGAAAATGCCGTCAATGCTGTCGCTCTCCATCGCAATCAAGTAGCAGCTGCTCAGCTGCGGCTTCAGCGTGCCCGCGTTGAACAGCGTGGGCGTGGCGTGCGTGAAGTACTTCTGCGACATCAAGTCGTACGTGGTGCGCACCTTGCACAAATCCGACCCGTGTATCCCCACCGACACACGCAGCCACATGTACTGCGGGCGCTCCACCGTTCGTCCGTTTGTGCGCATCAAATACGAGCGCTCCAGCGTCTTGAACCCGAAGTAGTCAATGAGAAAGTCACGCGACACGTCAACCATGGCCTCCAGCTCGTCACGATGTGTGCAAACGACGGCCCAGAACTCGTCGCCGATGAGGGGCGACGGCTGGTCGCGCACGTCCCTGAACTCGTGCAACTGGCGCATGGCCTCGTAGAACGTGGGCGGCGTGTTTTTGTGGTGGTTGGACACGATGATATAGGCGGCCAGCGTGCCGTAGTCGGGGTGCTGCGTGGCCATGGTGGCGCACTGCTCCGCCGTGAGCTCGTCTATTTTCGTCGTGGGGATGCCGTCGTAGAGCTGGTCAATCACCTTCATGGCGAGGGCGGTGTAGTTTACCGCGGCAATGCCGGCCTGCTGGCCCACGTTCCGAATGCGGGCCAGTATCTTGTCAAATGCGATGACTTCGTGCTCACCGCTGCGCTTTATGACGCGCATGTCCTGTTCCACGTCGTGATTCGGTTGCATTTTTGCTTGCATTATAATGTATTGCGCGAATGGTTTTATATTATTTGACTGTTAATGTAAATATTTTTTTCTCTCTTTATTGTATAAATCATGATTGAACGTGTTTCATTTTTCGATGCGCGGGATTATAGCAATGCAAATTGGGTCATGCTTCAACACGCATTTGATCAAAATAAACCAGCTATTGCCAGCATCAAGGCCAGCATCGGGCACATCTATGCAGGTGCAAGAAAAGACGAATTTAAAATGCTAGTTAATGATATTAAAAAGCAAGAACGTGAGGTAAAACGCGCAGGCGCAGAAGATGACTTAAGTCCACTTACAGGTAAAACTCCATTTGTGTATTATATGCCAAATCCAAATTTTGAATTCAAAAAAAATGACATAGTCGTGGTTTATGGCGGTCGTGCCGCTGTCCACACCTACAACCGCACGAAGCAAGTGAGTTTTTCCAACAATGTTTGTAAAGTGAATAGTATAGATGCCGATGGCAATCTCAATGTCACTACAATATTCGGTGGATCGGAGATTACGACGCAACCAAATCACTGTGCATTATTAGTGCAATATAATGAGAGAAAGATTCTAATCTATTTTCATGAGTTTCATGAGGACAGAAGCAGCATGAGCAGCAGCAGCAAGCCCACGAGAGAGAGAAGCAGATTCAGCAGCAAGCCCACGAAAAGCAAGCCCGCGAAAAGCACGATGGGTGGGAAAAAAAGAAAACGCGCCAACCATACGCAACGTCGGCGTCGGTGAATGCGTCATAAAAACATAAAAAACATAACCCTATTTTATTAGGTTACGTTTTTTTCTTTTTTTTTGTTTTGTTTTGGTTTGTTTTGGGTTGTGTTTTATTTTGTTTTGTTGTTTGTTAGGTTATATTGGATTAGGTTGGTCATGTTGCATGGTTGCATGTTTGAACAGCAGCATGCGATCCTGCAGTTTGCGAAGTTTGGCATGAATCCGTTGGATGATTGGCTGAATCAGCGCGGGTGTCATGTATTTGAGGTCTTGGATGACACGCAGTGTCATTTGTATCATGGTTTCCATGGTAACCGATTCAATCGAAGCCGGCGCACCGCGTTTCACAATTTTGCGCCCGTCATGAATGCTTTTCCGGTACTTGTTGATTTGCGCACGTTGAACTTGCACCGTTCGAACGACCATTTTGCGATGAGCGCGAATGTCCTTCAACAGCGCCGTAATGGACAATGCATGTTTGCGGCGCATGTCATCCGAAGCCTTTGCAACGCACGCGTCAAACTCCCGCTGAACCTCCAGAAGATGCCGGCCGAGCAATGCCGGACTGCCAGCCACAATGCCGAGTTGAGAATGTTTCAAATGTTTCATGATGTGTAAATACGCCGAACTGAACTGAAACAATGCACAATGAAAATGAAAAGTAATTCAATTTTTTTCATTTCCATACATTTTTTGAACCAACATCGGGTCATTTTTTTTCAATTTATTTAAATTGGCTTGTTCTTCTAGCCACAATTCCTTCAGGTATTTCGGGTGCAACAAACCTGGTGCGTTGTGAAACTTTCACTGGCAGGTTCAATGGATTTGGGTGTTGATCATGATATTGCAAAATTCCGTTGTTATTTCTAGATGGTGTATTTGTTATCCAATCAAAAAAGAACACCCCGTCATCACTTGTTTGATAACCATTATTATTTGGGCCTGGAATTGGAATTGGGTTATTCGTAAAAAAATAAAATTGCATACCTAACCATTTATAATCATCATCGGTTGCGAATAATTTTTGAAACCTTCTTATTTTAAATAATGTTTGTAATTCAGATTCATATGGATGTTTATAATGTTGATTTGCGCCATAATATGTGTCGTCGTTTGAAAAATATCTTGGAAGTTCATGATTTATTAAAAATTTCCCTATTGTAATCGCGTCTTCATCTGGAATGGGTGCGCGATTAAATGGGTTGTGCAAATTCCAACCTCCACGTCTGCTGCGTCTGCGTCTGCTTTTAGTATTTAAATACCGTTTTTTATTCGTTTTACGTTGTTTCATTTAGTTTACGTTCAGAAGATAAATTAGAATTCATCGGTTTTAAAAACTCGTTCTGGGTTTCTAAATCCTGCAAATAGTTGCCTTGCAAAAAGGGATTCATGCCCACTTGCGGGGTTAGCCCGCGTTCGTAAATTTTATCGCTGTTATTCTCTCGTTTTGAATGTTTGAGTTCTTCATGTTGCATTTGTTGCGACGCTTGTTGCATTTGTTGCGACGCTTGTTGCATTTGTTGCATTTGTTGCATTTGTTGCATTGGGGGGGCTTCATGTGTTTCTTGAACCGCGTATGGATTCGTGGTGCTATATGTTTTTATTCGCGGCGTTTTCAAATTTTCTGATGGGTAAGGCGGCCGCCATGTTTGCATTTTGGGGGGTATATGTGTTGCGCGTGACAATGATATACATATTCGGCTAAAACTTTCAATGGAAATGCACGCACATCCACGCACATCCATTATTGCATTAAACATCCGCCGCCGTATCGGGATCGCGTTACAATCGTGGTCCAACACTTCTCGCACGCAAACCCGTGATGCTGCTGATCCGCTACTTTCTTCAGCACGAGCTTGGGTTTGCGGCACTGGCTGCACTGAAATGTGCGAATTTGATTATTTTCCATGTGTTGTTTGGTGTACGATATATGTAATGTATCTACATTATGTTTAAGTTTATTATTTCGCACAACATATTGAAGTATATATTTCTTTTTTACGAAAAGTAATATAAAAAATTGATTGCATTTTAAACCAAATATTAAATAAACAAACGCAACAACCCAATGCCTTCATTTTGTCCCTTTGAAATCAACGGCCAAAAATACCTCCTTTGCAAACTTCCCGACCAATCCTTCTCCACGCTTCATGACCCTGAAACCAAAGAAATCGTGGGCCAATGGAACAATGATTCCGCGCAGTATGACATATTCCCTCCGGGGAACCCCATTCAAACCCCCCTTATGACGGATCAACAATTTGAGGAGCACATAAAGGAGTTAATTGCATCCGGAGCTGCATTCACAATCATCTAGGTTTCTTCGTGTTCAGCCTGGAACTTCTGGAAAAAAGCATATAGGGGGTCCTATGCCCCCCCCTGAAAACAGACGCGCCATGTTCACCACCTCCGGTTTGGCCGTCGCCGACGCCTGAAAAATCTTCAAGATGTGCGCATCGTCACGGAATCGGATGCTGTACTCTTGCTGCAGCTTGTTGCGCCCGATGCGCCCCAGCGCCTGAATGATTTTTTCTTGGCTGATGTCGCTCAAATCTTTACCCAAGTACCCGTGGCAAAACTGGTAGTTCGTGCCGTAAATGTAGTCCGTCGATGCAATGATCAAGTACAACCGCTGGTTCTGCGCCAAGTCCTTCATGATCTCCGTGTACGTCTTGTTGGAATGCTCCGTCATCACCCCGACGCCCATCATGAGCAGCACCTTCCAAATGTTTTCAATCGGCAGCACCATGATGCGCTCCACGTCCTCCGGTTCCACGCGCGACGTGAACGGGGTCGCGGCCGCTTCGTCCGTCAGCTGCGGCGCCCACCGCTTCAAGTGTTCCGCCCGGTTCGGCACAAACATGTCGTTCAGCGCGCCCCACTTCACCTGCTGCCGCAGCTCGTCCACCTTTTCCTGCAGCCGTTTGACTTCGGGGCTGAACCGCATGTCGTCCACCTTCTTGCTGTTTTTTTTGTCCTTGTCCTTGTCCTTGTCCTTGTCTCCGGTTTTGGCGGTGCCCGCCTCCATGGCGTCCTCAATCTCCCGCTCCAGATCCGCCATCGCGTCCTTAATTCGGTTGTTGTGCTCAATGATGCCCATCAAGTCGTCCATCACGCACTCCGGAATCTGCGCAATCTGCAGCGCAAACTTGGCGATCTTTTCCACGTCGTTCGCCAAAAACAGCGTCGGCCCGCACGTCAGCGTGTGCGCGTCCTGCGCCGTCAAATTCACGTTGGACGCGTGCATGCGCGTGCGCTGCGCCTGGAAGTGCGCCCAAATTTCGGGCCACTTTTCCGCTTGCACGTTTTCCAGCAGCTCCAAGTAGTACGCCTTGATGTTCGTCATGTTGATGTCGGCAATGTCCGAAAAATGCCGCTCCACGGCGTAACGCGCCGACGTCCAGAGCAGTCCCTCGTTCACGTGCGCAATGAATTTCACCACCTCGCGCAAATCAAAGTAGCGCAGCAGCGTTTTATAGGTGCGACAGTGCGCCGCCGACGCCCGCATGTCGTCGTATCCCTCAAACATGAGGTGCGGCAGCTGCACGTGGCCGTCCTTGTTCACTAAGGAAATGGTTTTCTGGCAGTCGTGGCTCACAATGCTGTGCACCTGAGCTCCCAAAAACCGCGCCTGAAAATCCATGATCGTGGGCGCCATCTCGTCCTCCTGCGGCAGCGTGGCCGACGACAGCACCACGTTCGGCACAATGTTCTCCGTCCAGTTGGCCTTGATGACCTCGTGAAACTCGTGCTCGGCGTAGTCCATGGTGATGGTGGGCTCGTCCCAATACAGTAATAATTTATTGAGCGGGTTGAACGCGTTCATGTAGTACATGGCGTGCCGGTACGACTTGATGTCGCTGATCATGATCTCCACGTTGTCGCCCACGCTGTTGTCCACCCGGCGGATGCCGCCCGTGCGGCGGTCGCGCACCACGTCCTTGGCCGCGTAATAATGCAGGCGAATGTTGTCCACGCTGCCGCACCCGAACGCAAACGCGATGCGCTTCTTCGCGGAAATGCAGGCCTTGGCCAGCGCCAACCCCACGTGGCGCGCGGCGCACACGAAAATCACGCGGTACTGCTCGCTGAGTCCGATGGGGGTCAGCGTCTTGCCCGTGCCGGTGGGCGCAATGTAGAGCACCAGCTTGGGCGCGGTGTCGTCTTTGAACACCGTGAAAATCCGCTTCTGATGCTCGTACAGCTTTGTATCGCCGCACTTGAACACAAACTCGTTTTTTTCCACATATTCATGGGCCTTTGTGATGAAGACGGCCGGGGCAAAATCGGCCTCCACTAAATTGGTCACGTGATCAATGAACGCGCGCACGTGCGGGTTCAAGTGCGAAATGCTGTTCCGCATGAGCAGGCAGATGCTGTAATAATAATACATCCATTTGGGGCGGCTGGGCACGGCTGGCGGTGCCGGCACCTTCTTCCTTTTTGAATCCGAGACGCCTTGCAGGTGCGCCTTCCAGTGCGGATACATGTGCGGATACCGGCTGTTGAGCAGGTTCAATAAAAGGCCCAGCAGCACAAATTCGTATATTTTTGTTTTTTGATCCTCCAAATTGCTGGTCGTGTTTTGAATGCGGATGAGGTCCGCCTTTTTCACCATCCTTTTCTTGTCCGTGTCGGTTTCAAATTCGGACAGGCCGAACGCTTCGCACATCTCGTCCACGTGCGGTTTGAAATACAGTTCATGCATGTGCGCATGCATTTCGCACGACGGCGCAATCTTCATGTACTGTATCAACGTCTGACTGGAGTTGCGCACAATGTTCACATCGTTGAACCCTTCTTTGATGAGTTGGTAAATTTGCTGCTCTTCGTGTGAATCCGGAACCTCCACGCCGTCCCATTCGCTCTTCGTCAGTTTGTCCTGCGCGAAATCCATTTTGTTGGAAATAAGTTATAAATGTGTGTCGCCGTCTCTTTAAATGCATTCGTAAATTGTTTTTTCATGTTGGCTTGGATTAATGTTCCCGTTTGAATTACTCAAAAAATTGATTTTGGTTTAACCCAATTAAAACGAATGCAGCAATAAGAACATACCGTTCCAAACAATTCACAATGACTCAAGAACAATCGCAACAATCGCAACCGCCGTTGCTTGTGAGCCCGCCCCTGCTTGTGAGCCCGCAACCGCCCCTGCTTGTGAGCCCGCAACCGCCCCTGCTTGTGAGCATTGACGGCAACATCGGCTCCGGCAAGTCCACCACGTGGGACATGCTGAAGGAGGCGTATAAAGGGCGCGACGACGTGCACTTCGTAGAGGAGCCCGTGAATTCATGGAACGACATTAAGGACTCCGATGGAGTGCCCATCTTGACCAATTTCTACAAGGACAAAAAGGCGTTTGCATTCCGATTCCAAATGATGGCCTACATTTCGCGCCTGGCGCTTCTACGCGCAACGGTTCGCACGCATGCCGGGAGCTGTCGCGTCATTATTACCGAACGCAGCGTGGACACCGACCGCAACATCTTCGCCAAAATGCTGCACGACAGCGGCGACATTGCGCACGACGAGTACGCCATTTACAACATGTGGTTTGACGAGTTTGTGCGCGACTTGCCGGTTGCTGGCCTCGTCTACATTCGCGCGGATCCCGAGACGTGCATGCAGCGCATCACGAAACGAGGCCGCGAGGGCGAAACCATCCCTCTGGAATACGTGCAGAAGTGCCACGACTATCACGACGCGTGGATCCATGGCGACACCGTTACGTGCAAAAAACTGGTGATTGACGCCAACAATGAAATTGGGGTCCATCGCGTGGAAGAAATCATGCGCTTCATTGCTCAGATAAATCAATAAATCAATCGTCGCCTGCATGCAGTTAGTTCCAACATTTTTTTTTAGCAGTTGCTAGATAAGCTAAGAACATAGCCACTTAAAAATGTCGGATGCATTCGTTGCAGTGGCGGCGCACGACGTTCGCACGTCCAGCATGAGCGCCATGTGACACGCGCACAGCGCAATCATGGCCAGCATGCGCGGCACCTGTTTCAGCATGAAGCGCTGCTGCACTGTATTCCGATGGTCGCTGTCGTCCAGCAGCGAATAATCGGTGTGGGTGTGGTTTGTTTGCTGGGTGCCATGCTGGGTGCCACGATTCAAAAGGCGCTGCGCAACGGCGGTGTTGATGTCGGGCGCGCACCAGCGCAACAGTTTCATCGCGGGATAGAACCCGCACGCAATGAACATCATCATGGTCAGCCAAATGTCGTAGTCGGTCACAACGACAATGTACGCAACGTCCATCGCAACACACGCAACATGCAGGCCGCGGCTGCCCCATTTGGCCGCACGGGACAGTCGGAGGGTGTGTTGCTCGTCGTCGGGCACGTAGAGCCGCATGGTTTGGCGGCTGGGATCGTGCAGTTGCGCGCTCAAGCCGTAATGATACACATTGACGAGCGCGGAACCGGTGTACACCGCGCGCATCATGGTCGGCGGATGCACGACCGCTAAAAACAAGCTCTGAATGAAGCCAATGCAGGCAGTCCAATGAAACATAATGACCGAGGGTTGCATGGATGGAATGGGATGTAGTAGTATACTATAAACATGTCTATAATATAATACAGCCCGCAAATATATGAATTTTGAATGCACGCAAACATCTTAGTATAAATGAGTCGTATTGATTTTGAACCTGTCGTGGAAAGCAGCTATAACATTACTTCTCCAAAATGGAATCGCTCCAGACCATTGTTGAAATGTTCGGTCAAAATCTATGAACACTATTTTATAAGTACCATTTATCACCAACTCAGTGACGTAATTTATCACGCCCACATCCGCAAACCATCGCGATGCTATTAATGGTTGTAACTGTAACGACTTATTGTCAGCAATAAAACTATAAAAAATATTGCCTGGTTGTTTAGTGGGGGGTTGTTTAACCGTGCGGACATTTACAAATTGGATGGATCTGTTTTGGTTTGGTATGTCGGTAATGTCGTTGTCGGTGTTATCATCCATCAAGCATCCAGGTGCACCAACAAATGTAAGTGGTTCGGGACCCTCCGGTGGTATTTTATAACGTTCTCTCAAAATGGCTCTTATCACATTATACTTTGTGTATCCTTGAAAATTATGTAATCCATTATCTGACTCAGGATTTGGTTGTTCATCAGGATTTGTATGTTCATTAGGATTTGTACATAACACTTCTTCAAATGCGTGATCTAAGTTCATCAATTGCAACATTCTTATAATTCCGATTTTGTCGCCAGCAGAAAGAATGTATACTGGCACTTCGCGGTTGTTGCATTCAGTCAATAACGTTTCCCATGCAACACGTTGATCGTCCGATCCAAATACATGCAATTTAAACTCATCAATCATCGTCGGGTTTCTAAATGAATATCTTTCGGGCATATGTATTTCGCGGGAATCATATGGGCCCAACCCTCCCTTCATTCGTTTCGTTTGCTTCATTCGCTTCATTCGCTTCGTTCGCTTCGTTCGCTTCGTTCGCTTCGTTCGCTTCGTTTTTGCGCCTCTTCGCAATCGGCGCTTTCTCCCACTTAATTTTGGATGCATATTTTGTTTGATGATGATGATGGGACCACACAATATACAATACGCGTGTCATTTAATTTTTTTTATTTTCGCGGGTCAATTCGTCAACAACTTTTGCCGCAAGGACGGCGGCTTGTATTTCAGAATGTCCAGCTCCTTGGACGTGGCGGGGAAACTGGCCGCGCCGTAAATGTCCTGCAACAGCAGCCACTCAAACATGCCGCCCGGATACACGCGCACGTTTTTGAACCCGAGACCCATCAGTTGCTGGTATTTTTTATGCACCGTGTCGTCGTTCGCGTTTTTCCCGTACACGATGATCTCTCGGTCCTTCCCCTTCGGTTCCAACAGCATGGCGTTCATGGACACCTCTTCTTCTTCTATTGGCAGCGTGCCCGGAATCAGGCACCCCTGCATTCCCGGCGGCAGCGTATTAATTAACAGCCACGGATGCGACGCCGCGTAATAATTGGAATACTTGTGCTGATCCAGCGGGTTCGCCGTCCGACATATGCACTGGATGTCCTCGTAATTCACTTTACAAATGGATGCGCTGGAACCCATCAACTCATTCAACGCACTATTGCACAAAAATGGAATGGATTTTATCTGATAAAATAAATTAGAGAGATATGTTTAATTTATTTTTTGCGCGCACACTTTATTCATTGTTCATTATTCCGTAGGCACATGATTTTCGCTTAAATGCTGATTTTGCGCGCGGCACCTTTTCTTACAGTTCGGGCCAGGCGCAGCGCCCGACTATTCGGTTTGCACCCGTCCTTTAAAATGGCGTAATCCACCCCAGCCGCCTTGCCGCCCGTGATCGCGCTGGCCAGTCGGGCGTACCCCCACGACTGCGGGCTTTGGTTGGGGCGCGACCCCGACGAATAAAACGCGCCCTCCCCCTTCTTGACAATCTTATGTAATGAGCCAACCGAGCATCCGGTTGCCTTGGCCAGCGCCGCGTTTGGCATAATTTTTTCCACGTGGTACATGCGACGCGCGGCAACCACGTGCTTGGATGCCACGTGCGGATACGACTTCAGTTTCGTTGTGCGCCCATAGTATTCACCGCGCTTGTACAACCGGCGCGACCGCTTCAACATGGCAATCTGCTTGCGTCGGTCCTTGCGCGACAACGTGCGCGGAACATAACGCACCGGAACGCGAACACCCGATGCCATTTTATTTTATTTGTGATAGTTGCAATATATAATTCAAAAATAATAAAATGCATATATAAATAATGGCAATTACAAAACGAGTAAAACTTCGTCGTTCCCGACGCAATGGCGGCGGCGGCACTCGCTCCATCTGCCCCTCCTTAAAGTCCGAGGGTAATTGTGCCGGAAATGCCATCTGCAAATGGAATGTAAAACTGTCCAAATGCCGCAAAAAAAGCGTTTCTGCTACAATGAGCACCGATGTTAAAAAACAACTCAGTGCAGAAATAAAAAAAGGCGCATGGGGGGGTGATCCGGAAGATATAAAAGCGGGATTGTGGATGTTGAAAAAAATAAAATACAACCCGTTGTACAAAAGCGAATTCACCGGTGAAACGTATGAACATCGCAAACATCCGGAACTCTTGCAAGCGCGCGATAAACTGAGCGCATATGGCAAATATGGGGGGTTCTATCCAGACGGGAATGACAAACGTCTCGCGGTTCCGGATTTTTCATAGTCTATTCATCCATCCATAACATGTAACATGTCCAATCAATGATGCATTATGATGCATGGTTGACTTTAATTGCCTTTTGGAATTTTGTTCAATTGAATGAAACCACGATCTCAACCGTCTCCTTCTTGATGCTCTTTGTGGCAGAAATGCTCAGCTCCTCGCGCTTCTTGCGCGTCTTGTTTTTGTTGCTGCTGTTGCCGGGTTCGTGTTCCACCTCTTCTTCTGCCTCTTGCGCCACGGGTGTCACATTGTTCCGACGCGACGTGCTGTTGCGCGCGTTCATGTCGTCCTCTATGGCCCCGTAATTCTTTTCAATGTAGGCAACCACCCCGTTTTCCAGCGCCCACTTGAAGAAGTTCAGCTGCCCAATCGTGGTCTGAATGAAGGTGCCGTTGCTATAAGGGATGGTGATGCGATCCCACCGGCAAAACGGGTCAAACCGGCGCTTGCTGTACGCCTTCAACTTCAGCTTGTAATCCACGTACACCTTGAACCGCCGGTTGGCGCCCACCTCATACACGGTGAAGAACTTCTTGGCGTAATTCGTCGCAAACCAGTCAATGATGCGGAGAGAAATGGGCGACTCTCCGTTGATGATCCTTAGCATCTTTTCCTGGTTGTTGTCCTCGTCGTAAAACTTCATTAGGTTGACCATCAGCAAATCATTCTGCGTGGTGCACGTGCCCATGATATCCGGGTTGTCGGAACGGATTAAATGAACGAAGGAATGAATTACATATGGTTCGTGTGTTTAAACCATTATTACCCCTAAACAATTTTTTTTGTTGGCATTGCATGTTGACAAAATCAAATAAACACAATGTCATAATCAAACCGCCGAGCAGGGGTTTTCAGCAAAAATGCGCGCAAATGCATGTCGTCCACGTATTTAGATATCGTCATCATCTCTAAAAATGAAACTCGCGGTTCGCCGTCGGCATTCAATAACCGGCTGATGTCCTTCGGCAACAATATGCGCAAATAGTGCTGGTTAGCGGCGCATGCGTTCAGGAAATGCCGCACACCGCACTGCATAAATAACCGGTTATTTTCATGCGTCCATGTTCCCGGCATAAACAGGGTAAACGGTGGCGGTTTACCTGCCGCAACGTATTTATGGTTGATGGCAATGTACAACACAATGTCTTCGCCCGCACCTATCACCAACTGCTTGCACGTTGACCACGGAAAACGCGGAACCAATGCCCTTAATTTGCCAAAACTCATGGCCATGTATTTTTCGTACTTGTCTGGAAAGAGGGACATGTATTTTTCAAAAACCCGTTCCGAACCGTCAAAAAATTGCAGCGCGTTGCGACAATCCGGCACGTCATCCGTCTGCCACGGCAACAATTTGTCGCCGCATTGTTCCACAATCGCATTCAACTCGTGGGCGTGGAAATTGAATGCTACTAATTTTGGGAATTTGGGGGTTGGTTTAACCTTGCGGGTATTTCTTGGCATCCCAACGATTTTATAATCGCATATATATTATATATTAGATTACACTATTATATAGATTACATATAGTTATACCTATTATACATACTATACCATGCTGCAAACACCCGCACTCTACATTGTTTTAGCACTTGCGTTCATGTGTTTCGGGCTGCACCTGTGTTATCAAACCAACCAAACCAGCCGGACGGAGGGCTTTGCGGTTCCACTATCGCCCGGCTCCTTCCCCGACGCATCCACGTATCCGTTGCTGTACAAGGACTACCCCGTTAAAACGTCCGGCGGCGGCTTTTCCGACCTGTCGTCCACCGACTTGTGGTCCTACTATCCCGTGTTTGACAACGGCTACGCCCAGTACACCAACAACGTGCGGTACTGGGCAACCCCGAACAACGGCAAATGCTCGCCGCCCGGGTTCTGCGGCGGCTTGTACAACAACAAACCAATTAAGGACATGCACATCGTTCCCGTGCCAAAGCCGATTTCGCTGAATTCAGAAGCGCGCCGCGTTAATTTTTACGGGTCAGACCCCATGACGTGCCCCGACACCCCTGCCGCCGATGTCGCCAACTGTCTTTACTACGGGCACAAAACGAACTCGCTCACCCCGCCGTATCAGCCAACCCTGCTTGACAGTTGAACAATGCTCTAGGATGATGCCCGGGTTCGTCGCGTGCGACCCTGCGCGGACGACTTGACCTTTCGCGAACGCAACGCTACGGCCCGTTTTCGCTGCTTGGGCGGCCGTTCATCTGAATGCGCCTCGTCGTGCTTATGCTCGTGCTCGTGCTCGTGCTCGTGCTCTACGTCCTCTTCATCCTCGCGAGACAACATTTGGCCCATTGTTTATTTGAAATGCAATGATTATGATTATATGTGGTTATATTATAAATTGCAACTAAATTTGACACATTATAACGCACTTATTTTATTTTTGAGTGTGTTAATATATAACTAAAACTATATAAATAAAACCATTACGGAATATGGATTCCGGTATAAAGTATTTAAATGGTGTTTTTGCAATTTAATAATTTTTTTTATTTTATTTGATAATATTAAAAATGACTACTATTATTTGTAAAATTATACTTGATAGTGATTTGTATGGCCCTGGGAATGGTAAAATAAATTTTGTATTTGAAAGAATTCCGATTATTTTGATGTTTGAAGACCTTAATTTAGAACCTATAGATGAATTGAAGAAAATACGTGTGTTGGGAGATTTTAAACAACCGGTCTGCACATTATATGAATTAACATATTATTTTGTAACTGACGGTCAAACTTTTCCTCAAACAGCAGACAGTGATGGTCGATTGAACGATGACGTAGTGAGACAGGCATTTGCAGAATTACCAAAATCGAACATGGTATATTCCCCTATGTACATGCAATATGATGAAAAAGATGAACAAGTTTTCAAAAATATTATCACGAAGCGTGGGACATTTGATTTTAGGGGATTTGGTGATACCCCCGAAGTTGAATGTGATGAAATTGTAAGAAAACATGTGCATTCACATAATAAAATTAAATTTGGAGGCAGAAGTCGTCGTGTTCGTCGCAGGAATCGACAAAAATCCAAAAAAACTAAAAACGTCAGGCGCCGTAGATTATTTACCAAAAAATGTAAATTCTGGCGACAAAATCGTAAATGCGTCGTTTGAATCCACGTATACATCAATGGTCTCTTTCAACGACTCGGGCGTTATTTCCCCCTCCAGCAGCACCTCCACCTCCACCTCCACCTCCACCTCCAGCAGCACCTCCACCTCCACCTCCAGCAGCACCCAAACCCAAACCGGCACCCAAATCGTCGGCATCGTCGGCATCGTCGGTCAACTCATCTATTAAAAAAAATACAAAAAAGAAAGGAGGTTCCAAATCCAAATCCAAATCCAAATCCAAATCCAAATCCAAACGACGACTTCGCAAATGAATTCAAAGGTTCAGTCATGACACCCCCGTGCGCGGAATGTTATTGTTACTGCGTTCGTTATACATGAACCATAAACTAAATTTACAACATAATAACGAATTTATATTTATAATAATAATAAATATATATATTCAAAACAACAACATGTCTGGAATAAATACACCGTTTCCGGTAGATTCAATCGTTTTAGGGGAGGTGGTTGGTCTCATATTCAATCCATCGCCGCTCCCCCCCAATTGTTTTGCACAAGGAATTCTAACCAAACATGGACATTTAGACCCAAGTGTACCAGCACACGTGGTTAAAATTGAAGCAGGTGCGGGTGAAGCAAGTGCAGCAGGTACAGCAGGTGCCTCATTAAGGGTGTTTGCATTGCATGGCAATTTTTCAGTTGCCGGTGTCGCGGCTTTGCCTGCTTATCCAGCCACCGCACTGTCGGCCACGGTTTCAAGGGATGGACGCGTTTCAAACGCCGTGTTTGGAAACATTGACCGCGTCGATGAATCCAATATAATAATTCATACATTACATGGAATTCGTGCATCATTCTCACCTGCGAATGGGAAGTGTACTAAAGTTTGCATTGAAGATACAAATTGGATGCCGTGGACTCATGATTGCACAACATTAATACATTTACAAAAACCCGATGAAACCCCATCATTTCACCGTGATTTTGCAACCGGTGAAACCTACGTCAGTATTATGAAATTCGGCAAGGCATGTGATGGTAGTAGTGGGGCTCGGCTTGAACAAACGGGGAAGGTTGATCAACCAGACCCAGGATTCACTTACAAAATAATGCTTAAGTCAAATAAGGAAATGGTTGTAGAGATGCCGAGCGCTGGTGCGTTTTCACACCTTATAGTATCATCTATTCCAACGTATAGTCCATCAGAGGCTGGTATTGCACGAGGCAAACAATTTCTTTTGAAATGCGATAAATTACTTCAATCTAAAATGCAAGCAATTAAATGGTTAGAAACCCACCGTATTGACGAATCATCACTTGTCAATATATTCGGTTGGATGAATGGATTCATCGCAGCACAACCAAGACCACAAATACAAACAATGCACTCATTGTCAACCAATTTTTTGACGCGTCCATCGGCGTCTGCAGCGTCATCTAGCGTTTGGAGCCAATTGATGCATGATTCCCGGGTTACTAATTCGAAGAGCGACCGACTAGTTAGACCATGCAAATGCACGCCAACAGAAAAAGATCCACAATGCAGGAATGAATTTTGCAATTCTAAACTTGCGATTGATCATTCAATTCTATTACAAGATGGTCTTAAACAAGCTATCCTACAAAGATTTGACGCAAAACTGAAAGAAAAAGAAAGTGCAGAAGCAGCAGCCGTAGCAAAAGCATTACAAGAAGAAGATAAACGTACCGCAGCAGCCGTTAAAAAATTGGAGCAAAAAGAGGCTAAACGAATATTTGACAAAGAAGCAGCAGCCAAAAGACAGGCGGACATTCAGGAAAGGATGGCAGCAAAGTTGGTATCATCAGCAGCGGCAGCAGCAGCGGCAGCAGAATTAAAGGGCAAACCGGTGCCGGTCAACAAATCGGCATCGGTCAAACCGGCATCGGTCAAATCGGCACCTGGGGCAGCAGCCAAACCGTCGGCATCGTCGGTCAACCCACCTATTACAAAAAAGAAAGGAGGTTCCAAATCAAAATCAAAATCCAAATCCAAATCCAAATCCAAATCCAAACGACGACTTCGCAAATGAATTCAAAGGTTCAGTCATGACAACCCCGTGCGCGGAATGTGCACCTCCTTGATGAACGCCTTGATTATTTTTTTGTGCGCATTGTCGTCGCATTCAATGTTCTTGTACAGCTCTTTGCATATCGTCTGATATTCAATGTGCATTTTTTCTTTGGATTCCCACCCCGGGTGCGCGTCCATCCAATCCTGAATGATGCGCGTCTGATAGCAGGACGCCATGTAAATGAATTTTTTTATGTAGGAGTTGCCTTCGTCCCGGATCCATTCATCGGTCTTCACGTACATGATCTCGCGCTTCAAGTCCGTGCAGTGAATGGGGCGCTTGTGCACGTCCATGCCCTTTAAATTATTGACGATGATGGAGCTCACGCCCTCCACAATGCCGTTGGTTTTGGTGAATTCCAAATCTTGGAGCGTGATTTTCAGGGTTTTGACAAAGTCGCTCAGCTTGACGGCGTCCTTGCACTCCGTGTTTAAAAACATGTTCAAGTTGAACTGCGTGTTGTGCGTCGTGGTGTTGACCACGTTGTTGCTGCCAATGCGCGGCGTCATCTCCTGGATGGTTTGAATGAGCTGCTTGTTCTGCTGCGTCATCTCGCGCAGCACCTCCTGGTTTTTGGCCATCATCTCGTGGTTCTTATCAAATATGGTGTTCCGGTCGTTCAGCAGCATTTGCACCATGGTCTTCAAATCCATCAGCTCCTCGTTCTTGTCCGCAACGTCTTGCGTCTTTTTGGCCACAATCGCAATTTCCTTTTCCACCACAGTCAGCGACATGGATGTGGTTGAAGATGTGTCGGATGCATCGGACGCACTCATTGCCTTGCACGTCTTCTTGTGATTGTAGAGAGAGGACCGCAACTCAAATGTTTTGCCACACGCGCACGCGTTGGATGTCGCATGGGGTGCAGATTTTATTTTGGCTTGGTGCTTTTCAGTTTCACAATGTTGGGTCATGTGGCTTTTTCTCGTGCACGAATAATTGCACACATCACATACCAACCGAGTTTGTTGAGTATCATCATTCATTTTATTACAGACAATGCTAAATCAATTGGATATGTGTTTATATACTTATACATAAAAAATTGGATATTGTCTATTTTCACCTAGTGTTTTAAAACGGTACACGTTATTAATGTTTTACACCATTTGTGGTGTGCATGAAAACAAATGTAATTTTGGATTATGGTGTCAGCCTAGGCTCGTTTTATTCAAAAATAAAACAAAAATAGGCAACAACAAATGATTGAATAATTCGCATGCATTATGATGTGGCGTTTTTATATTGATCATATATCCTTATGTAGCGCCTATTTTCGTTTTAAAACCAAAATAGGCACGATGCATTTTGATGGGTCCAAAAACTCACTTTTTTTTCGGTCCAAAAACTCACTTTTTTTGGATCCATTTTTTGCGTGACCATTATGCTCTCGGTTTCGCATGATTATTACATAAAATAATTTTGTTACTTTCTCGATTCGAATTTGCACAAGAGTCGAAAAAATTTTGAGAATTGGACAAGAATGATGTCCGAAAATGAGATCGACGAAACCCTTTTGGGAAAATCCGCGCGTTGCTAGGTGTTTTGCGGAACTTTTTGGGAACGCATTTTGAGAGACCATATATGCAGTGATTAATAATACAACTTAATGATTTCCAATAATTCATTGTTTTCATCATTTTCAATACGGTCAATCTGTATTTGAATTTCCTCCATGAGACGAACCAATTTGTCCACCATGTCCACGCCCTTTCCATCGGGATTGAATCTTATGAACACCCATTTTCCACTGTGTATCATGTAGAGATCATCATACCGTAATTCTTCATCATTGGGGTCATACCCTGCATGTCCAAACTCATCAGTCTCAATGCAAAGAAGCGTTGCACCAATCAGTTTCCGATGATCAATGCGTCGCCGATGCGTACAGTCGCAGTGTCCTGTGTATAATGGTTTATCATGAATGAATCCTTCAAACACATCATTGATTGCATTACGAACCCGGATTTCCTTCGTGTGTGTGTAAATGACGTTGCTTCGTTCATCGTTGGGAAATACTTGTTTGAAACAGGTTGCACAATATCCATCATATGTAGTTGATCCACACCGCGAATCTGGCCAAGTGATACAATTAGGACATCGTTTGCCACCTCCGTGTGCAGCGCACTTGTCCGTTTGGCCTTGGGCAGATTTAGTGCATCCCGGTTCATTACATCGTTTGCCACCGCCGTGTGCTTTGCACTTGTCCGTTTTGCCTTGGGCAGCCTTCGTGCATCCAGGTTCAGTGCATCGTTTGCCACCTCCGTGCTCTATGCACTTGTCCGTTTGGCCTTGGGCAGATTTACTGCATCCCGGTTCATTACATCGTTTGCCACCACCATGTGCAGCGCATTTGTCCGTTTTGTCTCGGGCAGCCTTCGTGCAACCTGGTTCAACACATCGTTTGCCACCACCATGTGCTTTGCATTTGTCCGTTTGGCCTTCGGCAGTCTTCGTGCATCCAGGTTCAACACATCGTTTGCCACCGCCATGTGCTTTGCACTTGTCCGTTTTGTCTCGGGCAGTCTTCGTGCAATCTGGTTCATTACATCGTTTGCGGTTTCGTGTCATCATGTATTACATTACTCAATGAATTTTAATTCAATTTTGACCATTAATTCAACTAATTCAACAAATGTCATGGTTCATGTGTGCCTATTTTTATCTAGTGTTTTAAAACCATTTGATAAGTGCATAATTCGCATGCAAGTCAATGAGGCAATATTTCACACATTTGAACGGTCATGGTCTCGGCCTAGGTTTGTTTTATTTAAAAATAAAACAAAAATAGGCAACCGAATGTTGTAAAATATGGAATGCATAATGATGTGGTGAAATTGCGTTGTTCAAAAAGTGTTATGCAGCGCCTATTTTCGTTTTAAAACATAAATAGGCAAATTCGGATTTGGAAGCGGGTCATATGTCACTTTTTTTCGGACTCAAAAACTCGGTTTTTTTCCTTCTTAAAAACATGTGACCATTATGCTGTCAGAAATACATGATTATTACATAAATTAATTTTGTTATTTCTTCGATTCGAATTTGCACAAGAGTCGAAAAAGTTTCAGAAAATGGACAAGAACGATGTCCAAAAATCGATACCCTGAAACCCTTTTGGGAAAATCCGCGCGTTGCTAGGTGTTTTGCGGAACTTTTTTGGATCAATAATTTGGAGACCATATATGCAGTGAAAAAAATAAAAAATAATAAAAGTGTAAAATGTATAAAAATCATAAAAAATCATAAAATGTCGGTCCCAAAATCCAATGGAATCTAAAAAAATTGATTCGGATTTTTGGAATGCTAATGAGTGTCAGTGTATCCCAACAACAACAACAACAACTACTACTACAAAGACAACAACATGTTTGCCTACCTTCGTTCCAACCTCGGAGCCAACTACCGATTCATTACGCAGGGCATCGCCACCAACATGCGTGACCATGTTCGCAACCAGAGACCCCCCTTGACTGGACTGGACCCATCCAATGCCAACGTGGCTGGCATATTGGCCGACATCTACATGCGCGAGTTGGCGTGCGCAATCAAGACACTGCAGCAGGTGAATTGTGTCGCTGTCAAGTACCACGAGCACGCGTTTGACAACACGGACGCTTACATTGAAGGACAAATGCCAACCCAAACGCATGAAATGAATGCCGAGCAGCGTCATGCGGCACAACTTCTGCTCGGCGTGGGCAACAGTTACTCGGAGATCAATGCGACTCTGCGTGTGCTTGACTCGCAAATGCTTGGTGGCTCCGTGTCCTTTCAATCGGCGACGGAGTGCAACCCTGCAATGCGTGCCCAATTGTCGCAACAATTCAGTGTGGACGCGTCCTTTGTGGAAGATGCATTTGGTCGTGTGCAACACATCACCAAACAAGTGTGGAGCTTGGTCAATATGCTGGCGTTCTCCAACCTGTTTCGGTTTGCCGACCACACCATGGTTCTGCCGACCTCGGAGGATTCCATCTTCATCCCTTACATTCCAATCGCGAAGCAGGCGGCGGCGGATCAGGCGGATCAGACCCCGCATGTTGTGGTCGTCAAATTTGACCCATCACGTCATGTGTGCAATGAGTGCGGCAAGACGGTAAATCCCATGGAACCGCACCGACACGTCATTTCACCCGACGGGAGTGAGATGTTCATCTGCCGATCATGTGAAGGCGAAGACGAAGACGAAGGTGAAGCAGAAATGAACGCAAAAACACCACAAGAACAACAGAAACACTTCAAAAAAATTGCCGAGATGTTGGCGGACGGCAAAATCACGCCGGAACAAGCGTGTTCCATGATTGAGAAACTGCGGGATCTGAGAATCTTTGCCGACGATATATTGGAGCCAGAAAATCAAGAACAAGAAAAGCAAAAAGGCTTCAACGAAATTGCGGGGGTGTTATCAGATTACAAAATCACGAGGGAAGAAGCATGTGAAGTCTTTGTGGAATGGATCAATGAGTGGATGGTGGTTGCATCAGATTCGTGAATACAGTAAGTGAATACAGTAAGTGATGCTGTGCTCTGCCAAAACAAAAAAAAACATAAAAAATACTAACACTTTTTTTATGATTTTTTTAAAATTATTAAATTAGTCAATGGGCAATCCAGCCCAGCCCTTTGCTTCTTTTGATTCTTTTGATCCCTTTGTATTTGATTCCAATGATTTGGCCTTGACATTAGCCTTGGCATCTGTGTTTTGGGTTTTGGCCACGTGATTCGGCGTCCATTCCACCGGCGTGTGTGCGTCGTATGTCGGGCTGTCCGTCATGAGGATGTCGTAGTTTTGCTTGACGTAATAAGCCCGCCGCTTGTGCCACTGGTTCCGGAAGATGTCCTGCTGGTCCACGATGTCAATGACCAGCGGGCGCCCGTGTTTCACGCGCAGAATGCGCCCCACGGACTGACACACGTCCGTTTTGGGCGACGCCATAATGAGTGTGGTCAGCGTTTTGATGTCCAGCCCCTCGGACGCCATGGCGTACGTGGCGATGATGACCGTGCGCGATTCGCTGGCTTTCAGGTCGGCTTCCTTCATGCCGCCGACGTAATACCCCACGGATCCACCGGCAATGCCGCGGTGCTCAATCGCCTTGTGCAAATACGTGAGCAGCGACTTGTTGTGCGCCAGAATCATGACTTGCTGTTCTGGGTTCTCGGCCAGTTCTTTTTGTAAAACGCGCAGGATGAACTCGCTGCGGCGCGCGTAATCGCACACGCGCGAAATCATGGTGCTGAATTTCGGATTGCCGCGATAGTCGTATTCCGTCTCGTTGAACGCGGCGTCGTCCACGCAGTAGTTGATGGCCTTTACTATCACGCGGTGCTCCGACGCCGCCTTCTCCTTGTGTACCACGTCGCCCAGAAACATCTTGAACACTTTCGTGAGCCCGTCCTTGCGCTGCATGGTGCCCGACAGCCCGAGCGTGTACATCGTGGTGACTTTCATCATGCACTGGCAGAACACCTCGGCGCCCATGTGGTGCACCTCGTCAAACACCGTGAGCCCGAAGCTGTCAAACATGTCGGCGGGGTACTCCTTCATGGACAGCGACTGCAGCATGCCGAGCACGATGTCCTTGTCGTCAATGTCCACGATTTGCCCCTGGATGCGGCCCACGCGCGCGCCCGGCAGGAACTGCTCTATGCGCTCTATCCACTGGTTCATTAAGAAGGACTTGTGCACGACGACCAGCGTTTTTCGGCGGAGCTGGGCCAGGATGTAGAGCGCCATCACGGTCTTGCCCTTGCCGGGGTCCACGTCCAGCAGGCCGCCGCCGCCGGTGCCCACGTGGTTCAAATACTTCCGCACGATGTCTTTTTGGTAGTCGCGCATGTCGCCCTGGAACGCGACGCCGGCGTGTATGGGCTCGCCGGGTCCAATATGAATGGCGTCAGGCGGGCCGTACGCGCCGATTCCGAAGTAACGCGGCACGTACATTTTCAACGGAGATTCGCGATAAACGGGGTAGGCGGCGGGTTGCACGGGGGCTTTAGGAATGTGCGGGCGAATCATGAGTTCCGTGCGGATGTATTTGCGTTCGTCTTCGTCCAAGTTCTCTTTGGGGATGGTGTATCCGCGGGGACCCAAATACGTGGTGGCGGGCTCAGTCATGATAGACAATTGGCGGTTCATTGTTGCACGTGCGCATGTTTCAATTTTAACCAAAAAAAAATAATATGATATAATTATAAAAATAAATAATTACACCCCAACTTTAAACGATGAATCAAATGAACCAAACAATGCGCGATGCATTCAAGACCTGCCGCAAGCACGAACTGCTGCTGACCGTGCTCGTCGTTTTGTACATTGTTCTGAACGTGCCGACTCCCGACGCGATTGCGCCCTACGTGGACACGCCTTTAGGCAACATCGTGGTCGTTCTGGTTGCGTTGTCGTTTTTCATGCATTCGCACCCCGTGGTGGGCGTGCTGGGGCTGTTTGCGGCGTACGTGCTCATTCGCCGATCCAGCGCCAGCACTGGCAGCTCGGCTATAGAATCATACGTTCCCAGCGAGAAGCGCAAGAGCGAGGAGCTGTCGGCGTTCAACCAGTTCCCCGTGACCCTGGAAGAACAAATGGTGGCGCTGAGGGCACCCTTGGCTGACGCTCAAGTCGGCAGCGCCACGTCCTCCTTTCACCCGAACCAGCTGGATCAAACCTCGCTGGGTTACACGCAGGTTTAACTAAACGATATTGGGTGCTGATGCTACTACTCCTGCTGCTGCTGCTGCTGCTGCTCCTGCTACTCCTGCTAGTCCTGCATCGCTGCTCCAAAACATGTACCAAATTATCAATATCGCCGCTGCAAGTATGAGCCCCCACACGACGTTCATTCCAATGTTTTGCGACCCGCCCGTTCCGTTGTCGGCGGATTTGGAAGGTTTGTCGGTGTCGTCGTCGTCGTCGCAATCATCGCCCACCAGTTCGTACAGCACGTATTCGTCTGTTGGAGATTGCGGTCCCACTCCCGTGATCGGCCCAGTGTTGCTTTTTTGCAAATTTGTTTTCATGGACGGCCGAACCGTGACAATGCCGCTGTCTACGAGTAGGGTGCTCAATGATCCGGCTCCCGAAATGGGGTCGGTGAATGCGGCGTAATAATAATTTCCGCCGCACGAATCGTACGGCAGCGTGCCATAATACACGCAGTACGGTTTTGCCGGAATGAAATTGTTCACGTTCACGTCGTAATTGATGGGCGCGGACGCGTTGAGGGTGAGTGTGCTCGGGTTTACGGTGTTGGCGGCTTGAATTATGGCGGTCAAATCCGAATTTGCCGAGGCGTCGGACCCGGCCAGCGAGACGGGCACGCTCACAATCAGCCCGGTCGTTTTAGCATTTGAACCAGGCGCGTGCACGATGAGGATTTCGGCATCCGCGCGGGATCCGTTGTAGGTGTGCAGTGACGGGGCATAAATGCGAATTTCGGTTGGAATATAGACCGTGCCGTAAAACGAGACGTCCGAATTGGACCCGCCGCGGCAGTTGACGGACAAATGGCTGCGGTCATCCGACACCGTGACGGATGCGCCGGAACACATGTCGGCATCATACACGCAGTTGAACGTGCCCGAAATGGGGTTTGCGCCCCCGCTGGTTGGAAGGTCAATCGGCGCCGTGGCAGTGCATGAAGTCATTCCGAACGGGTTTGATGTTATTTTGGTTAGAGAGAATTTGCCCTTTATTGTTTAATATATTGTTATAAAATAATATATTATACAATACAATACACAACACAACCCAATGGCATATGCGGACATAATGAATCGGGAAACATGGCAAATCCTGGATAGGTATATCCCGCCCCGCATTACAAAAGGGCAACTTATTACGGGGGATGTGAGTGAACAAAAAATCGCACTTCCGGTTGGTCCAAATGGATCCGTCTTGCAAGCAGATTCCACCACGGAAACGGGTTTAAGATGGGTTATGCCCGACGAATCCCACACGCGGATGCTGGAAGATAAAATCACGCGGCTGAGCAATCAGAATAATTCGTTGGTTACCACGCAATTAGCACAAATTCAACGATTAATGTCAAATATTAACATGCAGAGGGGTGCATCCGGCAAAAAGCATTCAAAACGCAATAAGCGAACACACAAACGGCATAAATCGTGATTTGCATTATTGGGGAGCGCAATTGGAAAATACGGTAATGGGTCCAGGGGTTGCCATGCCGCTCATGGCAGGTGACAGCGATTCTGCACCAACGCTGAAATTGTTTGATGCGGGTACGTTGCCCATGTATTGATGATACGGGGGGTTTGCGCCGGAAAAGGAGGCGGGCAAAAATGCACTCAATCCTCCGCGCATGGTGCGCTTATTGCTTCGTTTGCAATGGCATGTACCGCGGCAGGTGCAGCGCGCATGCTTCTTGCCTTTGCAGTGGCATTTGCCGCGGCACTTGCAACTGCGCCTCTTGCTTTGGCCGCGCTTCTTATACCCTCCGCGACGGTGCGTTCCGCCATATTGTTTTGCAGCAATGTTGTATCCGGATTTTCCGGCAAGGGCGGCCGCGCTTCCGCCGGCGCCACCGCAACCAGTCCCCCCGCCAACAATGCTTCCATATGCGTTAGTAAAATGGGAGTTTGCCGGGTTTGCGCCGCCTGCAAAGTTGGGCTGCAGAATGTGGCTGTTTCCAGGAACAGACGAAAAACCTAATGACGTCATTCGGCTATTTGTATTGCGTTGCGTTTATTGCGTTTAGTGTGCTTGTTATAAATAAATGCAATATTTTTATTTGGCGCCGGCGGGGCAGTTTCCGCTGCACTTGTTTTCAAAATAGTAGTGGTCCAGCGTTTTGGGGGCGCCGCTTGTCTCGTGTTTGAAAATGGGGCCGTGCCGGTTTCCAGACACGCACGATTCGGCGGAGTTCATTTTAGCCCACACGCAGCACGACGTGGCCGTGCAGGAGTGCTTGCTCAGCTTGCCGCACTCCGTTTCCAGCTCGGCCGGTTTGCCTAAATGCGATTTGCAAAACCCGGCTTTCAGCTTTGCATCCAGTGGCTCGGCCTGGTCTTGAGCCATGGTGTCAAACGTTTCCACGACGACCGTTCTCGTGTTGGGACCCGTTGACCCAATGGCATCGTTCTCGGTGATGTCCGTCCCTTGCTGCACGTGCATAATTTGCTGATACACCAGCGCGCCAATGATCACAACCACCACGGTGGATATGGCGGCAATGTTTTCTATGAAGTACTGGCCGAAGCGTTCCGCCAGTTCAACTAAATTGATGCCATTGCCATTGCTTGGCCGATCGGCGTTCATTGTGTTTACTGCAAAAAAAAAATAGTATATACTGTGCATATTTTATTTATCTGGGTTGGTTTGATTTGGGTTGGTTTGATTTGGGTTGGTTTGATTTATTGATGGATGGATATACCATTCGGGCGCGGTCCGGTTCTTCTTCCAGGCGGCAATGCGCCGTTTTTCGGGCGACATGTAGTATGCCCGATACGACTCCACTGCATTGCCGCTGCGAGCCTTGTATTCATCCGGCATCGCCAGCGCAAAGGGCGTGAGTCCCGCACGCGGGCACGGAAAGAGCTCGTCGCGCGGCACGTGGCGTCGCAGCAACTGGGCAACGGCATACGACCGATGCATTTTAGTTTCGGGGTGGCCGTAACGGAAACGCCACTCCTCGTGCAGCGCCTCCACGAGATCCAGCGTCCAGATGAAGTTGTCGCGCGATTCACGCACCCAGATGCTGACGGGGTGGTTCAAATGCGCTATTTTATAAATTTGGTCCTTGATCGGCGTGTCGGGGACCAGGACGCGCATCGCTGTGCACAGCATTTGCACCGCCTCCAACAGGATTTTGCTGACGTGCTTGTCCATGTAGGCTTCGGCGGCTTCGGTCGGGATCAACGAGAGAATGAACAGATTCATTGTTACAGTGAACAAGATAACATGATGCATTGGTTTCAAATGCTAAATTGAAATCAATTTTTTTAAATGATGCGTGATTTTTTAATATCGCATTATTGTATTATTGCATCATTATCATTATGTCGTTGAAAACACTGAAACGGTGTTCGCGCAAGGCATATAATGCAGGCGAGTGTTACAATTTTCAGGCACTGGGGTGCGACGTGCTGAACAAAAACAAAAAGACAAAGAAACGGACCGCTCTTTTTTTTAAAAGTGTCCGAGAGAGAGAAGCATACGCAAAATCCAAACCCGGCAAACGCGCATTGAGCCGGTGTGATAGGATTCGCCGGTATTCGGTTGTGAGCGCAACCCGCGGCGGGAAACCCATAAAGTCTCGGGCACATTAAGGGAACTTGCATTATTTAAGCGGATGCATTAGGACGCATTAGGGGGTCAAAAGCTAATTTGAAATCAATTTTTTTAAATTTTAAGTGCATACATATGTTTCACATAATGCACATGAATGTGAAATATTTTGACCATTCATAATAATTTGCGAACTGCGATTCGCAGCACATCATTATAATTGCGACCCACAGGCTTGATTGACACGTGCCGTTCGTTCAAATTGCGCATAATTGTGTCATAATCAATGCATCCATGTGTGTACACATACCGAAAACATTTTTCTTCAATATATTGCGCAGGTGCGCTGCATTTTTACAAATTGGTTGCTATGTATTTCATTATATCTATGTCATGATACCGGTTGTTGCTTCTATTTCTAAAAAGTATGTATTCCTTTAATTTATCATTTGCGTTGTTGTGCATGTTTTTCAAAAAATGATCTTCGGTCGTGAATACCACTTTGGTCAAATGGGTTAATGTGTATTCCGTATGTTTGCGAATGAAGTCGCCAATGGAAACATCATCCACCGCTGAATCATCGTACAAATGCAACCCATCCATCAATAAAGCGAATGCGTTTTTAGAAAGAATCATGCATGTGCCCGATGCGTAGTTTAAATTTGCAAACCGATTGTCAATTATGCCATAATCTGGACTGGTGGATCCATCTGCAATGTGCATCCACAATCCACCATAATTCATGGGATTGTTATTGTTAGTCAATTCATTCAATTCATTGCACAAATTATCAAAATTCACAATTGAACTGGCGTTGGGTCGCACAACGTAATCATAGTTTCTAAATTCATCCCTGAAAAACTCAAATGCTTTGATCGTCTTGTGCTGTCCGGGAATAAATGTTTCAATCCCTTTTATCTGCAAAATATTGGTTTCAGAGTCATATTCATATTCATTTTCAATGTCCGAAAATAAATAATACACTGTTTTCACATTTGTGTATTTTTTGTAATGTTCGTTTGTTATTGCGTACATTTCATTGTAAATTGGCGTGTTTGAATGCAATACTAAATTTAAAATTTGCATAATTCTGGTTTTGTTAATCACACTGTCACTTACAATTTATTCTATAATAAAAAATGGGGGTAAACGCGATTCATAAACCCGCAAAATGCACCAAACTCAAACTCATTATGGCGCGCCGTGCACCTCGTCGTGGCACCGGGTACATAACGCCATCAAGTTTGCCACGTGGTTTTTCGGCACGTGTCCAATGTAATTCTGGCTGTCGGCATCCTTTTGCGGCAGCAAGTGGTGCACCTCTTGCGCTAATTCTGAACAACATCGCTCGCACACGCCCTTCAGCTTGCGCGCGTTGAAATGCGACGGCTCAAACGACAGGATGCCGATGTCGGACGGCGGCGCCCTGTGCCGCAGGCGCACCGCATTCGCGAATTCCAAAAACGCGTCGGGCAAGTGCAGCGATTTGCAGACCTCCAGGCCGTACATGCTGGCGCCGGGTCCGTCCGCCAGCTTGCGACTGTAAATTAAGGTGTCTTTGCTCTTGTCATACGCCACCGTCAAGTGCTTCATGCACATCTTAGTTAATAGGCGCACCTCGTCGTAGCCGTTGATTTCGTGCATGTGCGTTGCAAACAAGAAGGTGCAGCCCACTCGGTGCAGGTGCGCCAGTCCCGCGACGAAGATGGCAATTGCGGAGTCCATTTCCGTGCCGCTGCACAGCTCGTCGCCGAGAATGAGACTGCGGTCGGTGGCCGTGCGCAGGATGACGCGCAGCTCGCTCATTTCCACCTGGAACGTGGACAGCCCCTTGAACAGGTTGTCGTTGCCCAGAATGCGCGTGAAGATGGTGGTGTAAGGGCAATACGTGAATGATGAGCACGGCACGTAGAGCCCGGCTTGTGCCATGATGATGGCAATGCCGACGGCGCGAATGAGGCTGGTTTTGCCGACGGCGTTGGTGCCGTAAATCAGCATGCCCCGGGACGTGCCTGTGCCTTCGCCCACAGGGACGACCGCACCCCCATTGCCATCGGCCGCATTCGCTAAGCCTAGCGCCACGTCGTTGGCCACGTAGGTTTCGTCCTCGTTCAGCCGCTCAATGAGGCAGTGGCGCAGGTCCCGCGCGTCAAAAAACGACTTTGCGGAATCGGCCATAATGGTCGGGCGACAGAACTTGTATTTGACGGCAATGTGGCACTGGTTCTGCAGCAAGTCCAGCGTGGTCGCGAAATGAATGAGCTGCTGGAACGCGGGATCCCAGTCCCGCAGCTGATCCACGAAATCATCGTAAATTTTGGCCACGCATTCTTTTATTTTTTGTTTGGACACAATGATGCCGCGACACAGCTCGGTCAGTTGCGGGCTCGTGATTTCGTGGTTTGCGCTGGTGGCCTTGGGAAACGTCAACGCTAATAAAGAAAAGGGGTCATTGTTGGGTCCAATGCGCACTTGATCCAGCTTCTGCTGCTTGATTTGGTCGGCCAGCAGCTTGGTGCGTCGGTTCGTGGCCTGCAGAGACACCCCTTGCACGGCGGTTTCGTGGATCTTCACCACGTCCGAGTCGCTGGATCGGGTTTTCTCTCCACACAAAACGAGAGAATTTAAATAGGTTCTTATTGAGGCCAGCGTTTTAATTCCGGTTTCGTTTTTTAACCGCGCCGCGTCCAGCTCGGCGCTAATGCCGGGGCGCACAAAGTCGCAGTCGCCGAGATCGGCACCTGCGTTGGCGCACTTGTCCATGTGGAACGTGGTGTCCAAATGCAGTCGCAGCCGTGCGCAAATATCGGAAACCGATTCCAACGCAGTCGCAGTGGCAGTCGCAGTCGTGTTCGGGTTTGTTGCGTCCAAATATGACGCCGTGGTGGAGTCAATTGCCGAATGCAGCTCGCCGATAATAAATAAGCTGCCGTAAAACGAGTGCAGCATTTGGGGCGGGAACTTGCGCAGCATGATCAAGCGGTTGAATTTTTCCAGATCCTTGAGCTGCGCCAACTGGGGGCGCCAGGCGTCGGTTGTTGAAAGCAAGTGCGCGGTGATGTCGTACTCGCGCTGAATTTTAGGAACGGAGCAGGAGGGGTTCAGCAGCCGGGTGCGAAAGTGGCGCGCGCCCATGGGCGTCATGCAGTTGTTCAGCAGCCGGTACACGGAGGAGCACTTGCCCTTGGCGCCGTTGTCGTCGTCAATGATGTTGAGCTGCTTGAGCGAGTGATTGGCGAGCACCATGCGGTCCGAGCAGTTTTCAAATGCGGGCTCGGCAATGCGGTGCACCAGCTGCGGGTTGTGCTCGTGCACGAAATTCAGCAAGTACGTGAGCGCCTGCGTGGCGAACTCGTACGTGGTGAACTGCATTACCCCGGATCCCGTCACGGATCCGAAAAACCGGGACATGATTTCGCGCTGATACACTTGATTTTTGGATTTATGCACTGCGGCATGTTCGGAAGCTGGGCGGTGGATTAGCCGAGCGCAGGCGGTCATGCCGGTAAAATTCAGTAAATCGTCCACCTGTTTCTGAGAGAAATTATCGGTAATAAGGATGACCTCGCTCGGCGCGTGCGCGGAAATGAAGCGCTCCAATTCGTCGTACGTGGTGGGCGCGTGCATGACCTCCGTTTCGGCTTCAAACACGCTGGAACGCCCGGTGAAGACGTCAATGTTGGCCATGCCGATGACGGTTTTGGCGCGCATGCGCTCCAGCCAAATGCAGGCCACGCAGTTGGACAAGGCGGCCGACTCTGCGGTGAAGAACGTGCCGGGGGAATACACACCGCTCAGGGCGCGCTCCTCCTTGATCTGCGCGTCCTGGGAATGCACCACGGCCGTGTACCCTAATTCCTGCAACCGGTTCAAATACTTTTCCAGACTGTAATCCCGGAATCCGGCCATGAGGATGCCGGGCGACTTGTTGGCACAGGCCAGCTCGCACGCGCGGCAGAAGTCGTCAATTTGTGCGCGATCCGTGGTTTCGCCGTAACATTCGTAGAACGCGCCAACCTGCATTAAGAGGAACGTTTTGGGGCCGTATTTGGTTGCCGCTTCTTTGTTCAAGCGCAAATATTCCTTGATGAGAGACATTGTATGCCCCTTTGTTTAATATTCATGCTTATCTCTCTTTATATGTGTTTCATTTTGTGTTTTATGACGTGTTGTCGTCCGACTGCATGAAGTTGTGCAGCATCACGTGCTTGTTTGTGTTGTTGATTTCGCCCGTCATTTTTGCGGATTCGTATATGTTGCGCAGCACGTCGGGCGGCGCATCCGACCCCACCTTGATCAACCCGTGTTCGTGCAGGTATTTGCGTATTTCCACGATGGACTCGCGCCGCAAAACTCCGTGCTCTTCTTGAATGCGACGGCGGGTGTCGCTGTTTTTTATCAGAACCCCCACCACGTTGCTGCCCGGCGTTTTGCCGAGCTTGTATTTTTTAGTGATGGTTTGTTTTATTTTGGTTATCAATTTAATGGACGAGTCTGGATCGGGTGCCTCTGCCTCTGCTTGTGCCTGTGCCTGTGCTTGTTGTGATTGCGTGTGAAAATTAGCTTGAATCTCCCGCAATTTGCGTTGTCTTTCCTGAATCATTGGATCTGAATCAGACGGTGAGTCAATTGGTTCGCTGTTGCTGTTGCTGTTGCCGATGCCATTGTCGTGGAACAATGATTTTTTCATGGTGGTGTTGTGCGGTTCCGGTTTTTGCACGCGATGATATGTGCGGTAGGTTGGTTTGTTTCCACCGCGCAAACAACCGTATGGCACGTCCTTTAACAAAACTGGATTTGGATTTGGATTTGGATTTGGATTTGGTTGTTCCAATTGTCCGAATTGCATTGGTTCCTGAGGCATGACCGGAGGCATGACCGGAGGCATGACCGGAGGCATGACCGGAGGCATGACCGGAGGCATGACCTGATGCATGACCTGAGGCATGACCGGAGGCATGACCGGAGGCATGACCTGAGGCATGACCTGAGGCATGACATGAGGCATCATTGGATTTATTTGTAATTCAGGGGGTAATTCAAGTGACACTTGTTGAAGCATTTGCATTTGCGGTTGAAGCATTTGCATTTGCGGTTGAAGCATTTGCGCCCTGGGAGTTTTTTGTTTTCGCGCCTCTTTTTTTTTATTGATGAGCTGTTCCAAATAGTTTGCCGATGATTTGTACTGATTTGCCAAATCTTGGTCGGATGGTTGTGATGGTTTTGATGGTTGTGGTTGCGATGGGTGCGAATCAGGCGCAGGCGTTTCTTCATTGCGACGCCGGTAATCCTTTATTTTTTTTAGCAAATTGTGTCTGGCGGTGCTGGGACGAATGAGGGCGGCGGGTGGTTTTTGTTTCCGCTGTCGTTTCATGGTGGCGGCATTGTGGGATGATGCAGCACCGCCGAGCGAATCAATTGTGATTTGTTTTTTTAAAGAAGTGTTGTTCATATAAATTGCTAACTTAAATCAAATAAACAACTGCAACAAATATATGTCATAATATAAAATATTATGGCATATATTGCACATTGATTGGGGGTATTTATAAATACATGGACGAGAGCCCACTTTGGGGGGATTCTTTGCGGCGTTTGACTTCCTCGTTGGAAACAAACACGGCCATGCCCTTCTCTAAATCCGCGCGCGTCAATCGCCGTTTTTGGTCATCGGATGAACCGAATATGCGACGGCCGTGCGCAATTTTTGCACGGGACAGCAGCGTTTCCATGTCGCGCCCGTAGCACGTGAAATATCCCATGTTGTCCTCAAACCAAGTTATGGCAACCGGTTCGCGCAGTTCCCAGCCGCAGTCGTGCACTTTCTTTTCGTATATTTTCGCAAGTTGCGTCGGCGTGTAGTCGTCAATATTGAACCGCCACGTGAAGCGCGAATTCAAGCCCGGGTTGGCGCTGAAAAAGCACTCGTTCAAATCCTTTTCGTACCCGGCGACAATGACCATGAGGTCGGACTTGTGGTTGCTCAGCGCTTCGCACAGCGTGTCAATGCACTCCTTGGAAAAGGAGTCGCGCTTGTCCGCGTTTCCGAGCGCGTACGCTTCGTCAATGAAGAGCACGCCGCCCAGACACTCCTTGATGACGTCGGCCGTTTTAATGGCGGTTTGTCCTAAATACCCGGCAATCAAATCGGAGCGCGTCACCTTTCGGAACTTGCTTTTGCGCAGCACGCCCATGCGGGAGAAAATGGCGCCGATCAGCTGGGCGACCTCGGTTTTTCCGGTGCCGGGCGGGCCATAAATCACGGTGTGCATGTAGTCGTTGAATGCGCCGCCGCCTTTTTTATCCGTTTTGTCGGTTGGGTGCAAGTGCAGGTCCTGCATGAAGTAAATGATTTGGTCCACCACGCGTTCTTTGAGGGAGTCCATGCCGACCATGGCGTCCAGCTTGCGCAGCGGCTCCGAAATGCGGTGCAACGCGCGCACGTTGACGTTGCATTCCACGTTTTCGGCCACGGGGTGCTCTTTCGCAATGCGCAACAAGTCGGCAATGCCGGTGATTTCACAACAAATGGTGACGCGTTCAACCACCGGCTGCTTGGCGGGGGGGGGATCAAGCCGAGGACCCACAATGTGCGGACTGTCAAACAGCGCGGCAAATGCGGCATCGTTTGATTTGATACAATCTGCCAATGGTTGGTGGGGTTTCATTTGTTGGACACAATATGCAATGGACAAATGCGCGCTTAATGTGATTCACAGTTTTTTTTTATATCGTTTATTTTCATTCATTCGTCATGCTGTCTGAATGCGAATGCTGCAACCTGAAGTTTTGCTTGTCCCCCCAACCGGTGGATATGTAATACGGCCACACCACCCAATGATGCGGGGTCAAATGCGTGGAGAAGGTTGCAGTCACTGTGTCGGCGTAGGCGGTTAAATCATTTCGCCACAAGGAGTGGTTGGCATCCGTGTCGATAGACACATAAATGAATTGAACATTGCGCATGTCTATGGGTGGCAGGGTCAATGTGTGCGAGAAACTGGTGGTGGTGGCGGTGGCGACAGTCAAATCTTTGAACACTTGCTTGTCCCCCCATCCGGTGGATTTGTAATACGGCCACACCACCCAATGATGCGGGGTCAAATATGTCTTGAATTTAACGTTCAACGTGTCAACGTGGGTGATCAAATCATGCCGGCACAAAGAGGCGTGATCATCCGTGTCGACCGACACATAAATGAATTGAACATCGTGCATGTCTATGGCTGGCAGGTTCAACGCGTACACGTACTCGGTTAATTCGTCCGCCTTTTCTTCCAACGGAATTGCGCCGTTGCATATGGATTCAATGAACCGTTTCAACTCTTTCAACTGCGCGGATTCCCCGTCGGGATAATACGTGTCCAAGAACCATTTGCGAGGGGTGCATGATGCGTTCAACACACGATGCAGTTGAGCCATGACGTCGTCCTGTGATTCAAAAAATGCCCCGGTGCAGTCGTTCACGTATTTCCACCCCCCAAAAATGTGCTTGTTCACAAGAATGGGCGTTCCTTTGCACAATGCTTCAGTGAGAATGCGGGGGGATGCGTCCGACACGTTGGGAACAAACATGACGCGCGATTCTTCAATCGTGTCCAAAAACTCGTGCCACTTCAAATACTGCTTGTATGAAACGCCCGGCAATTCAAAATCACTCGGCGCAGTCCGGCCAATCACCAAAACGGTCAAGCCCGCGTCCGACATTTTTTGAAAGCATGCCTTTGCCAAATTCCAATTTTTGTGGTATTGATGAAAGTCGCAATCACTGGCGGCATTGTAGATGACGTCATATTTTTTAACCAATCCTTTTGGCGCGGTGGCGTCGTTGAGATGAGGGTAGTCGGATTCGCTGAACATCAATTGCGGAACATCGTACAACACCGGTTCCCTTGAACACGTGAGCCAGCCGTCAATTTGGGTCATAATGGAGCGATGCTCCTCGGTTTGAAGCATTGCTGACCGAGAGTTGTGGATGATGTCCGGTTCGTGCATGAAGGGATAATGTCCAAACGAGGATATTCCAATCATTAAGTATCCCCGTTGTTTCAATGCATGAAACGTGCGGATTTGATCTGCATACAACGGCGCGGACACCACGCAAATTTTGGCTCGCTTGCCCCCCACGTGAATGGATTGAAAGGGAAACCCGTGAAAATCGCTAGTCCATGACTGAAGCGAGAGTGTGTCATTTGTCTGCGTCATTGTGATGCGATGTGATAGTAAATGGGGAGGAGGGTTTAGCGCGCGCAATAAATGAAATGACATGACTGCGTCTATATTGTTTTTCATCCATAATTTTCATTCATACAATCAATTTAAACATAAAAATTGATTTGATTATTAGCCAGTCCAACGACCATCACAATCAAGAACACATCATCATCATCATTCCATTCCAATGACGACGACATTGCAGCCATTACAGACATTACAGGACGAAATTGAAGCCGCCATCGGCCAATACGTGGAGGAGCCGTGGGACATGATCGGTTCGTATTTTGAGAACGGGCATTTGGAGCGGCTGGTGCGGCACCAGCTGGAATCCTACAATGAATTTGTGAGCAATCAAATTGAGCGCACGATTGATATGTTCAATCCGGTGCACATTGCATCGGAGCAGGACTACGACCGCGTGCTCAAGAAACATCGCCTGGAAATCGTGGTGGAGTTCAAGCACTTCAACCTGTATCGTCCGCAGATCCACGAGAACAACGGCGCCACCAAACTCATGTTTCCGCAGGAGGCCCGACTGCGGAATTTCACGTATGCCTCGTCCATGACGGTGGATGTGAAAATCCAGATCATCGTGCGCACGGGCACGGATCTGGAAAACGTGCAACACCACCACAAAATGCTGCCGAAAATCCCGATCGGCAAGCTCCCCATCATGCTGAAATCCAGTATTTGCGTTTTGAAGCAGTGCAATCACATGAGCCACCAAGTGACGGGGGAGTGCAAGCACGACGCGGGCGGCTACTTCATCATGCACGGCAGCGAGAAAACCGTGCTGGGACAGGAGCGCGCGGCCGAGAATCGCGTGTATTGCTTCAACGTGTCCAAGGGGAACACCAAGTGGAACTGGGTGGCGGAAATCAAGTCCGTGCCCGATTACAAGTGCATCTCTCCGAAGCAAATCAACATGATGGTTGCGAACAAAAACAACGGGTTCGGGTTCCCGATTTACGTGCAAATCCCGCGCATCAAGCAGCCGGTGCCGCTGTTCACACTGTTTAGAGCGCTGGGCGTACTCACCGACCGCGAAATCTGCGAAATCATTTTCCTGGATTTGGCCGCCGACCCGGCGGCATTGCACGCACTGCAGGGGTCCATCATTGATTCCAACACGGTCCTCGCGCAAGAGGACGCGCTTAAAATCGTGACGGGGCATGTCATGTACACCCCGATCAACATGGACAAGGAGTCGGGCGCCAAAAAAAAGCGCGATTTCACGGTGGAGATTTTGAAGAATGATTTGTTCCCGCATTGCAGGACGGAAAAACAGCGGCTGTATTTCCTGGGATACATGGCCAACCGGCTCATTCGCGCCAGCAACAATGCGGATGGGTCGTCTCGTCAGGACGACCGCGATTCGTACGTGAACAAGCGCGTGGACACGACCGGCGCGCTGCTCAACAACTTGTTCCGCAACTACTTCAACAAACTGGTGAAGGACATGAGCAAGCAAGTCATTCGCGAGATTAACACGGGGTCGTGGCGATCCACGGACGACTATTTGAGCATTGTGAACTCCACCAACGTCTACAAACTCATCAAGTCGTCCACGATTGAAAACGGGCTGAAGCGCGCGCTGTCCACCGGCGACTTCGGCATAAAAAATGTCAGCACGGCGAAAGTGGGGGTGGCGCAGGTTTTAAACCGGCTCACGTACATCTCCAGCTTGAGCCATTTGCGGCGCGTCAACACGCCGATCGACAAGAGCGGCAAGCTCATTCCGCCGCGCAAGCTGCACAACACCACGTGGGGGTTTCTGTGTCCGGCCGAAACGCCCGAGGGGGGCAGCGTGGGCGTGGTGAAAAACATCAGCTACATGACGCACGTCACCACCATCAGCAATTCGGACAACATTCGCGAGCAAATCATGCCGTTCATTGTGTCGCTGGATGTCGCCACGCACGCCGAAATGCACTCCAATGTCAAGGTGTTTGTGAACGGCGCCTGGATCGGCGTAACCACGGATGCGGAACGGCTGTACGCCACCTTCAAGGACAAAAAAACGCGCGGAATCATCAACATCTACACGTCGGTGGTGTTTAATTACAAGAACCAAGAAATCCGCATTTGCACGGATGCGGGGCGGATCACGCGTCCCGTGCTGCGCGTGAACCCGAAAACCGGCGGACTCTACGTGACGAAGGACATCATCCGGCGGCTGCGAAGCAACGAGCTGGGCTGGGACGATTTGCTGACGGATTTGAGGATCCCGGATGCGGTGATAGAATACGTGGATCCCGAGGAACAGAACTTCAGCATGATTGCCATGAAGCCGTCGGACCTGCATTTGCCGCGCGACGACGCGTTCAAATACAAATACACGCACTGCGAGATTCACCCCAGCACCATATTCGGCGTGATCGCGTCCTGCATTCCGTTCCCGGAGCACAACCAGTCGCCGAGGAACACGTACCAGTCGGCCATGGCGAAGCAGGCGATGGGCATGTACGTGACGAATTTTGACAAGCGCATGGACAAGACGGCGTACGTGATGACGTACCCCTCGCGTCCTTTAGTGGACACGCGCGTCATGGGCATGATCAAGCTGGACAAGATTCCGTCGGGGGGGCCGGTGATTGTGGCGATCATGACGCACACGGGCTACAACCAGGAGGACAGCGTGTTGATGAACCAGGGCTCCATTGATCGCGGCTTGTTTCAGACGGTGATTTACCACACCGAAAAGGACGAGGACAAGAAGATCAACGGCGACGAAGAAGTGCGGTGCAAGCCCGATCCCGCCAAAACCAAGGGCATGAAATTCGGGAATTACGAAAAGGTGAACGCCAAGGGCGTCATGCCGGAAAACACGCTGGTGGAGAACCGCGACATCATCATTGCAAAGGTGGTGCCGATCAACCGGAACGATCCCACGAAAGTGTTGAAATTTGAGGATCAGAGTCGCGCGTATCGCACGCAGGAGGAGTCCTACATTGACCGCAACTTCTTGGAGCGGAACGGGGAGGGCTACTGCATTTGCAAGGTGAAGGTGCGCACGCTGCGCAAGCCGGTCATCGGGGACAAGTTCAGCTCGCGACACGGGCAGAAGGGCACGCTGGGCAACATCATTCCGGAGCGCGACATGCCGTTCACGGCGCAGGGGCTCCGTCCCGACATCATCATCAACCCGCACGCCATTCCGTCGCGCATGACGATCGGGCAGCTGAAGGAGACGCTGCTGGGCATGGTGTTGGTGGAGCTGGGCTTGTTCGGCGACGGCACGTCGTTTGGCGAGCTGGACATTGAGACCATTCGTAAAGAGCTGTTCAAACTGGGGTACGAGTGCAACGGCAACCAGCTGATGTACAACGGGCTCACGGGGGAGCAGATTGAGACCAGCGTCTTCATCGGTCCCGCGTTTTACCAGCGGCTGAAGCACATGGTGAACGACAAGCAGCACAGCCGGTCCATCGGGCCGATGGTGAATTTGACGCGGCAGCCGGCGGAGGGGCGCAGCCGCGACGGCGGGCACCGGTTCGGCGAAATGGAGCGCGACAGCATGGTGGCGCACGGGGCGTGCCGGTTCACGCGCGGGCGCATGTACGATTCGTCGGACAAGTACCAGGTGTACGTGTGCAAGTGCTGCGGCATGATTGCGGCGGTGAACGACAAGATGGGCATACACTGCTGCCACATGTGCGAGAATCGCACCGAGTTTGCGTATGTGGAAATTCCGTACGCGTGCAAGCTGCTGTTTCAGGAGCTGCAGACCATGAACATTGCCCCGCGCATCATGACGGAATAAGGGTTTGTATTTGTATTTGTAGTTGTTCCATAAAATTATATCATGATATATATATGATATATATATGATGAAATATATATACTATTTTTATTTCAATGACAACCAATATGAGCAAAACAAAATATAATGGCACAAAATTACCATCACATTTAGATAATCCATACGATGTGTTAATGATGTATTTGGGCGAGAAAAGTCTACCTATACTGAAATATATACATTTTACACCAAATGCATTAACGTTAACTGGTGGAATGTTTATGATTTTAAGTATTGCATTCATTTTAAAATACAAATTCGCATGGGCTGCTTTGTTTTATGCTATCGCGTATTGGTTTGATTGCGTAGATGGACAATATGCGCGACATTATGGACTTACATCAAAGGGGGGGGAACAATTAGATCATTTTGTCGATGCAGTTAGAAATATTTTAACTTGCGCATCAATTTATATTATAAAAATACCTATTTTTAAAAAGCTTATATTTGCGGTATTATACACAATTTCTACATTAACAAATGTATACGCAAGTAATTGCACTCAAAATTATTATTACTTTAATTCAAACACACATGATAAATACCATATGAAAGACCAAATGCAGTTTTGCAAGGATCAACCTAACCAACAATTGAAATATGTTCGTTACTTCGGTTCTGGAACAAAGATAGTAGTCATTATTTTATTTTTACTTCATTTGAGTTTAACTTGCAAATAATCCAACAATTACACGACGCTGCCCTATTTGTTTTTTTTTATCAAATATATTATATATCGCAATTATAAACTAAACCAACGCATAAATAAATGTCTACGTCAATTGGGTATTCTTCTGCCATGTCCGGCGTGACTCGGAATCCGAACTCGTTTGTGTCTCCAAACAGCCAGCCCAGCAATTTAGGCGGCGGTTACAACGGCTATTCACCCGCGCTTTTAGGTGGCGGTGCGGGCACGCACGGCAGCAGCGGCATGGAGGGTGGCAACGAACGCAGCATGGACCGCCTTTTGCTGAGGCAAGCATGGAACGGGCAATACGCGTCGGGCGACGTCAACGGCCGCAAGCCCGTGTGCACCCCGTTTCGCCGCGTGAACAACGCGGGCGATTATTTAGGGCGCCAAAATTATGTGTCGGGCGGGTCGGATCAGGTGCAGGGCAGGGTGCGCAGCTCTGCCATCGGCGCGTGGAAGATGTTTGCGGGGCACGTGCAGGCCACCAACGACGGCACCGGCATTCCCTCGTCCACGTGCAACGTGAAGTACGTGTATGACGGCTCCGACTACACCACGTTTAAGAAGAACCAAGCCATTAACCGCACGTACAACGACAAGTCGTTCGGCGGGGACGAAAGCAACGCCTCTCAAAGCGCTTGGCGTCGTGTGCGCCGATATTAGCCACGCATGTATCCATTAATGTATCCATTATATTAATTGTTTATTATATACACATAAATACAATAAACATGGTGCAGTTGGTGTATGTTAGACCCCAGTTCAACGGGCCGCCCGATCAGGGCATTCTGATTAAGCAGGCCGGCAACAATGCGGTGCTGTCGTGTCCGTCGGCCATGCCCGCCAAGTTTTACCCCAGCGATGGCGGCAATGATTTTGCAATGGGGCGGGCCGTTTACCTGCGCACGTTGGGCGGGGCAAATTACGCCAGTCCGACAAGCAGCGCTTACTGCCAGGGCGGGTTCAAAAAATGGGCAAGCCAGAACCATGACACCGAACTCTACATTGAGAGAAAACGCAACAATGCAATCGGACAGTCGTCCATCAACGCCAACGGCGTGCCCCTGGCATTTAGGAGCAATGATAACACCATTCGCAACACGCGACTGCAGCGGTGCCGTGCGGGTGGCTGCACTGCGCCGCGCAAAAAGGGCGCATTGAACAGCGGGTTTCAATCGGGCGGCGGATCCGCGCTCACGACCACCGGCGGAAACCGGCAAATTGTAGTGGGATCCACCATTGTTGCCGCGTATCAATAAAATAAAATGTTTGCGTATGACATAAACAAATAATGACCACATTCGGCGTCTTTGATCCTGCTACTTATGCAGCTGCTTTAAATTATGTTAATGCAAATAATGAAGCGCACGTGGGCGCGATAGGAGACGAAACTCCGACTCGTATGACGTATGCTGATACGGTCGTCATGGAGTTCCCACCTAATTACAGTGAGTCGCGATATGATATTGCGGAACAATATACAACAAAACACCAAGCAGCAGCAGCACCAGCAGCAGCAGCAGCAGCAGCAGCAGCAGCACCAGCAGCAGGGGGCAGAAGACGTAATGGCAGAAGACGTAATAGCAGAAGACGTAATACAAAGGGGCATATCAAATACAGAGGTGGAAGAAAGTCTAATAAGAGAATGCGAAGGAGTTGTCGCCGGTAACTTGTCGCCGGTAACTTGTCGTAATGAAATAATTAATATGGATATATTATATAAATGGAATGCACTGAGGAAGTATTGGCCAACGCTAGAAAATTATTACTCATAAATCCGAGTCTTAATGCCAGATACACTATAGAAAATATGACACTGACATCCGAACCGTATCTTGAAAATAATTACCAATTGGTGGTGGAACCAGCAACCAAACTGAACATGACGCCAAGTGCTTACATTGAGGGGCTGCGTGCGTGCCTTCGGACTCAAGAATTTAATCTCACAAATAGGACTGGCGGCACACGCAGAAGACGCAGAAGGTCTGGCGGCAGACGCAGAAGGACTGACGGCAGACGCAGAAGGGTAACTTGTCGCCGGTAACTTGTCGCCGGTAACTTATCGCCGGTAACTTGTCGCCGGTAACTTGTCGCCGGTAACTTGTCGCTTGTCGCCTGTCGCATGTCCGTTTTGTGCATTTCCCATATATTTAATTTAAAAATTGAATTAAATATATCAACCACAATTAACATTAACTATACCTCATTCCAGTCAGTTATTCCAGTCATTTTGATGACCACCGCTGCCGCCGCTTCTGCCGCCATTTTATCAGGAAATGCCAGTGGCACAATTACCGCCATTTACAAATCACGCACCAACTTGCTGTGCTTGTTGAAAGCGCAGGGCTACGACGTGAGCCAGTACGAGAACTTCGGAATGAACGAAGTGCACGCCATGAACACGAACAAGCAGCTGGACATGCTGGTGGTGAAAGAGTCAGGGCAAAAGGCGTACGTCAAATACCATTTGGGAAAACCGTTGCGCCGCGACAACATCACCGAATGCGTGGACGACTTGTATCATTTAGAAAAAACGCTGTCCAAGACCGATTCGCTCATCATCGTGATGAAATCCGAAATGAACGACACCAACATTGCGGTGCTGAATCAAATATGGGAACAGGACGGCATTCACATGGTGATATTCAGCTTGGATCGGCTGCAATTCAACATACTGGAGCACACCTACGTGCCCAAACACCGCATCATGACGGAGCAAGAAACCCAGACAATGATGGAGAAATACAACATTGCGACCCCGGACATGCTGCCCAACATTTCACGGTACGACCCGGTTGCCATGGCAATCGGCATGCGTCCGGGGCAAGTGTGCCACATTGAGCGATTCAGCAAAACCGCGGTCAGCACCCCGTATTACCGAATTTGCACCACCAAATAGGGGGTGGGGGGCAACCCAATAAAAATATGTGCATATGTGTATATTTTTGTATATTTATTTGTGTAGTTTATCGGTTTATATTTAGCATGACGGCGACGACAACGGATGTGAACGAGTTGTCGGACATAAAAACCCATTTTTATGCAATCATGGAGAAGTACCCCGCAGTGTATGCAAATCACAAGGCGAACCCGCAATTGCCGTCTGCCATGAACGACTATGACAAAATGGAATCAAACTTAACCGCACTGTATCGCCGCATGTTTGCATTTCAAGCCGGGGTTGAAAAAGAGCTGGAACAGCATGAAACCAAGACGAACGAATCCACCAATGCCAACGTGAAATTGAATGCAATGCTGGCAAAAAGAAGCGCGAAAGATGCGCTAATGACGCCGAATGCAATTGCGGTGGATCCCCCCCCCTCCCCAAATCAAATTTCCATGGTCGCAGAGGCTCGCAACATTGAACACGCGGCATACGCGTACAGCATTGCTCGCATCGTTTATTTGGTGGCGGGCATTGCCGTGGTTTCTTATTTTGTTTTGCAAACGGTGGGCAGACCGGACTCCACCGTATTGGGAGATGCAAAACTAAAAGCGGCACAGCTGAAGAACACCCTGTACGCACAACCAACAACAACACAAGCAGCACAGCCAATACAATAATGATATGATACTAAAATTAAAATAATTGGAAAATATACATTGAAATTTGAAAATAAAATGACATCCAATTTCCCATCCAATTTGGACGACACGTTGAACGCGCAATACGAATACACCGCACAAATGCGACGGTCTTACATGTATGAATTCATCGTGCTATTAATAATTGCCGTATTAGTGCTGGTGATCACAATAAATAATCTGACATCCGACACGGCAACCACCGCGGGTCAAGTGATTGGCTGGGTCATTCTCATTTTGTTTGTGGGTGCAGCGGTGGTGTATGTGGCTAGGTGGATTGATGGCATGAGATTGCCCGACGTGTCGTCCAATGTGTCCAACTTTATGCCTGGGTCTGGATCGGGACCCGTCATTCGCATTCACTATGTATGAATGCAGGGGAATGCGGGTGAATGAAGTTGCATGGGGAAAATATAATATCTTGATTAATATAGCACCTGCGCGCGTAAATCAATGACAACGTCGGCAACAACGTCGCCACCCCCCACTACAGATTTAGTAAAAACTCAGAAACATGTTGCAACATTGAATCACCTCGTTGCCAATTACAAACAGCTCTATAAAACTTATTTGCAGCAGGTGGAAGCCGAGGCGACCAAACTAGGGCAGCGCAAATATCCGTTCAACATCGTGAATCCGAACGAATTCAAAAACAATTTGACCCCGGCGTCCCCCTTTCCGTCCAATGGAACCGAAGACGCGTGTTTCAAGTCGTGCGTGGACACCGATGCCTGCGCGTATGCCCTGTATTCCAAATCCGGATGCGGAATTGACTGCAACCCGAACAAGTGCTTGCTCTACGGTGCCAATGCGGATGGAGTCGCTCCCGTGAAGGAGCTGCCGTCGGCCTTGCCCAGCTGTCCGTCCTCACAGCCGAGCGCGGACCAAAATTCCAACTGCGCGAGTTGGGCCGATTCGGGAGAATGTGAAAAAAATCCCGGCTACATGCTGTCGGCGTGCGCCACTTCATGCAACGCTTCGGGAACCGACGCGTGGTGCAAAACGTTCAATCATCCGGTCACGAATTCAATTATACCCGCGATCGCGATAAGAACGGGCGGGTCCGATTGGCGCAGCCTGGCAATGCAAATGCCGAGCAGCACGGCAAACGCCGCCGATGCGCCGATGTCGGTGGACCTAACCACGAACGTGCAGGCGTGGGGGTGGGTGGACGCTCAATTTTCGGACGTGAATTATGCCCCCGTCAATGAGATCTCGTTGCAGTTCCGTTTTTTTGCCGAGTATTGGCTGAACGCATACGACATCGTGTCGGGCAGCGCGTCCGTTATGACAAGCCAGGGATCGCTTGGCACGTTTGCATTTACAAAACTGGCCACGAATTCCGATGGCAGCACGTCCTATGCGGGAACCCTCGCCGGGCAAACCATGTTTTGGAACAGCGCCGAACCGTCCACGGGAGGGGCGGCAGCCGGACAGAACACCGCCGCCGCTCTGGCAGCAACCACGTCCGAATCCGCCAAATTCAATTACAATTATTCCGCGTTTGAAAAACCCGGGTGGAAGGTTGCGCCGAATGTGAACGCCGCCAGCAATCAAGTGTTGCCTCAATTGGCCGGCATGTCAATCCCGAGTTGGCAATTCTTGGGCCTGCAAGATTCGGCCGAAGCGTGCCAACGCGCTGCCACCGACGATCCCGCGCACGTGTACGCTCTCGCAACTTATTACAACGCCTCGTATAACACGCCCGCAAACGGAAACAGCGTGTTTGCGCGCATGTGCTACGGGCAGGTTGCGGGGGCGCCGACTTCCTCGGCGTCGTCGGCGCAGGACGACAACGTGCAAACCATGACGCCCCAGCACGGCTTCACCAAACTGGGCGGGAAAAATGGGATCGCCATTTTGAAAAGGTTGTATCAATTGAACCAACAAATTGGGGCACTGACCGAAGCGCTGAAAATACCCTCTTCCACCGTGAAAGAGGGGTTCGCGCAAAAGGGGGGGGGCGATAAGGAAGATCACATTTCAACCCTGAGCCAGCAGTTTAAGACGGATGAAGCCAACCTGAATGCGGCGCTTCAATCCCACTCCCAATTGGAATCCGATGCACGCAGCGCCGAGCAATTGTTGTTGCAATCGCGCATTAAATTTGGAGTGGCGCTGGCAATCGGATTGCTATTGGCGTATTTTGCGTACCGGTTTTTGACGGCGGATGAATTGCCATCCACGATTGCAACGGAACTTGGCGCAAATGGCGCAAATGGCGCAAATGGCGCAAATGGCGCAAATGATTTAGATGAATTCACTTCAAACTCCAACTCCAACGCGGACATGGATTCAACTTATTGAATGGAGTGTGTTGGTGCGAAAAAGCAATGCAAATATAAAATAAAATATATATTTGTATTTTAATAGAAAGCAATCCAATCCAATCCATCCGTCGGAATGAAACTCAATCAACCGGCTGCAACCGCCGAATCAATCCCGGAAAACACGAGTGAAACGCGTGCGCTGGATGCATCCGAGCGCGAATACAACCGCATGATTAGCAAGCACATGACGTATCACCGAATGATGATGGACGATCTCATGAAACTGTCCGCGGAATCGGGGTCCCAAACAAGCGTGGACCAAAATTCCAACTGTTCAAATTGGGCCAATTCGGGAGAATGTGAAAAAAATCCCAATTACATGTTGAATGATTGCGCCGCTTCATGCAATTCAGTTAAAAACATGAGCATTGTCAGCGGTTTGGGAACCACCGTTCAAAATTTGGATGCATCCAATCAACAATTGCTGCAATCGGCCGCAAAATATGTAGACCAAGGCAAACAACGCGCAATCACTGCCACAAACCTGACCGCATACATGAATGAAACGGGGGCTAAACTCCAAAATGACATAAAATCGTATGACGCGTTTGTGTCAAACGCACAAAAAGAGGGGTTTGACACCATGGACGCTGCACTGGAAATGAGCGATCGCATCAGCGAAAGCCAAAAGTACGCGCTGTTTATTTTTGGGACATTCGCCATGTTTTTGTTGTATAAAACGGTGAAACATTTGTGACACACCACAAAAAAATAAAATAATGCATAATAATAATAATAATAATAATACCGATGTCTGCCAACCCGAACGCGTCCTCCGACACATTAAGCGCGTCGCAGCAACAGCTATTAACCAGCGTGCAACAATTGCAGGATGCTCAAAAGGAGTTAATGCGCCGGTACGCTGCCGCAACCGATCCAACGGAGCGCACAAACATAATGAACGAAATGGACAAAAATGAAACGCTCCGGTCAAACCTGCTGTCGTCGTCCGGAGCCGCTGCGCTGGTTCAGAATCAATCGCTTGCCACCAAGCGGGATGCCGCCACGGATTTGACCGCCATGACAACGTTTGTGGAGGCGGAATTGAAGTCCGCCCGCGAGCAAATGGAGGACATCCAAACGAGCCGCGACGGAAAGGAACGCATGATTGAACTCAACACGTATTACGGCAAGCGCTTCATGGCTCAGGCGGGAGTCATGAAAATTTTCATTTACATGTGCATTCCAGTTTTGATTTTGGCGATTTTAGCAAATATGGGATTTTTGCCCAATTACATTGCCGGGTTCATGATCATTACAGCCATTGTCGTTGGCATCGTCTACATTTATGGCGCGGTGCACGACATCAACCGACGCGACAAAATGAATTTTGACGAATACGCGTGGGAGTTTGATCCGTCGCGCGTGGGAACCGTCATTAACCCGCATCATCATCATCACGGTAAAAAGAAGAAGAAGGATTCTGCGGGCGCTGGTGCGACCGCGGGATGCACAAATGATGCATGTTGTTCATCCAATACCCAGTGGAACCCCAGCACCAATGTGTGCGATGTTCAAGGCGATAAATCAGCAGTGAAGGGGACTTCTTCCCACAAAGTGGGTAAACACAGCGCAGCGTCCATTGCAACCACGGCAGCTCCGGCAACCGGATTAATGGGTGATCTATCATCTAGTGCAACAACTGTAACACCCACTGCAACAACTGCAACAACTGCAACAACTGCAACACCCACTGCAACAACTGCAACACCCACTGCAACAACTGTAACACCCACCGCATCAACCACGGTACCAACTTCCAATTTATGCTGGTCCTACCCGAACCGAGCCTTGAAGGGACAATGCATGGGCGACTGGACGTATGATAGCGCCACTGACACGTGCACGCCACCCGCTGGTTCTGCGACTTCACAGATAAAAGGGTGCGAGTCATACAAGGTTTCGGACATGAATGCTGATACCGTCACGCCGGATGGTTTTGCGGCATGGAAGGGAATTTGCAAAGTGGCTGATTCACCAAACTGCACGGGCTCAACCACGGGGCCAACCGCCGGCCCAACCGCGACCACTGCACCAACACCTGTCCCCGCTTCCAATTTATGTTGGAACAATGCGAACCGAGCCTTGACGGGACGATGCATGGGAGGCTGGACATATGATAGCGCCGCTGACACGTGCACGCCAACCGCTGGTTCTGCGGCTGCAAATATTCCCGGGTGCGTTTACAAAGTTTCCAATGTGAATATGACAGATCATAATGACTTCGCGGATTTTTACCAAAAATGCGGCCTGCAGGATTCACCAGGTTGCACCACAGAACCAGTATTCAATTCGTGCTGGACTAATGCAAACAGAGCAAAACAGTTCGAGTGCATGGGAGGTTGGACATATGATTATGCAACTAACTCATGCTATGCAGATGCTGGTTCGGTGGCTTCATATACACCAGGGTGCAGTCCATACAAAGTTTCCGACATGATTGCAAAATCACAGGATGAGTGGACGTCATTTGTGGAAACTTGCAAAGTGGGCGGAGAAAATGATTTGCCAAACTGCACTTAAAATGTTAGAACGGCAAATACTGCATGACCGAATTATCGTACGCGGTCACTTTGAACGCGTCATTGTATCCCTCAACGTACACAGTGTCCCCATTGTACACGTTGTCGCACCCGTACTCGTTTGTGCAGCTGCGCCCCTTCACCGAAATCGGCAGCTTAATGAAGTTGCTCTTTTCGCTGATCGTGTAGAACTGCCACTTGTCGCGGTTTCGGAACAGGGGGCGTCCCATGAGAGGCAGAATGGTTTCGGGACCGTTGATGCGCGTCAAAATGCCGACCTGGCGATACGCTGCATTCCCGGTTCCCTGTGTGCTCACGTTGATTGGCACTGCAACTGTAACGGGTCCGCGAATGTCCATGCTGCGGTCATCGCGCAGCGGCGGCACATACGGATTCAACAGCACGTCTTCTTGCGCGTTGCTCACACCATAATTGGCGCGTGACTGAAACATGGATGGATGTTGTTGTTGTTGTTGTTGTTGTTGTTGTTGTTGTTGTTGTTGTTGTTGTTGTTGTAGTGGTTGGTGCGATGGGTGTTGAAACGGTCCCTTCATGAAATACACGACGATTCCCGTGAATATGATTGCCAAAAACGTGAACGACACGTTCTCAATGCAGAACACGCCCGGTGGACAACGTCTCGCAGTTGTAACCATGTGCTTGGATGTGCTTGGATGTGCTTGGATGTGTTTGGTTGATTTAAATTGTATTTGTGTATAATTTAAATATATTTTAAAATGGGATTTGATCCATTGATCAGCAGATCATTGATTATTATGCTGAAGCGCTGGGAGTCGCGCTGGGAGTCGCACCCAGTCCGATTTTTCCAATCAGGCCGTCAATGCCCTTCATGTTGAACTTGTCAAGAAATCGCTCGGCCGTTTCAAGAAAGGGCTGCATGGTCTTCATGTTATCCATGAGAATCTTTTGCTGCTGCATGACCTGATCGGTTTGCGCGTTCATGCCGCCGCCGAGGCTCTGCAAATTGTCGTGCGCCTTTTCCACGTTTTTGGCTTCCTGGGCTTTTGAGCTTGGGAACGGGGCGGCATCGCCGTCATCGTCCTCCGAGTCGTCGGCGCTGTTGTTAAACTTGGCCGGCGCAAGCTTTCCGTTCATGCCCTCCTTCTTTTTTTCCCCGCTCGTCTTTTTTGACGCCTTGTTGGTTGGCTTGGGCGTGGCCTTGGCTGAGGGCGTGGCTGAGGGAGTGGCCGAGGGCGTGGCTGAGGGAGTGGCCGAGGGCGTGGCTGAGGGCTTGGCTGAGGGCTTGGCCGAGGGCGTGGGCTTGTTCTTCATGCCTTCCTTTGCATTCGCAAACTTGAAATAATTGACCTTTGAAACCATGAGAAAATTGGTTGCCAGTATGGAAATCAAAAACACGTAGACCATGTTCTTAGTGAAAAATGTGCTTAAATATGCAACAATTGCGAAAAATACAACCGCCTCAAAATTGCCCATCATCAAATATCCCAGCACGTTCACCACCGCGATGACGAGCATGATGTACAACACGTTCTTATCGGTGGACATTGTGGATGCGCTTGATTCCACCGACTTGAATCCGGACATGAATGAACGAGAGATGCTGCGTAAATTGGAATTCATGGTATGGTATGTATGTTTATATATATACATATAAATATTTTTTCCATTTACATAAATTCAAAATGTAATAAAGATGTTGCATTAAACATTAACCAATGGTAATCCAAATGCATCAACAATATCAATTGGGCATATGCGAATTATACAATAAATTTTTGCACGGTCCATGCGAACCGCGGGTTGAAGGCCACTTTTTGTTCATGTTCCACATTTCGTTGTCCGAGTTGTACGACGACGACCACACTGACCTGATTTCGGCGTATCCGCGTCCGATTTTTGCCCGCCAATATTCGGGAAACGTGCGCGCGTATTGGAACATTGTTAGTCGCCCAAACCTGTATCCGCTGCTTGAAATTGTGCAGACGGTGATGATGGAACCCGGCGGCGAATGCGTGGCAATCATCAAAACGTTCTGGATCCGGTTGGTTCAGCGCCGCTGGAAACGCATTTTCGCGGAACGACGGCGACGCTTGGCGCTCTTGCTCAAGCCCTATGGCCTGCTGAAGAGAGAATGCGGATTAAAATGACATGGAACATTCATTCATTCAAATCCAGACTAGACTGTCTTAAAAACTCCGTCACCTCACTCAATCCGGAATCATCGGAATCATCGGAATCATCGGAATCATCGGACTCCGACTCGGCCAACGAATCCGACGAATCCGACGAAGGTTCGTCTTCGGATTCATGATCGGAACATTCTAAGTCCGACTCCGAGTCCGACTCCGAGTCCGAGTCCGAGTCCAAATCCGACTCCGACTCCGAATCGTCGTCGGTCCATTGCATTTCTTCTAAACTCTTGATTTGATTGTGAATATCTCTCATTTCATATTGGATGCATTTTAAATCATGGGTTTGTTGATGCGGGTCGTGCGCGCACTCGTCGCAATAATCGCCCAGTCGCGCGAATTGTTCGGCTTCTTTCTTTTTATTTTGCAATATCTCTCGGCATGCTTTCTTGTATTTCCTAAAAATGGGAAGGAGCAGATGGTTGCTCGCCGTGGCTGCGCGAATGCGCCCCGCACTGCGGAACAGCTCGTGCACCACTTCGTCCCGTTCTTCCACGGTATCCAATTCGTGCAGGTCGTCCTTGGCAATGCCGCACCCGTCGCATGCTAATCCGTGCGGCGACTGTATGAACATTGTTGGACTCATTGGTGCAATGAAGACAACCACTAGTTTTTGCGTGTTATATAAAATATTGAATATAAATATATTAAGCACAACGCAACAATCTAATACACATCGCGCGCATTAAGCAATCAATCAATAAACCCATGACGACACCCCCTGCAGATGCCCTTGTGGACGACGTTTTATTGCGAAAGGAAGTCAAGGAAGTCAATGAAGTCAAGGAAGTTAAGGAAGTCAAGGAAGTCAAAGACTTGATCCTCACCGAAAGCCACGACCGCTACGTGCTGTTCCCGATCAAGGACAACGACATATGGAACATGTACAAAAAGCAGGTGGACTGCTTTTGGCGCGCGGAAGAGATTGACTTGTCCCACGACGCGGTGCACTGGAACACCGCGCTGAACGAGGACGAGCGCTACTTCATTTCCATGATTCTGGCGTTCTTTGCGGCCAGCGACGGCATCGTGTTGGAGAATTTGGCGGTGCGGTTCATGACGGACGTGCAGCTGGCGGAAGCGCGCGCGTTCTACGGGTTTCAAATTGCCATGGAAAACATCCACTCGCAGGTGTACAGCATGCTGATTGACAGCTACATCAAGGATGAAGCCCGGCGGCACCAGCTGTTCCACGCCATGGACGAGTTCCCTTGCATCAAGAAGAAGGCGGAGTGGGCGCAGCGCTGGATCCACGACAAGCGCAGCTCGTTCCAAACCCGGCTCATTGCCTTCGCCTGCGTGGAGGGCATCTTTTTTTCGGGCGCGTTCTGCTCCATTTTTTGGCTGAAGAAGCGCGGCCTGCTGCCGGGTCTCACGTTCAGCAACGAGCTCATTTCGCGCGACGAGGCGCTGCACACCGAGTTTGCCGTGCTTATTTACAACAAGCTGAGCAAGCGCACGCAGAAGGCGCGCGTGGCGGAAATCGTGCGCGAAGCCGTGGCCATTGAGAGCGAGTTCATTTGCGAGGCGCTGCCGTGCCGCCTCATCGGCATGAACGCCAAGCTGATGACGCAGTACATTGAGTTCGTGGCGGACCGGCTCATGGTGCAGCTGGGGTATGACAAGCTGTACGGTTCCGCGAACCCATTTGACTTCATGGAAATGATCAGCCTGCCGTCCGTGTGCAACTTCTTTGAAAAGAAGGTGAGCGAATACGCGCTGGCCGAGAAAACCAAGACGGACGACATCTTCGACATGAACACCGCATTTTGAAGGTGTTACACGATTCAAATTTCATAGGTATAATGAATGACTTCCCAGTCATAATCTTTATAATCTCCCCTGTGATACATTGATGGGTTGATGTATTTTGTATTCAAATCTTCAATCTTTTTTAGTCTGTATCGCGTCACATCATAAGTCACCGTGTTTTCATTGACAGTCATGTCAACGTCCATCAGGTCATCGTCAACCACGGGCCAATCCCCCTCAGCCAACATGCTTTTCCTGTTTGGCAAACGACTGAAATTGGCCAATATGTATCGCATTCTATACTCATCGCCGCCACCAAAACGCACGCGATAGAAACTAACCATTTTTCGGTAAATGAAGTTCTCCAAAAATTTGTACCTTTCAAAATCGATGAGTTTAATGAATTTCCCTTCATGCAACCGATATTTTTTGAGTATTTTCGTGTAAATGTGTATGATTAGGTCGTCCGGCAAGTTCACGATTGCTTTATTCATTCGGCGGGCGGTCATGTCAATGTCTTGGTCCATGTTCCCTTCTAATTTCTAATAACATGCATCAAGTTTGGTTTAAATTATTATTAAATGCATCATTAAAATGCTTCATTGCACGTTTGAAACCAGGGCAGATGCCGCGTCCATGATTTTGTTCTGCATGAGAACGATGCCCGTGAATAAAACGAATAACCCGGCCGTTTTCAGGGTGAAGGTGCGGTCATACAATATGCACGCGCCCCATGTCAAAAATGCCAACCAATACACCAGCTTGACGTAGTATTCAATGCCATTAATCATTTTAACGTACTGCGCCAAGTAGTGCGTTTTGCGTTCCAACAAATTCAGTTCATTTGTTGCATCGTCGTCGTGCGCCGCGAGTGCAGCAAGTTGGGTGGTTGCCAGCTGGTTGCTGGTTTGCAATGTGGCGCTGGTTTGCGCGTGCTGCGAAACCGCGTCAATTTTGGTGGTCATGTCATTGACCCAGTCATCAAATTGTTGGGTGAGTTTGGCTTTTTCGGCCTCGCCGTTCTTTTCATACCGGCTCATGAGCGCTTGATTTGCCGCGACCGGCCCTTTGGAAGCCACCAAAAAGTTTTTACGCGCGGTCTCCACCGTGCTGGGAGCATTTTTTTCGGTGATGAGCGCCGCTGCGTACTGATTTTGGGCGTCGGTTACTTGCTGCTGTTTGTAGCAGTTGGTGCCTTTTGCGCACGCCATGTTTGCGGTGTTGATCATTTGAGTCATTTGATTCATGAGCTGCATTTGTTGAAATTGCGCGTTTTGGGAGGACGACGCAACAGATGCCGCGGTTGCGTCAGTCATTGCTGCTTTGCGGGTTGCTGTGCCGGGTTGGACAATTTGTATTATATTTAACAAATAAAAAAATATAATGCATTGAATGTTTTTATGGTCGGGTCGGGTCGGGTCGGATCGGAGTGCATTTATTCGCCGCCGCCGCCGCCCTGATGGTCTTGGTCTTGGTCTTGGCCTTGATCTTCGTCGTAAATGATGGCCACATTGCGCCACACGCCGTTCGTGTATTTGCCGAACTTCTTGTCCATGAATTCATACAGCTCGGCGCCCTTGGGCACATCGCGCCCGTGCCCGCGCACGTACCACTGTTTGAAGGTTTCATACAGCTCGGTCTTCTTAATGCCGCGCCCGCCTTGCTGCATCTTAATCTTGTCGCGCGCAAACTCGGACAAGTAGTCCTGTCCGAGGCGGTATTTTTGGCTGCTGGCGGTCACCATGCTGCACGGCTTCACCAGACCGTTGGTCTTGAACACGTGCTCCACCAGCATGGACATGAACGTGGGCGCCCAGCGCTTCAGCTTCTCGTCCAGCATGCGGTCAATCTTGAACTGGTACGGGTTGTCCACGTCGCCTTCGGGGTTCGGTTCGTCGCAGAACTTGGACATGAAGTCCACCTTTTGAATGCGGCGCCACGTGCCGTCGTCGTTGCTCTTGATTTCAAACATGGTGTTGGTGCAAACCACGAGCTTGAACTGCGGCACAAAGGTGACCATGTCCTTGTAGAGAGCGCGCCCCTGCAACGGGTCGCCGGCCGACACCTCCTTCAGCACGCCCTCATTGATTTGGTCGCCCTTGGAGGGTTCCTGCATGACGGCATACCGGATGCCCATGAGCTGCGCAATTTCGGACGACGTGCCGCCAATGCCGTTGCGCTTGTTCGTGATGAGCGTGATGGGCACGGTGGCCTTGTACTCGCCGAAGCAGCGCGACATGAGTTCCGTCAGCTTGGACTTGCCGTTGCTGCCCGCGCCCACGTAAATCTGGAACGTTTGGTCGCGGTTCACGCCGATCAAGCACGACGCCAGATGATCCCACATGTAAGCGCGCAGCTCCTCAAGGGGGAACAGCTGCACCATGAAGTCGTTGATTTCGGCAATCGCGGTGGCGTGTTTGACGCGATCCAGCGGCACGTAGTCAATGTTGGTGCATTTGCTGATGTTGTCGTCGGGCTGGCCGCGGCGGAAGCGCTTTTCCGTGAAATCAATGACGCCGTTGCTGTAGCACATGAGGTGCGTGTTGGTGTCCAGCGTGTCCACAAAGTTGCGGTCGTAAAACAGCTCGCGCGCCTCCTTCATGATGTTGTTCTTGAACGTGGTGGTTTTCAGCCGCATGCAGATCTCGGTGAATTTCTCGGCGCGCATGCTCTTGTCCTTCCACTCGTCGCTGCCGGGGTCCTCCTGATTCATCAGCGCCGTGTTTTCAATCTGCTTGCTGTGATACATGGTGTAAATGTCCTTGGAAATCATGAGTCGCAGCGCGTTGCCGGAATCGCACTCCTCCCAGCGCTGCCCGTTGAACGAAAACCAGGCGTTGTTCTTGATGCTCACGCACACGAACTTGTCCTTGGCGTAATTGAACGCCACGTGCGCCAAATCCACGTCGGTGGCTTCCTTGGTCTTCATGGTCTCCTCCATGTAATACTCGTTCGTCTTGCGGCGGATGTCCTCGTAGGCTTCGCGCGCATCGGTCTTGGCCCAAAACATGATGGAGCGCTTGGTCAGGCAGCGCCCGTCCGCCGGCGTGTTCATTCCAAACTGCTGCCACTTGTCGTAGAAATCAATGATCATGTTGTAAGCGAACTTGGTGGATTTGGCACTGAACGCCATCCACGTGAGGAACAAGTGCGGGCTCGTGTTGCGCAGCGCCCAACCCACGCGGATCCACTTCGGCTCCGAATCGTAGTATGCCGCCGGCAAACACATGGTGTATTCGTGCGTTTCGCGCACCTCGTACGCCCGCTGTTCAATGGCCGAATACATTTGTTCAATGGCCGAGTTCAGCTTCTGTTCGTCCGTGATGTCGGACAGCTGAATGATTTCCACGGGCGGAGGTTGGAACACGCTCTTTTTTTCATTCCCACCGTCGTCGGCATTTGCCGCTCCGCCACCACCGCCAGCAGCAGCACCGCCGCCACCGCCCGCCTTCGCGCGGCGCTGTTTCGGACCACCAATGGTTTGTTTCATTGCGGCATGCTCGTCCTTTGCGGCGTCTGCAATTTCAAACCCAGCGTGATACGCATACTGCGCCGTGATCAGCTGGAAATTCACGCGCACGTCAAACATGGACACGCTTCGTTCGTGAAACCCCAGCGTGCACTCCTCGTCCAGATTCATGACATACCAGTATTTCAGCACATACGCTTGGTGCCCGGGCTTGCGCGATCCATACAGTTGCCAATTCGTGCTGCCGCGCACGATGCTTTCGTCCAACACATCCTCCCACGAATTCGTGAGCGGCAAATCTCCCCAAATGCTCGGCATTTGCTTCAACATGCGCTTGCGCAACAACATTTGCAATGCGCGATCCATTTTCATGCCGATTAGAATATGGATGCCGTCCTTGGTGGTGTCCTCCAGCAAATTCACGTCTGGTTTTTCAAACACGAAAATGGGCAACAACGTGCCGGGCGTGAGCACCACCAAGTCGGACAATTGATCAATGATGGTTTCCACCACAATGGAAATGTGCTCCTTCGTGTGCTGACGCGTTTCAATAGCCGGATCGTAGCGCTCGTCAATGTCAATCAATCCGGGTCCATTGTCCACCAGTTGGCGCTCGGTCAAGAATTCTTGACGGCCTTGCATGAACACGTGATCCGTGTATTTCCTGTAAAATTCGCCGATGTCGTCCGACGGCACGGTGTAAGTGCCTCCCGATATTCCCAATTTTTCGCTGCCAATGCGCGTGTGCGTGTGTTGTTCTCCTTTTTTTGAATACCTCTGTCTGATGAACGCATCAAACGCAGTTGCTTGCGGCTTGAATGATTTTGAGGATGATGATGCCATGGGTTCGTGTTACGGGTGGGGTGATTGTTGATACATTTAATCAACATTTTTTTATTTCAATTTTTCGCTTAATGTTGTAAAAAATCGGATCCTTCAAAATCCGCCTTTTTCATTTTGGTGAAAAATGTTTTATTAAAAAACAGACATAAAACATAAGTGACATGCATAACATGCATCAATAAGCGCGCAAAATGCAACCACCCCTCCCTATATCCGGATCAGCCCCCCCCGTGTTCATACCCAAAGAGACGACGATGCGGTTGCTGAAAGACGTGCGCGAAATGATGACGGCGCAATTGTCGGGCGTGCACTACATGCACAGTGAAACCGACATGCTGTGCGGGTACGCGATGATTGTTGGACCCGAGGATTCATTGTACGACGGCGGCTACTACTTTTATAAATTCAAATTTCCGCCGGATTATCCGCACTCCCCGCCGCTGGTGGAGTTTTTGACGAACGACGGCGAGACGCGCATGCACCCCAACATGTACAAAAACCGACGAATGTGCATGAGCATTTTGAACAGTTGGCGCGGCGACCAGTGGACCGGGTGCCAAACCATCAAGTCCGTGCTGCTGACCATCATGTCGCTGCTGGACAGCAAGCCGCTGCTGAACGAGCCCGGCATCACCGAGCACAACCCCGATTTCGCCACGTATCACCGAATCATTCAGTGCAAAAACTACGAGTTCAGCATGCTGCACTTGTTGAAGTCGCCGGCCGTGTTCAAACAAACGATTGCCGACATTGAATTTCACGAGCAGTTTTACGAGCACATGTGCGTCGCATTTCGGGCGTCGCATTTGCGGCATTCGGTTGCCATAGATGCCCTTGCGTTGAAGCATCCCCACTCCGAAACGTTGCGAACCACGCAAGTGTATCAAATAACCGCGGCCGTCAACTACCCCGCGGTGGCAGTCGCGTTTCAATCGGCCGTGAAACGGCTGGTCCCGAGCGAGTAACTAGTCGCATCGTGGTGCATCGCGGGTGTTATCATTTAATTCAAAAATTGAATTAAACAATGTTGCATCATTTTATAGTAACATCCACACATCAGCCGACACAGAGAAAGAATGCACTTTTGCACCGAATGCGGCAACATGTACTACATCCGGCTCACGGACACGAACGGAATCGTGTATTATTGCCGCAATTGCGGTCACGACGACGCCACCGTGACCATTGATGACGTGGTGGTTTCGCACACGTCCTTGAAATCGGGCAAAAATCAGTACGCGCACGTTGTCAATAAATACACCAAGCTGGATCCCACGCTGCCGCGAATCAGCACCATTCTGTGCCCCAACACGGAGTGCCCGTGCAACCGCGACCACAACCCGACCCAATATGCAGACCGGGCTGCAATTGTGGGCACATCTGCGGAAGAAGAAGCAATAAGCGCCGGTGGTGGTGCTGCGGCGGCTTCAAACGCAGACGACGCAGTTCCGCGCGAAGTCATCTATCTGCGTTACGACGACATCAACATGAAGTACATTTACTTGTGCGCCGTGTGCAACACCATTTGGAACACCGAACACATTTAAAAATTTAGGAAATTTGCAAATCATTTTGTTATATTTAGCAAAAAATTGAATAAAGACACCCCGATAACTACATGCATTAGATAAAACAGACCCCAGACCCCAGAATGTCAGCACCCCCCAACTCATTTTCAATTACTGCCCTGCAGATCACCGATCCCGATGCGTTTCGCGAGAGGGTGCGCACCAAACTGACCGACCGATTCCTGAAGATGAAAATGAATCAAGACGCGGCTTCAAACGCCGCCCTCAATTTAGACCGCGGCATCTACAATTACACGCTGCGTGAATCGGATGCCAAAAACATTGTGAAGAAATGGGACAACGGGTATTTCGTGCAGATTTATGCCGACCGCCTGCGCACCGTGTGCATCAACCTGGCGAATGACCACGTGGTTCAACTCATCACTTCCAAGCAAATCAAGGCGCACGAGCTGGCGTTCATGACGCACCAAGAGATGCATCCCGACAAATGGAGCGCACTCATTAAGGCGAAGCAGGTGCGCGATAAACACAAATACGAAACCAAGGTGGAGGCGTCCACCGACAACTTCACTTGCCCAAATTCCAAATGCCGTTCCACCAAATGCACGTACTACCAACTGCAAACGCGGTCGGCGGATGAACCCATGACCACCTTTGTGACATGCATTGATTGCGGAAAACGGTGGAAGTGTTGATTTAGCGAAATTAAGTACCTATTTATCCATGTATTTATCCATGTATTTATCCATGTATTTATCCATGTTTATGATTATTTTTTTTTTTCTTCACATGTATTATAACCAAATAATAATCAAAATGTCCGGAGGTCGCAAAACTTATCGCCGCAAGGCTCACGGAGGTCGCAGGTCTCGCAAGGCTTGCCGCGGCGGTCGCAAGTCTCGCCGTCGTCACTAAATCATCATTGACAACTTAGAATCATTGACTTATAAAATTAATTATTTGCATGGCAAAATCCATGCAAATAAAAATACACAGCAGACCCCCAATCCCCTGATGCCCATATGCCCAGATTTAAATGAGTTCCAAGTCAGCCAAGCGCCAATACTCCGATTTCCCGCCCGGCAGCGGTCTGCGTATGATGAAGGGCAGCACCTTTTGCTGCAATTCCAGCTGCGCAATCAAATACCCGTCAATTATCTTTTTGTCCACGGGAATCATGGGTTGGGCACCTTGGTTCAGTTGCTTTGCGCGCTGACCTAAAATGCGCGTCTTCTCGTATTTGGTCAGAAACGGCATCGTCTTGTGCATGACATCCGTGATCACGCCGTCGGCGTTTCGCACCACGCGTGCAAGGGCGCTCACCTCGGTATTGTTTAAATGCATCATCTCTTGGTGGAACGACGTAATGTAATTTTCGTGCATCTCGGTCTCGAATTTACGCAAATAATTGTTGCCGTCGTCGCTGTCGTCGTCGTCGTCGCCGGATCCGTCGCTGTCGCCGCCCCCTTCTGCGTGTTCAATGTCGTCGTATGAATTTTGCAGAGTGGTGATGTCCTGCAGCGTGGCCTTGCCCTTGGGCGGCTTGGACGACGCAATCGCCCGCTTGTTGGCAATCGTTGCCTTCTTTTTCGCATCCGAATTTGCAACGGTGGATGCGGCCGTGGCCGTCTTTTTTGCAAGCATTGCCGGGGTTTCAATCGCGGGTTCTTCAAACCCAACTTCTCCAATGTCCGCAAAATCGTCGTCGTCGTCGTCGTCATCGTCGTCGTTCGTTCCAGTTGAAACGGAGTCGCTGTCGTCCGTGGCGTCGGTTTCAGTGTTGGTCCCCGTGTCGGTGGATTCCGCATCGGATTCCTCCTCCTCCAATTCCGCGCCGGCAATGGCAGCATTACTGCCGGCGTTTGCGCGCGTATTTGCACGCGTAATATCCCGCTGCTGCTCCTCCTCGTCATCGTCATCGTTGCCCTTCGCACGATGCATTCCACCCAATTTGAAAAGATTTTGCATGTCGCGGTGGTTGTGATTGTTATGGTGATTACTATATTATAACTACATATACTTTAATACGTTTCAATTTTTATTTTAATCCAGTTCCGACATGTCTATTAAACATTTCCTCTCGGGCTGAGTTAGCCAAGCCTTCAGGAAGGAGGCGCTGGAACCGGAGGCGCTGGAACCGGAGGCGCTGGAACCGGAGGCGCTGGAACCGGAGGCGCTGGAACCGGAGGCGCTGGAACCGGAGGCGCTGATTGTCGCCCCAGGGCTGCGACGCTTGGGCGCCCGATGCTCGCATCCCTGCGGATTGCTGCGTTCTTTCACGATGGTTTGCCACATGTCGTCCAGCACTTTTATGGCGTGTTGAAACCACAGCTTGTTTCGCAGCACCAACACGCAGCTCATCTTTTCCAAGCGCCAGCGGATGGTCTTCATCCACATGTGCGCGCGGTTCCGCTCCATGGCGTCGCTGAACCACGCCTCTGTTTCGGCTCTACTACAGCCAATCGGCTCGTATTCGTAGTGCGGCCGGCCGTCCTTCATGAAATAAATTATGACGCCAGTCATCAACGCATCATTCGGATCGGACATGGGCATGCCATCGTCGCCATCGTCGCCTTCTTCTGAGAACTGCGTCTCCAGAAAATCGCACTCGTTCAAGTCCGCGGTTTCCATCTGCAGCTGCATTTGAATCCAGTACTCCTTCTTCGGAATGCCCGTCATGTCGCGGTTCACGATGTTCTTAATCTCCAGCATGCGCCCGTACCGCTGCGAACCCGGGTCCACGTTGATGCCATCCGGCGACGCACCCAGAAACAGATGCTTGTCGTGCTGCAGGCAGCCGAAATCGTCCACCCGGGTGTTGTACATGTGCTCGTAAATCATGCGCGACACCGGCTCGTACTTTTGCCCCCAGTGCATCGGCGATGCCGTGTTCACGTACTCTTTTGCTTGACTCAGCTGTAAGGGCTTGCACTTCTCGTAAATGAGCTGGTTCCGGCACGCCGGGCTCTCAAACGCCTTCCACGCGTTGCTGGCGGTCAGCAGGTCGTGCCGGAACCGGTACCACTCGGGCGTGCGCTGGTCGGGCTGCGGTTTGCCCCGAATGTGCGCCAGCTTCGCGTCAATCACTGCCACGTTGGGCGGCTTGCGGATGAACGTGCTGCCGCATTCGCGCGCGGGGTTCGCACATTTGAAATACAGCGCCTCGCAGAACCGGCACAGCGCGTCCGCTTCCAAATCCATCGTGGCGGAGAATTCAAACGCGTGTATTCCCTCAAAATACTCGTGCAGCACGTCGTGCACCACGTCGTGAAAATCGGGCGCGCTGAACGCGAGCGGGTTGTCGCAAACGTAAGCATCCAGATGCAGCAGCATGTCTTCTATGGTGAGCAGCATGTCTTCATCCCCAAATTGATCAAAGAGAGTAGAGAGATATTCGCGGGGTAAATCAATATCCGTTGCCCATTCCGCATTTATTGCGCGCAACGCATCCAACGATTTGAACCATTCGCCGAATTGCGCATCCATTTGCAATTGCAAATCGTTATAACCGTTGAACTATATTAAAGAAATGCATTTATATAGTTATTTTATACTCTTTTTATAATGCTATACATCACGATGACCGACATAAATAAGCACGTAGTATGCATTGCAGGCAAGCGCAACGTCGACAAGCTTAGCGACAAGCTGTTGAATAAGGAGAAGCCGCAGCGCGCCCGCACGCTGAAATGGACAATTGACGACGCATTCTTTGCCCATGACAAGCAGATGGAGGTTCTGCGCCGCTTAATTGCAGATGACACTTCATTAGAAGAGAGAAATTTCTTCATAAAAGAAATCAAGCATAAATTAGACGGATACGCGAGACAGGACGTCGCGAATGGCATTCACGATTTATCCCCCATTATCTCTCTAGATGTAACGATTGAATTGTTGTTGGTGAGTAAGATGCGATGCGCGTACTGTCGCGACGGTTGCGAGCTGATATACAAGGACGTGATGGCACCGCGTCAATGGACGTTGGACCGCGTGGACAATGACCAGGGGCACACCAGTGGCAACGTTGTTCTAGCGTGCCTGGCCTGCAATTTGCAGAGGCGCACCATGGACGCCGAGAGATTCAAGTTCGGGAAACAGCTGCGCATTGTCAAGGGGGTTTAATTGCATCATTGTTTGAGTATGGATAAAAGCAGTAATGGTTGCCGTTTTTGCGTTTTATGCATTCACGCGTTCACGTATTTTCTACTTATGCGATTTGCGGAATTGGTTCGTACGATTAACTCGTCCGTTATTGTGCCCGACATATCGGCAACATCGTTTGCCGTTTGTTTTGCACCATCATGCGGAGAACCAAATAATAGAACTGCATCCCCCACTTTATCACGCTGTTTCGCCTCTATTACAATCTGATCCATGCTAATATTACCCAACACTTTCCGTTTGGTGCCATTAATAAACACGTGCAATTTGCCCGAGGATGAACGTGGAATGATGTCAGCATATCCAATTGCCGACACGCAGGTTAACATGTCTTTTTTGGCTATAAATTTATTGTCATACCCCACGTCAGCCCCCTTTGATATGTGCTTTATTTGTATAATGCGCGAAGTTACCGTCATGGCAGGTCGCAAATTATCATTGCGTTTTCCGCTTGGGTCCAAGCCATACACTGCCAATCCAGGGCGCGCCAATGTGAAATCGGACACATCATAGTTCAAGCATCCTCCCGAGTTGGCAATGTGGACATGTTCAAACGTAATGTTGTGTTTGCTCGACAGCGTGTCTCTTAGTTCTCTAAATAATGTAAGTTGTTTTTTTGTGGTGGCGTCATTTTTTATTTCGGATTGTATAAAATGACTCATTAGTCCCACCAATTTTACATTCGGATGGGATGAAAGCAGTTTGGCAGCATGGATCGCTTCGCTGTATGGAATTGCTGCTCTATCAATGCCGGTGTCTACAAACAGATGCGCGCGAACCTTTTTGCCATATTTTGCTGCTAGTTTGCATATGATGTGTATGTGTTTCTGGTCAATGACGGCAATGTCAATGTTTTTGCGAATGGATTCCGCGAGTTCCTTGCCATGCGTATCATACAACCACGCAACAATGTGTCCATTGTCACCACTATTTCGCAACATTAACGCTTCCCCCAGGGTTGCAACCCCGATCATTTTCACATTATGATCTCTAGCTATTCTGGAAATCTGAATCGCACCGTGTCCGTATGCGTTTGCCTTTATCACAGGCATGACATCCGTTTTTGACATTTTACGCAAATAATCTATATTATGTCGTATGGCCGCCGCGTCAATGGTGGCAGTAATGTCTGTGTGTTCGGATGGAATGTATTCTACCAGTGGATGTCCAACTGAATTGCGTTTACGAGTGCATTTATTTTGTATTAAACGGCTTTTCTTTGTCAGATGTGTCGGCGGCATTTACATATATCATATATATTAGTTATGGTTCTTGCGAGTTCTTGTTTTTCTTGTTTTTCTTGGTTTTCTGCGTGATTTTCGCAGGGTTCTTTTTGCGCCACCCCCAGGCTTGGGTGAACCCTTGGGCGAAGCTTTGGGTGAACCCTTTGTACCGCGTTCAACCTTTTTTTGTAATCTAAAATCGTATTCAAGATAGTTGGGATTCGTGTCATCATCCTGCCTTACTACCCAGACAAAATAATCAACTAAATTGGATAAAACACGCGCCCTTTTTTCTTGTTCTTTTGTGCATGTTCTAGTTCCAGACCTTGGAACCTCCTTCGACATCGCTGTAACATATTCCTTGACCGTCAAGTCGGCGGTATTCAATTCAGGAAACCTCGCTTTGAATTTTTTTATGTATGCCTGGTCAAAGTATTGCTGGTCAACCAATTCAGATAATAATAAGTGCATCGGTTTATTTATGATAACTGCATTATGCGCCACATTGGCATCATGATTTAATGATTTATAACCGAAGGAATTATACCATGATTCGCCAGTCGTTAAAATTTTTAGATAACGCAAATCAATGTTCTGTCCAGCACATACATTTATGGATGAGCCATCCTCCAATTGTATGTATTTGACGCGTGACCAAGGCGGAGCCGGAATGGTTTTTACCATTTCTTCAATCAACTTTATCATTTCGCGAGTGAGTGGCATGCCGTCGCCACATTTGACTATTTTTGAAATATACAATACAGTGCCATCATCGTCGTCTTCGTCTTCAATGAATTCAAATTCTAAACATACCTTGCGACCGTTTTTTATTTTAAAGGATCCATTTTCGAATGTTACATCAAATTTAAATGGTTCCACCATGTTACTATTTATTAATTATTAATTATAGAATAAATAACTAAAAAATATATTTTTTTAGGAGAACCCAGGTTTCCTCTCCTTGTGTTTTTGTTTTTATTTTGCTAAATGAGGGAAAGGTTCGGAAAACCGTAGGTTTTCTGATTAGAGTTCCCCGCGCACGAACATGGCGATGATTTCCGGCATTGACGCGTCAAAGCCCGCCAAGTTCAACGTGTTGCGGTCGTTCGGATCGGCGATGGTCAAGTTGTTCGCGGTCATTCCCACCACGATGAGCTTCGCGTCCGGCTTGTTTGCTTTCACGCGGTAGTTCTCCAAAGCAACCTGGGGGTGCACTTTGCCCGCAAACGTCTCGCTGTCCGTCATCACGATGAACACATCCACGTTCAGACCTTCCTCCATCGCACGAAGCATGGGGAGCGAGCAGTCGGTGGCGCCGTATGGTGCATTGGTTGCCTGGATGAACTGGTCCAGCGTCATGCCGCGCTTCACCAGATGGTCAAAGTTGCGGAACCCATTGTCTGTGGTGAGCGTGGATCCGTACCCGGAGGTTGATGATGAAGTGAAACCGCGCACGTAGACATGGCCGCCGCCATTATGCTCGGTTTCGTAGAGCATGTGCGCCAGCGCGGCCGAGGCTTGCCTGCAACTGATGGCGGGACATCCCATGCAGGCAATATCCATGCTGCCGCTCACGTCCAGTGCGGCCATGTAGCGTTTGCCCGTGGGTGCCACATTCTTGAACGAACGCAGGAAGGTGGTCGTGAGTTGGTCGCGCACTCGTGGCGACACTGTCCATGCCAGTGCGCCCTTCATTGCCTTCCCCATGCCGTAGATTCTGGAAGCAATCAACACCTTGAACGGGTGAATGCGCGAACGTTGAATGTCCTCCTCGGATGAAAGTCGGGCGCAGATGAAATCCGTGTTTGGCCCCATGAAATTCGGCAGCGACGACAGCTTTCCCAGATTGCGAGTGAGGGCCTCCAGCGGCATTCCGGCCTGCTTGCCATTGGCGCCCTTTGACTTCAACAGCTCCGTCCAAAGTTCTGAACTGTTCAGCAAATGCGTGGGAATCTGCTCGCGCACCAAGCCGTGTTCCCGCACCAGTTTGATGGCTTTGTAGAGGTCGGCCACGCTCGTGGTGCAGGCCTCAATCTCCATGACAGCCTGCAAGTAGATGGCGGTCTCAATGAGGTCGCGGGGAGGAGAAGAATGCTCTTGCTTGATTGCCTCTGGGTTTACCTCTTGATCCTGATCCTGATCTTCGCTGATCACAATGTAGTTGTTTTCGTGCTCGCCCGTCTTGTGCATCGGTTTGCTCGGATCACACTGCCACACGCCGTCCACAATGAATTTGAAGTCGTGCGTTCCAGGTGGAAACTCCAGCGAAATCGTGAATCCGCCAGTCGGCACGCGGTTCATGAACATGCGCCTCCACCCAAATGCCGATGTCGCAATCTCAACCTTTGCCGCTCGGGTCGCTTCGGTCACTTGTGTCTCCTGGAATTTGATCTGCGTTTTCTTGATCGGGTTCTTTGCTTCAACTTGCGCCGATCCGCCGCCGAAGACGGTTTGAATCGCCGATTTGAATCCAGACAGGATGCTGTTCGTTTTGGTCGCTTTTGCGGGTGCTTTGGGTTCCTTGGCTGCCTTGGCGTTCACAGTCGCATTCGCTTTTCCAGTCGCATTCGCTTTGGTCGCATTCGCTTTTCCAGTCGCATTCGCTTTTCCAGTCGCATTCGCTTTTCCAGTCGCAACCGGAATGGGCGTGTCCAGCAGCTGCATGGCCCGCTCCTGCGTTATTGCGGCGATGATGTCGGTCAGCAGCTTGCGCATGAAGTCCTTTTCACCTCGGGCGCAGGCAAACACGAACTTGAACACCAAACGCGCGCCGTCGTCCTTGAGTGACGCGGGATTGACGTGCAACATGCGCAGCAAATCCTCATGGCGCCACCCTTCGCGGTTCTTGTACTTGGTGAGTGCCGTCGCCAGCTCCAGACCACGCCGCGAAGTGTAGTACTGGCTCAGCGCTTTCCGAAACCCGCTCCCCCAGCCCTTGCCCTTCTCCTTTCCGGGCTTGCACTGCGACAAGTCCGTCACGTAGCCAGCCAGCATGAACACGTGCGTCGGAATGCGCACACATTTGGGAACCAGCGCCAGTGCCATGACTTTTTTATCCACGCTGGGTGCAAACACGATGGCCGCCGCGAGCGTCAACAGCGTCGGCTCTTGGCGCGCAGCCAGTCCTCTGACCGAGATGTCCTCAATCATTGCGCACAACTGCTTGAAATCGTCCGGATTTTTGCTGCGAATCACGCAGAGAACGGCCGTGTTGCACTCGGTGGACACTTGTTCGCTGGTCTGGTAGTAGTTGCCGTTGTCCTTGGCGCCCATGACCAAGTAGCGCCTGGCGTGTTGCAGATCGGACAATTTCCACACAAACCCACCCGCATGGTTTGCCACTTGGTCAATGTCAATTTTGCACCACTGCGGAACCGTCGCACGACCCGCGCCGAGTTGCGACGTCATGGTTCCGGATCCTGTTCCCGCTTTTGCCGCCGCACGCCTTTTCTTGTTGGCACGCTTCTTCTTGTTTTTGCCGGCATTCTTTCCAACGGGCGGCCTTCCTCCATTCATGCTTGATGTGGACTGCATTGTTTGTTGTCTGCTGTGGGTTGTTGGCTGGTGTTGTTGTTGAACTGTTGAAATGCTGTCAAAAACGGACAACCTTTCAATTTTTCGGGTTATTTGAATTAAATGCATTCCTCTTTAAATGCATTTGAAATAGTATTACGCGTCATGAACTCATGAACCTCTTTTTGATTTTGATTTTGATTTTGATTTTGATTTTTTAAATTTACGTGTTTTCAACCTACCACCACCGTCTGATTCTGACAATGCTCCTTTCAACGGCCACATATCACGTTTTGACAACTCACGGATTAATTTAGCTGCTTGGTCTTCATGAAGACTCTCTGGACCTGTATCAGTTTTACCTAACCAAAAACACATATCACGAATTTTATCATGAATGCCAAATGATCTACGATGAATTATATAGTTTACAACATTTGCATAAGGTTTTAGAGGATCGTACTTAATTCCACTACTGATCAAATAATCAGATAATCGGTGCTTTATGATTTTATCTAATTCGTCTATTTCATAAGTAAAACGGTCAGGCAAAGTAGTGCCACGAACATAAGGATCACCATGCAGTCGTTTAAGTAACTTTAGTCTATCGTCCTTCCACTCATTACCGTATACATGGATTGCTAATTCGGAGAACAATTCTTCTTTCCAATTTTTTTTATGTCGGCGTACCGTGCCGCCCTCGCCCTTGTTATGTTCGTCAAGCGTTCTTTGAATAAAACCGCGTTGTTCTGCTTCGGTTGGAAATTTGTCTTGAAACCGCGCGCGCAACAAATAATTATGTTCTTTCTGAATCTCACTAAGAACCTGTTTGATCTCTGCTATACCAATCCGTTTTTTACAACCATGGATTATTTGAATGAGGCTACACACCAATGAGCGTTCATTCGGATCACTGATGTGCATGTTCCCCGAAACAAAATCGCATTCCTCTTCCGCGCGATGTGCTCTCAATCCCCATGTTTCAGGATCTGACTCATCATCATCTTGGTTAGCGCGTCTTCGTATGCGGGCTGTCAACCATGCATTGTGTTCCTCGTCTAATCTTCCAGGAAATGCGAGGCAATCCACACACTTTGCCGGGGTTATTCTGCTGTGTTCGCAAGGACCCGTTGTTTCAGGAAACGTCACATTTGCCGTCTTCCTTGGATGTACAAAGTTTCTACCAATACACGCTGCTTGAGCCGGCAGACGTTTTAATGCTCTGAATTTTGACATAGTATGCCGGTATAACATACTCGCATATTTTATTATCACCTAAATTTTGGGTTGCTGGCTACAACATTTACATTTTGCGGTGGTGCATCAAATCGTGATCGTGGCGTATTTCATGTGTTTGTTGTTCAGGCCCGGGTAATGCTGTTTCAGAAATGCGGCCAGGCGCCGTCCGTCGCGGTGCTTGCCGTGGTGCCGCATGAAGTGGCGGCGCGGCGCATACGCGTTCATGCGGGTTGTCAAGCTGCGCAGGGCTGGCCTCACGTCATTCTTACTCGTGAAGAACTCGCCCGACACGCCCGGCTCCACGTAGTGCCAGCCGCCCAGGATGTTGCGATTCACGAGCACGGGCATGTCGTAGCACATGGCTTCCGTGATGACGCGCGGCGAGGCGTCCGCAATGTTCGGCACAAACAGGAAGCGGCACTTCTGCATCTCTTTTTGGAACGCGTCGTATTCCAGGAATGGGATGACCGTGACGATGCCGTTGCACTTCTTCGTGAACTCGCAATTGGTGCGCCCCACGAGCACGCCGCGCAGCCCGAACTCGCCGCACATGATTTCCAGGCACTGCTTGGCCAGGTCCCAGTTCCGATTGTACGACTGCCACCCCGGCTCGCACTTGTCGTTGTCCTGCAGGCACACGTACATGAAGTCGTATTCTTTTTTGATGGAAGGGTCGGGCTTGTACGCGTCGGCGTCCTTCAAATCCGACTCGGCGAGCAGCATGAGCGGCAGCCCGGACTGCTGCAAATTGGTGGGCGGGTCTCTAAAACAGTGCAGCCACGCCGACACCATGGCCGGGTAGTCGTGCCCGCGCTCCTCGTGGAAGCGGTCCTCGTGCGGGTTCTCAATGTGGCCGGGGAAATTGATGTAGCTGGATATGCCGCAAAAGGAGAGCCCCTGGCTCCGATACTGCTCGTACGCTTGTTCGTCCTCCTCGGTGCGAAACGGAGCCGCAATCAGGAGCACGTTCAACGGCCGGCCTTCGTCGTCAAACACGTTTTTGAAGGGGGAGGACACGATTGGCGCCCCTTGTCCTTGGTCTTTGCCGACGACGACGAGCCGATTCTGTATTGCAGCGGCAATCACGCCTGCGCATACCAATGCGCCCGCAATTTTAACTGCAATGGGCGTGGTTGCCATTGCTGGATGCCGGACGAGTTATTGATTTTATTACACAATTACAAATATAATTATATTATTATTTTATATATCAACTAATAATATTGCGAATATCTCTCAACATGAAACTAACCAACGTGCATTTGTTTGTGATGCTGCTTTTGGCGCTCGTGTTTTGTTCTTTTTTGGGCGGCACTTGCACCGGCGGGGTCGCTGGTTTAGAAGGGTTCAACATGCCGTCGGACACGCATCCGTACAAGGGCAAGGGTCAGTACTCCGACAAGTATTCCAGTTACGGCGATTTGTATTCCGCCAATGATAAGTATTCCAAACAGCAGGACAAGGCGAACGATCGCAAGGACAAGGTGGCCGCGTCGGGAAGCGACGGAACTGACGCATCATCAAAATATGCGGCTTACAGCAGCAGCAGCAGCCAAGGCAGCAGCAGCCAAGGCAGCAGCAGCCAAGGCATTCCCGCCAGTCAGATTCCATCCGGTCAAGAGGATCTTTACATGTTGAAATCCCAAATGGTTCCTCCCGTTTGCCCGGTTTGCCCGGCAATGAAATGCGACACGTCTTCTTCTTCTAGTGGCGGCAGCAATAAATGCCCGCCATGCCCTCCGTGCGCCCGTTGCCCAGAGCCCGCATTTGAATGCAAGAAGGTTCCGAATTACAGCAGCGGCAACGACAACGTGCTGCCTCGGCCCGTGCTAAGCAGCTTTAGCCAATTTGGGTTGTAATATTCATGCCCCTTCGTTTGATGCACTGTTTGTCAATGGACATCGTTTCGGCCGCCGCATTCTGCGGGACGATTTTCAGCACGCATTTGGAATGCATTCCGTAAAGCGGTTCCGTGCATCCCTTTTCCTTCCTTTTGGTGGTTTTGTTTTTCGGGTCAGCCTTCAGCATGCGGGGGGTCGGGTCGTCCGTGCAGCGCGCTCGAAAGTGCTCATACCGTTCGCGCACGTCGCAATACGACAGTCCCGACGTTTTGCCTAATAATTTATTGACAATTTCGTGCAGTTCGTAGACGTATCTGGAAAAGGCATCGCGATTTGCCAAGTGGCACGCCCGCAGCGGGTGATTTTTGAAGTTGGTTTTCAGGTTGATGCGGCAGTATTTGCAAGGCAGCACGTGCTGCAACCCGAGGATGAACGCGCGGTAGTTGCGCTTGTCTGCTGCGGTGGGATGCACGGGGTAGTTAAAACTCATGGTGTGCAAGTAGTGCCACATGGGAGGTCCCCACACCGTGGTCAAAAACCCGTCGCCCGACAAAAAATCCTTGTCCGCAAACACGGTGGGGGGTTTGATGTTGACCTTAATTTTGCGGGAGTGTTTCATTATTTCATTATATAAATTAAAACATAATAAAATAACACGTAATAAAATAACACATCGTTCAATGAACAGTTATGGATCCGTCAGCTTGGTGAGTCGGGCAATTTACAATGTGTTGCGCTACATGAACTGGTTTTCCGACGAGGAGGACAACTGCATTGCATCACCTGCATCGCCTGCATCACCTGCAGCCTCCCCTCCCACCTAAACCATGGTGTGGATGAATTTTTCTAGGGTGGGCTCGTCCACTTTGGCGTCGTATTCAATGTTTTTGCCGTCCTTTGTGAGCACGACGGTGGGATACCCCTGAACTTTGAATTCATTGACCAGTGACTCGTTCTTGGAGTCCTCGCCGTCCACGACCACCAATTCCAATTTGTGGCCGTTGATCACCTTGCCGTTGTATTTGTCCATTACGGTTTGAAACTCGGGTTGCGCCTTCTTGCAGTGCGGGCACCAGTCCACCTTGAACATCCGAATGGTTGCAACTGGGGGATCCGCCGCCCCAGAATCGGGCGCGTTGGAGTAGCCCTCGTAATACGAAAACGCATTGCTTGATTTCACGTGTCGGTTATACAGTTGATGGGCAAGAACCGCAAAAAACAACACAACAAATGCGTATCCCACCCATTTTTTATTGGTCATCAGCCAATCGGCGCCCTTCATGATCCGATCCATTGGTTATTTGGGTTGTTGTATAATTAAATGGAGAGAAATTAAAACATTTGTGAAAAACGCATGAAATTCGTGCCGGGGGGGCGTATTTTCCTTCTATTTTCTCTCATCTGCATCATTCAAAAATGCCTTTGCGAATGCAACGCCGTCCTCAATCCACGCTAAACGTTGGCTGGCATCCGACATGATGGAAAACCATTCCGCCGGCGTGATGTCGGGTTTCACGTGGCACACCACTTCGTTGGTTGCGTTGGTTGCGTTGGTTGCCACTTCGGTTGTCGCACTTTTAGCCGCGGGGGGGGCATTGTGCAGCGTGTTGACGAGCCGAATCAGCTGCAAATTGATGAAGCGCAAGTATTCTATCAAAGACGAATGGATGCCGATGCCTTCGTTGGGGTTGTTCCATCGGTTGCGCAACCCGAGCACTTCGTGCGCCTGGCACTGCGTGCCCTCTAAACACTCGCGCATCGGGTAATTCACGATGAGGCCGCCGTCAATGTAGCAGCACCCGTCGCGAACAATCGGCTGAAACAGCATGGGCATGCAGCAACTCATTTTGATGGCGTCCATCAGCGGCAGTTCGGGGTGTGTGGCGTGCGACAGCTGCACTTGTTTGAACGCATTCAATTCCACTGTGAATAAATGGAGAGAAATGCGCGAATGCTCGTAGAATTCACGCAGTGTGACGCCAAGCGCCAAATCCTTGGATTCCAGCAGCGGTTGCATGATGTCGTCCAGCAGTTTCAGTTTGGCCATGCCCTTGCACGAAAACAGCTCAAACATTTCCAGCGACTCCACAATCACCTTTTCCCACGGGCGTTTAATGATGTAGTCGTCCAGCGTGGACCACTCGTGCTTCAAGCAGAGCATGGCGCCGATCAGCGACCCAATGGACGTGCCGTAAATGGTTTCAATGGCGTCGTGCGACCAAAACCCCTGCTGCGCCAAGTGCCTTGCGGCGCCGTACGACATCAGACCCGTCGGCCCGCCGCCGCAAATCACAATGTGTTTGATTACCATGGTTGAATTTATCACTCGCCGTTTGTTTAATTGATAATAGAGGAATTGATTGTGTGTTTGTGTGTTTGTGTGTTTGTGTGTTAATTTTGAATTTAATAAATATATATGGATAGAAATAATAGGAAGCCGAAATAATGGACAACATTTTTTCAAACCGGAACGAGGAAAACCGCGAGAGCGTTGAGAAATTGAACTTGGACGACCTGTACGATCAAAAGAAACAGGAGGATTTAGCAAAGCTGTACACGTTCAATCGGATTCTGACTCGCGTGCATGAAAAAATCAAGGTGGCGGCACGACAAAAAAACAGCCAACAGTTTTGCTGGTTTTTGGTTCCGGAGATGCTGATCGGGGTGCCGAACTACGACAAGAACGCGTGCATCACCTACATCATCAGCAAGCTGGAAGAAAACGATTTTGTGACACGGTACACGCACCCCAATTTGCTGTTCATTTCGTGGAAGCACTACGTGCCCAATTACGTGCGCACCGAAATCAAGAAGAAAACGGGAACGGTCATAGACAAGTTTGGGAATTACGTGTCGGAAGCGGATGCGGAAACGGGCGCCGCCGCCGCCGATGGAACACCCGGGAACGATATGAACATGATGATGTACAACAAGAAGGGCGCGGCTTCCGCGGCAAACGCGGCGGCCAAAAAACCGGCCGGCGAGTTTAAACCGATTGCATCGTACAAGCCCACCGGCAGCTTGGTCTACAATAACGACCTGTTCAAAAAGATAGACGACCGCATTTGATTTGACTCATTTTCGTGTGTCGGGGTTTCATTTGCACATGAGCATGCGCATCGGGGTTTGGCACATTGCACGATACGGGAGGATATTTTTGGCGAGGTTGTTTTTGATGTTTGTGCCGAGGATATTTTTGACGAGGATATTTTTGACGAGGCTGTTTTTGACGAGGCTATTGTTGTGTGTGACGAGGCCGGGTTTGTTTGTGACGAGGATGGCGGGTTTGTTTGTGACGAGGATGGCGGGTTTGTTTGTGACGAGGCTGGCGGATTTGACGGTTGCATCCATTTCCAGCCGATGCGGGATGTGCAAGTCGCGCCATTTGGGATTGGTCGCGGGTTGAAAGACGGGCGTAATGTAGAGCTGCTTGCCAGAGAAGACGAGCGTTCCGAGGATGGAGAAGCCGCCCATGTGCACCAACAAATTGCGGGCTCGCGCCATGTAGCAAACGTGCACGTCGGGATGTTTAAAATCAAACACCGCGCACGGAACGAGGGCGTGAATGCAATCCAACGTGTGTTTCAGACGCGCGACATTCTGCTCAATGTACGAGGGGTCTCCGTTGCAGTGCACGCCCGACATGACAATTATTTTGGCGTACTGTTTGGAAAGCTGCTCAATCGTGCGCAAAAACGCTGGATCCGCGGCACCGTAATCCCCGCTGCGCACGTGGACGCACAGCACGGAGTCGTCCTGTAATAAATGCAACGCCGGGGTGATTTCAGGGTTCGCGTCAATGTAGTCGTCGATCGCGCGCAAAAGGCGGGGGCGGTGCGGAATGAGCGGGTCGTCGGTGACGGCACCCCAAGACCGGCAGTTGTAGTACCGTCCCGCAACGGAGTCCGGCAGCTGCGATGCAACCACCGACAAATCGTGGTGAGACTCAAACGGCGTCCAGTCGGCCCAATACACCGGCATGTTCAGAATGTCTCCTAAATTATAGCCTTGCCCACGAGTTCCAATGCTGGGGTCATGATACACCGGAATCCGAAGCTGCGGGGGAGTCATTCGCGTAGACGCAAGTATCAAGTATGCATTTTATGCACATTTTAAAATTGGTGTATTGGGGGAGGCATACGAATTACATAATATTCATATTGGTAAAAATTGAATTAAACACTGCGCCACGAATAAGAGGTAGTTGGAAGCTTATTTATACGCGCACGCAGAAAATGTTGCTAAGCGGCAGCAGCAAGACGCACAAAAATAGATCGGCGAATGGACCCTGCAAAACCAAAATCAAAACGGACTTGTGGAAAAAGCTGGAGTCGGCATTCATCACCGAAGAAGAGGATGCCACTGCGGCGGCGGCGGTGGAGTGCGTGTACACGTCTGGCAACCGCGAACGGTGCGACGCGTGTAATTCCAACATTGTGATAACGGAGGACGGATTTGCCACGTGCACGAATGCGCGCTGCAGTATCATTTACAAGGACGTGCTGGATCAGTCGGCGGAGTGGCGGTTTTATGGCGCCGACGACAACCAAATGACGGATCCCACCCGGTGCGGCATGCCGGTGAACCCGCTGTTGAAGGAATCGTCCTACGGGTGCAAGGTGCTGTGCGAGGGAGCGACCAGTTATGAAATGCGAAAAATCCGGCGATACACGGAATGGCAATCCATGCCCTACGCCGAAAAATCGCTCTATGATGAATTTGAGCGCATCAAAAACACGGCGTCCAATGCCGGCATTCCGAAAATGATCATTGACTGCGCGCTGCGCTACCACAAAAAAATAGCGGAGCACAAAACGTTCCGCGGAGAGAACCGGGACGGGATCATTTCGGCGTCCATTTACATTTCGTGCCGCACGCACGGGTGCCCGCGCACCCCGAAAGAGATTGCCACCATCTTCCGGTTGGACAACAAGAGCGCCACAAAGGGCTGCAAAAATGCGCTGGCGATCATCAATGAACTGGAGCACGATCTGGACAATTCCGAAAAAACGAGTTTTGAGAAAACAAAGCCGCGGGCGTTTATTGAACGGTACTGCAGTCCGCTGAACATTAACCCCGAGCTCACCAAGCTGTGCATGTTCGTGGCCATGCGCATTGAACAGAACAACATGATCCCCGAAAACACGCCGCACGCCATTGCCGCCGGCATCATCTACTTTGTCACGCAAATGTGCAACTTGAACATCACCAAGAAGGACGTGAACCGCATCAGCCAAATCAGCGAAGTCACGATCAACAAGTGCTTTAAGAAACTGGAATCCGTCAAGTTGCAGCTCATTCCGCCAACCATCCTTCAAAAGTATTCGGTTACATCTTAGAAAAAAAATGCAGACGGAATTTAGGCGAAACCATACCCCATAACCATACCCGAATCCATCATGCAATCCATGCAATCCAGTGTCGTGCAAATGCCACGAGTTGAACCCGTTCCAGAACTGGTGTTCATCGTGCCGTATCGCAATCGCGAAGAGCACAAAATGTTTTTTACGGTGTACATGAAGTTTCTTATGGAGGACATTGCGCCCGAAAAATACCGGATTTATTTCGTGCATCAGTGCGACAACCGCCCGTTTAATCGCGGCGCCATGAAAAACATCGGGTTCTTGGCCATTCGGTCCTTGTATCCCAACGAATACCGGAACATCACGCTGGTGTTTCACGACGTGGACAACCTGCCTTACACCAAGGGGCTGCTGAAGTACGACACGCGTCCCGGGGTGCTCAAGCACTTTTTCGGATACCCGTTCGCATTGGGGGGCATCGTGTCCATTAAGGCGGGGGATTTTGAACGCACGGGCGGCTACCCCAACTTCTGGGCGTGGGGCAGCGAGGACAACTGCTTCAACCAGCGCGTGATTGACGCGCGGATCTACATTGACCGCAGCAATTTTTTCCCGAGCGGGCACCGGTTCATCCTGCAGTTCGTGGACGGGCTCATTAAAATGATCAACAAGAAGGAGACGTCGGCCGCCATGTATCGCACGTGCGCCGACTCGTACGCAACCATCCGAAACTTGAAGTACCACTTCAAGGACGAATACATCAACGTGACGTCGTTTGACACGCCGCAAAACCCGAACGATCTGCAGTTTGATGAATACGACATCGTGAAGAACAGTGGGGTGAATCGCATTTCCGTTGGGCCGCAAATGGCTAACATGGGCGCGAACATGGGCGTGAACATGGGCGCAAACCTGCAGAAAGTGGCGCCAAGGCGGCGTTAATGCATGCGAAAAAATTAAATATTGCAATATATTACAACATAGATTACGTTATAACTCGTAAATTCCAACCAATCATGTCGCTGATTCGTCGCATTTCGGGCGATTTTCGCCACTTGTGCAAACCCGCCATGGCGTATTTAGCCATTTCCGTCGTGGCGCTCGTCGCCATCGCGTACCAAAACATGGGACTGAGCAACATGTACTGCATGGGCGATTTGTCGTGCTACGTGCCCAGCACCGCCGCAGTCATCTTTAGCGAGGCCATCTACATCCTGTTTTGGACATGGATCCTGCAGTTGATGTGTCGCACGGGATACGCGTCCATTTCTTGGTTCTTGGTCGTGTTCCCGCTGGTGCTGTTTTTCGTTCTGATCGGGCTCATGATGTTGGCGTCGTCCCAATTGACTCGCTCGGGTCGGGTTAAGCAGATGCTGCCGATTGAGCGACCGGTTCTGGCGAATCCCAGCGACTTTGACAGTTTTGGCCCCATGTTTCCACCCGGTCCGTCCATGCGCGAGGGGTTTGAGGAAGAGGATTTGGAGAAAAGATTCCTTTTAGTTTGATTTTGTGTTTATTCATAGAACAAATAATAAACACAAATAGTAGATAAACGATACAGACCGAGCAATGGCACAAGCAGCAGCAGCAGCAGCAGCAACCACGGCAACAAGACCCCGATCCAACGACGAGAACGAGCTGATCGCGGATGCGCTGAAGAACGCGGAAGAAACGCTGTCGTGGAGCATTATTGACCGCTACTTCAAGGACAACCCCAACGTGCTGGTGCGCCACCATTTGGAGTCCTACAACGATTTTCTGAGCAACGGCATTGCGCGCATTGTGAAGGACCGGAATCCCATTATTCTGGAGAAGGACGAGAACCGGGAGACCGGGAAATTCAATTCCGTGATTGAAATTTATTTGGGCGGCGTCCAGGGAGACCGCATTTCATTTAGCAAGCCAATTATTTACGACGACGTTGCCACCGCGGCTGAACCCGGGTCAGATAAAGAAAAAATAAGCGCGCACTTCATGTACCCGAACGAGGCGCGCCTGCGCAACATGACGTACGGCATGACCATCCACTGCGACGTGGACGTGGTGTATCGCGTGTTTGACCCCGTGCAAAACACCGTGTTGAACGAGCGCTTAGAATTGAAGCAGCTGAGCCTGGGTCGGTTCCCGATCATGCTGCAGTCCAACGCGTGCATTTTGCACGGCATGACGCCGGAAGCGCGGTTTTACGCCGGCGAGTGCCGCAACGACTACGGCGGCTACTTCATCGTGGACGGCAAGGAAAAGTGCATCGTGTCGCAGGAGAAGTTCGCCGACAACATGATTTACATCCGCTCCAACGCGGACGACCCCGACGCGGTGTACAGTTACAGCGCCGAAGTGCGCACCGTGTCGGAGGACCCCTCCAAGCCCGAGCGCAAAATGGCGGTCAAGATGGTGGCGCCCGATGCCAAATACTCCAATCGGCAAATCGTGGTGGACATTCCGAACGTGAAGAAACCGATGCCGCTGTTCATCGTCATGCGCGCGCTGGGTATCATCAGCGACCGCGACATCGTGGAACGCTGTTTGCTGAATCTGGAAGCGAATGACGCCATGGTGGACTTGTTCATTCCGTGCGTGCACGACGCGTGCGAGGTGTTCACGCAAGCCGCCGCCCTCAAATTCATCGCCACCTTCACCAAGGAGAAAACGGTGGCGCAGGTGCAGAACATTCTCATGAACTACTTCCTGCCGCAAATCGGCGAACTGAATTTCGGAGCCAAGGCGTACTTTCTGGGATATATGGTGCACAAGCTGCTGCTAGTTTCAATCAACGCGGAGCGTCCCACCGACCGCGACAGCTTCAAGTTCAAGCGCGTGGAGGTGCCGGGCTCGCTCATGTACAACCTGTTTCGCACGTACTACAACGCGCACGTGGACAACGTGCGCCTGAAGCTGGACAAGAAAATCAAATACGGGCGCGACCGCAACGAGTTCGTCGGCACGCAAATCATGCAGGTCGTCACCGCCGACAACTACAACGAAATCTTCGGCGAGCGGCTCGTTGAAGCGGGGTTTAAAAAATCGTTCAAGGGCAAGTGGGCGGCCACGGTCCAAACGGACGACAAGTCCAAGCTGTACAAGGGCACCGTTGGCGCCACCGACGGCACCGAAGTGGAGGGCATCGTGCAAGACCTGAACCGCCTGTCGTACAACTCGTTCATATCGCACCTGCGCAAAATGAACCTGCCGATGGACGCCAGCGCTAAAGTGTCGGGCCCGCGCCAGCTGCACGGGTCGCAGTGGGGCATCATTGACCCCGCCGACAGCCCCGACGGCGGCAACATCGGGCTGCAAAAGCATCTCGCGATTTCGGCGTATGTCACGCAACCGTGCTCCGCGCTGCCGATCATTCAGTGGCTGCGCGAGCTGGCCACCATGAAACTGCTGGAAGAGTGCAGCCCGACGTACTTGCACCAGCTGACCAAGGTGTTTGTGAACGGGGCGTGGGTGGGCGCGCTCGGCAATCCGCGCGAAGTCGTGCGGCTCTTCCTTCTGCACCGGCGCAATGCGCTCATTCCGATTTACACGAGCGGGCGCTGGGACATTGCGCACAACGAGCTGCAGTTCTTCACGGACGGCGGGCGCCTGTGCCGCCCCGTGTTCTACTACGACGAAGATGCGCGCCGTCCCAGCTACGCCAGCCGCGAAGCCATTGAAACCATCAAGGGCGGCAACTACACGTGGTCCCAGCTCATCACCGGATTCGCTAAAAAGAGCGTGCCCGTGTTGGACCCGTGTCGCGTGTATCGCATTGGCGAACTGTATGCGGGGGCAACCGATTTCAGCGCGCTTGTCGCCAGCCGGGCCATCGTGGAGTACCTGGACACGAACGAGTCCGAGAGCGCGTTTGTGGCCATGTTCCCGCGCAACGTGGTGCCCGGGAAAACCACGCACGTGGAAATCCACCCCTCGCTCATCTTCGGCGTCATGGGCAACCAAATCGTGTTTCCGGAAAACAACCCGTCGTCGCGCAACAATTTTTCGTGCGCGCAGGGCAAGCAAGCCGTGTCGCTGTACTCCTCCAATTTTGCGTCGCGCATTGACAAAATGGGCGTGGTCCTGAATTACGGGCAAGTGCCGCTGGTGAAGAGCCGCTACATGAAGTACATTAACAACGAGCAGCACCCCTACGGCGAAAACGCCATCGTGGCCATCATGTGCTACAACGGCTACAACGTGGAGGACTCCATCCTGTTCAACGAGGGGTCGCTCAAGCGCGGCCTCTTTCGCACCACGTACTACAACATGTACGAGACGCGCGAAGAGGAGGAGCGCACGTACGACAAGCGCGTCTGCAACGTGCAGGCGCAGCCCACCGTGCGCGGCCTGAAACCCGGCGGCGACTACAGCGCGTTGGACCGCTTCGGCTTGATCGCGGAAAATACGGAAATGGACGACAAGAAGGCGGTGATCGGTCGCGTGACCGAGCAGTGGCTTATAAGCGCGGACGAGCCGCAAATGGAAGACGACAGCGTGTTCCCGAAGAAGGGGCAGCTGGGCGTGGTGGATCGCACGTTCATCACGGACGAAGCGTCGGGGAAGCGGCTGGCCAAGGTGCGCATTCGCGAGGAGCGCATGCCGGGCATCGGCGACAAGTTCTGCTCGCGCGCCGGGCAAAAGGGGACGGTGGGACTCATTATACCGGAAGAGGACATGCCGTTCGCGGAAGACGGCACGCGGCCGGACCTCATTATCAACCCGCACGCGCTCCCCACGCGCATGACGATCGGACAGCTGGTGGAGACGCTCATGGGCAAGGCGTGCGTGCTGCAGGGCGGGTTCGGCGACTGCACCGCGTTCGTCAACCACGGGTCCAAGCACCGAGTGTTCGGCAACATGCTGACCGAGCTGGGCTACCACAACAGCGGCACGCAACTGCTGTACAACGGCATGACGGGCGAGCGCATGGAGAGCCAGATTTTCATGGGACCCACGTACTACATGCGACTCAAGCACATGGTGAAGGACAAGATCAACTACCGCACGCGCGGTCCGCGCACCGTTTTAACGCGGCAGACCGTGCAGGGGCGCGCCAACGACGGCGGCCTGCGCATCGGCGAAATGGAGCGCGACGGCGTCATTGCGCACGGGGCGGCGTACTTCTTGCGGCAGTCCATGCTGGAGCGCGGCGACGACTACCAGATGGCGGTGTGCAACAAGACGGGCATGATTGCCATTTACAACCCCGCGCAGAACCTGTTCATGAGCCCGATGGCGGACGGCCCCATCCAGTTTGCCGACACGCTGACGTCGGCCGATAATCAGGCGCTCAACATTGAGAAGCTCACGCGGTTCGGGCGCAGCTTCAGCGTGGTGCGCGTGCCGTACGCGTTCAAGCTGCTCATGCAAGAGCTGCAGGCCATGAACGTGCAAATGCGCGTGCTGACAGAGGACAACATTGACCAAATCGCGTCCATGTCGTTTTCCACTCTCGCGCTGAACCTGGGCGGCGCGGCCAATCTGATTCAGGAGAACAAGGCGGCGATTGGTAAAAATAAAATCCCGATCGTTCCTGCATCGCCCAAGGCGGACAACCGCCCCGCGCTGCGACCCGCCAATGACGGGGAATCAGAAGAATCGGCGGGGGCAGAAAAAGCGGAGTCGCTGGGCTGGCAGTTCGTTAATTTTGAGGCCAACGGCGGGGAGATTTACCAGTCGCTGATTCGCGACGAGAAGGGGACGCCGACGCAGCTGTGGTCCGTGCAACAGCACGGGGGCAAATACCCGACCGAGCATCCCGACGGCTGGAATGCGCAAATGCTGTATTACAATGACGGCGTGCCCATCAAAGCGGAGGCGGTGGTTGACCTGCTGAAGCGCATGCCGTATGCCAACAATTTTGCGCTGGCAGTGCAGGACATTCGGGACGAACAAGCCATGAGCGAAGCGGGCGCGGCGTCGGTTCCCGAATTGTTGTCACCAGCATCTCCGACCTATGCGCCCGCGTCGCCGGGTTACACGCCATCGTCACCCATGTCGCCACTACACGCACACCAATCCATGATGCAGCCACAATCTATGATGATGCAGCCACAATCTATGATGATGCAGCCACAATCTATGATGCAACAACCCCAAATGATGCAACAACCCATGATGATGGTGCCGATGCCGATGCAACAACAAATTATGATGCCACATCACATGATGCCAATGCAACCAACCCAGCCAACCAGTGCAACTGGCGCCAAGGCCGCCGTATTAATTGAAGAGCAATTGCATCCCCCCACTGCTTCTGAATCTGCAACAGTGTCTATGCTGGACGTCGCACCAGAAGTCAAACCCGCGGAAGCATCGTCTGGATCATCTGAATCATCTGGATCTTCCGATGGAAAACGTGTGATCAAATTATCTTGAAAAAAAATTCAAATAATTCGCAAAAATTGATTTATAAAATGACAACCCAATCCCATGCATGCGCAAAACAGCAATGACACACCATTTATTATCGCAGATTGAAACTGGGTGCAACGGAAGAATGAAACTTGAAAATGGGAAAATGGTGTTTGAGTTTGACTGTAGTCGTGTGACCGTCCCCCCTCATCCTAGCGCTCCACCACTCATGGAAGACGACCATGCCGTGGATGAATTGAGGAATGAATTGCGCGAAACAAAACAACGGTTGGCCGTTCTGGAACAACAAGTTCAACAATTGTTCAAATGCCGGGAAGCAGTTTATATACCCAACCCCAATTTTATTGATAGAAAGGGTCATTTGCACAACTTTAATAGTAGAATGGCAAAGTTCATTCCGAATGGAAATCAAATCAATCCAAATCAACCGGACCAATACTCGTCATTGTATGACGCAATGGTGGGAGACTCAGATGTTCCGATACGTCACCAGGCACAATATTTGAGAGAGACATTGCATGTGTTAAAATCCCAGCTCAGACACGACCTGAACAACATCGTCATCCAACCTCGCCAAACGATTACACCCGACTGCGGGCTCATCATAAAGTTCATCAATGACTGGATGGCTACATCACCCAACAACATAGAAATAACAATAATGAACACTGGTGCGACTCTTGCGATTGGATTCATCATCGCCCTTTGCGAACAGTTGAACTGCGAAAAATTATCAAAATTGAAAATCACGCGCGCAAAAATCAGCGAACACACCGAACTGAAAAACAAGCTTGACAAAAACACATTCAAAAAAATGGAGATTGAAAATTTGGTATCTTCTGTCTAAACATGTTCGGTTGGTTCAATCTATGATGAAATCACAAAATGTCGCCATATTTTGCAATGATTTTCTCTCGGAATCGTTCCAACTCATCCTGCAAAGTGTATTCGGTTGGGAGAACCATCTTCAACGACAATCGTTTGTCGCTGCCGTCTTTGCGCATGTCAAACACCAGATGCGGTTTATTTCTAAACTCTGAAATGTAAATAGATTTGGGCAAAACTGCGGCGGCGTCTTCAGAGTCGCTTGGATAAATATCATTTTCCAGATTGTCCACGACTGTGTTGGCCTGTTCAAGTTTTTCAAGGGTTGTCACTTTGCATGATTTGCTTGACATCCAATGTTTTTGCAATTTGGGGTGTTTTTCTACCTTGAAAAATTCCCGCATCTTTCCAGTTTTTTTGTCATATATTTCAGAGTAATACACGACATACTTGCGCAACATGGATTGTTCAATCCCATCTGGCAACTGTCTTGCATTCCATTTGCGGTCTCTTTTTGTGCCCGTGATCATTCCCTTTGCATTTTGATGTTGCTCATGAAATGTGGCAACGCGCAAGTTGCAAAGACGATTGTCCAATGGGTCGCGGTTTATGTGATCCACGCTAATGGTTGATGTTCCTTTTCCATTTCCATGACAATCGGTTATGACCTGATGAATGTGCAAATTCAAACAACTAGATGAAATGTATCCGTTCGTCAATTTATACCAAGTTATTTTTTTGCACTCATTGTGCAGTTGTTCATGTTCAATGATTTTTTGATAGGATGATTCGCACAATGTGCACAATGTGTCATTTGGTTCGCACTGCATTAGGATTTTGGTGCATCCATTGTCCATTTTTATTTTCCACAACGGATTCTTCATGATGTTGGAATGACGTCCAATTGGTTTTGTGTGTCCTGGAACATATTCCACCGACAATGATGCATGGTTTGCACGAATGCTTGCATCCAACTGTTGGAAAGGAGGCATGTGGATTGTGGGCATCGTGTATGATAACGAATAATTTAAACCAAATTAAATCAATTTTTTTTCATATTATTTAATATTTTACAACACCGATTACATGAAAGGGTGGTCGTTTACACCCTTTGATTATAGTTAAAAGGTTCTTTGACACCCTTGATTCGTGTTCATATTATCAAATAAATAACATGAAATGAATTTTTATATTTTGTGAAGCGCCATGCAATTTAATTGCTGTAAGCACTCTTATTCCCCTAAGTTTCCCTAGAGGGAGGACTGTATCTTAAGCCGTTTCAGGTTGCTTAAACCTTCATTAACGACCCACATCCGTTCAGTCTCTGACGCCCCACCGTTGACTAGCGTATTACTATCGTCTTTAGGTGGTGAGCATGCGGATTGCCCAATCCTTTTCATTATTACCGTACCCAAGTTCATTACTCTTGGCCACTCATTCCTTTCGGAGATGAGCTTGGTAGAAAAGGCTCTAAGGGGTTTCCCGAACAACAAGATGTGTTGCAACTCCGACGGCAACAAGTCGGAATCACTAGCAGTTAGTCAAATCATCAATGCAGATGATGGTGAGGACATAAATGGTTTTCCAAGGTAAGAGCTCACTTTACCATGGCATACTGCTTTTCGGCCCTTGTTCACAGCCAGCACGATCATCATCAGTGCCAAGCATGTAGCTTCAAGGCCTCCCATGCCGCTCATGACACGGAGAACGTTGTAGTTGGTGGCATAGACGCGAACCTTGGCAGTCTTGACACCCTCAACGGTAGCGTTGGAGAGAACAAGCTGGAGAGTAGCGTTGTCAATGCGAGAGAAGTTGCAACTGCCGCTGGGTTGGTGCTCTTCGGGGCGAAGGGCAAACGAGTAAACGTTGATACCGGTGTTGGGGGTTGCGGTGTGGTGCTGGTATGGCTGGACGGTGTCGAAGTAGGAGCCTTCACGTTCAGAGAAGCGGTCCTGGCCGTTAAGCTGGAGCTTGGCGGTGACGACGGGGTTGTTGCCCCAGCAGTGGAGGAGGAGGGCGGTCTCGGCGAGGACGAAAGCGCCGGCATCGGAGACGCCGGAGTTCTCAAGGAAGCCGGGGGCCTGCTGAACGTTGTGGTAGTAAGGGGCATTGGCACCGCCGTCGCCGGCAAGGTTGGGGGCGGAGTACCAAACGGGGGCAATGGGGTTGCCGGTGGAGTCAACCGCGCCGTTCCACCAGCCGGGGCCGGTCATGTCAACGGCGCCGGCATCGTTGAACATGTTGTCGTTGATGAAGGAGCTGGAGGTGAGGGCGGTGGCTTCCTTGCCGCCGAAGGCGTGGATGGCGTTGGGAAGGGCATCCACGGCGTCGGTGTAGTTGAAGGGCTGGGCACCGAGGAGGTTGTAGAGGAGCTGACCGCACTCCAGGGAGGAGCAGTAGTCAACGTTGCTGTCGGGCTGGACGACCCAGATGAGCTCCTTGACGGGGTGGTTGAAGTTGAGCTTGATCTTGTTGGAGGAGGAACCGACGGACTCGTCACCGGTGAACTGGAGCTGCTCGATGAGGTACTCGTGGGGGTTCTGGGCCATGCGCCTGCGCTCGTCGGTGTCCAAGAAGACGTAGTCAACGTAGAGGGAGGCGGCAACGAGGGACTGGTTGTAAGCGGTGACGACCTTGCCGCCCTTGGCGGAAGAAGCGCACTGGAGGGAGCCGACGGCCCACAAGCACTCGTCAATGGGGCGAATGTCGAGGTTGATCTTGACCTCGTGGTACTGGAGGGCGATGAGGGGGAGGGCAAGGCCGGGGTTGCGGCAGTACCAGAACTGGAAGGGGACGTAGAGGGTGGTCTCGGGGAGGGCGTTGCGGGGGGCGCAAACCTGGCGAGGGGCGGTGGCCTGGCAAGGACCGTCAACATCGTTAAAAGAGGGGTCGGTGATGTAAGTCAGCTGGGTGGTGTTGCCGATCATGGCAAAGTAGCCGGGGCGCTGGTCCACGGTCAGGGTGAGCTGGTTCCAGATGTGCATCCAGTCGCCGTACTGGCGATCAATGCGCTGGCCACCGATCTCCACCTCCACCTGGGAGACGATCTGCTCACCGGGGAAGTCCAGCCAACGGGCGTAAACACCGTCCTGAGCGGAGCCCTTCATCTGCTGGTTGATCTCGGGGAGAGTGACCTGCAGGTAAGTGCGGTAAGCCAAATCACCGTTGCGGGAAATGGTGCAAGTGACACGGCGACCGAAGTCGGCCTGGCCGTTGAAAGTCTGCTCAATGGACTCCATGGCAAAGTTGGTGTGGCGCTTGTAGGACACCTTCCAGAAAGTAATCTGGGGGTTGCCGGTCAAGTAAACGTCTTGGGCGCCATAGGCGACAAGTTGCATCAATCCTCCTCCCATTTTTGTTGTTGTTGGTTATAATATGCCTAAAGAAAAAAAAATCGGGAAAACAAATGAATTAAACTTAATCGCCAGGGCAGGGCATGACTTCATGATTTTATACATTGATGTGCATGAAATCATATGGGGACTGTGAATGGGAATGGGCGGGCGTTATGACTCTAAACTAAGGTTGTTTTTCATGAACTGCGTCAAATACTCGTCGTCTTCGTACAGTTTGTACTGTCCGTTGTGTTTTTTCGCAAACACGTAATTGTTGGACGTGTCGCATGTGCTGGACTGTTTCTTAATATTCCATCCGCCTTCCAATGCGTTGTGCAAAAACGTCATTAATTGAATTTGCTTAAGTTCGTGCGCTTGAAACGCCGTCGCGTGGTTCATCAAACCCGCGGAAGTATAAGTGAGCTTGAATCCGTCCCTTTGTTTCAAAATATACACGTTGTTCCGTTTTTTTATGCTCCATCTTTGTTCCAAATGTTTGAAAATAAAGAACATCTGCGCCAGGGCACCTTCCGACAATGCCGATTGAATAATGCGGTGCGGCAGCGGGTCTTGCTGCTGCTGTTGCTGCTGCTGCTGCTGCTGCTGCTGATGCTGCTGCTGCTGCTGATGCGACATTCTGTCCCGATCCTGATTCCTAAATATTATAAAACGATAAATAATATATGATTAACATTACGCTAAATAATATATTAAATATATAAGTTGCATTCTTTTACATTGTTCCCTTGTTCCCCTTCATGCCGCCTCCAAATAACTCGTTCAAGCAAAAAACCAACAAGAAAATTGTGCTGGATGAAAAGAGCATCGTGACCCTGGACAGCAAGCACCGAGAGCATCAAGCCAAAATTGCAAAACTGAAGTCTGACACCATTCCCCGACTGATCAAAGAAAAACGGGCGTTAAAACAGCAGCTGCTCGCAAATCCACCCCCCAGCAATGCGGTTGATTTGCAGGAACGGCTGGATGAGTTGCGAACCGCCATTCGGGCGCACCAGCAAGAGTGCAAAAACTACTACCTGGACAACAGCGAAATCATATTTGATTACTTTGAAAACAAGCAGCAAATATGCAACGGGAACAACAAGACCAAAATATTGAACGATTTCTTTCGCGTGGAGTGCGTGTCCAAAGAAGACGAGCTGAAGCGCATGAACCAGAGCAACGTGCAGCGTTATTTGACCAATTTGGACCCGTCCTACATTGACATCCGCAAGTACGTGTTTCAGACCGACGTGTGCCAATTCTGCCACGCCGGCGAAATGATCCCCGTGGACAACGAGGGCATCATGGTGTGCAACAACTGCTCCATCCACGTGAGCTACTTGGTGGAGAACGAGAAGCCGTCGTACAAGGAGCCGCCCAAGGAGGCGTGTTTTTACGCGTACAAACGCATCAACCACTTCAAGGAGATTCTGGCGCAGTTCCAAGCCAAGGAAACCACGCAGATTCCGCCTGACGTGCTGGAAAACATAAAGCACCAAATTAAAAAGGAGAGAATTGACCTGCACACGCAGCTGACCGACAAAAAAGCGAAGGAAATTTTGAAAAAGTTGGGGTACAACAAGTACTACGAACACATCCCGTTCATCAAGGACAAGCTGGGCATCAAACCGCCCGTCATGTCGCCCGAACTGGAGGAAACGCTGTGCAACCTGTTCATGGAGATTCAAGGACCGTACGCCAAGTTCTGCCCGGAAGACCGCGTCAACTTCCTTAATTATTATTATACCGTGTATAAGCTGTGCGAGCTGCTGAACCAGCGCGAGTTCCTGTCGTATTTTCCCATGCTAAAAGACCGAGAGAAGCGCATTGAACAGGACGAAATCTGGAAGAAGATCTGCGAGGAGCTGAACTGGGAATTCATTCCGACCATCTGAAAAAGGGGGAGACGAGCTCCCCCCTTAGACCCCCTTATTAACACGTTTGGATTTCTTTCGCATGGTGCGCTTATTTCCTCCACCCCGAATCAAATGGTCGCAGTTCTTTTTCAAGCACTTGGCCTGTTTATCGTCCATCGTTTTTAAACGCGACCCATTGTAATGATTCGCTGCGCATGCAGAGTAAGCCTGAATGGCTTGATTGGATGGATTCTTTGCCAACGAACACTTGCGTTTCAGCGTTTGCATGTAGTTTGCGCGTTCCTTTTCCATTACCTTATTGGGTGTGCATTTGGTCTCTCGGCACTGCATGTATGTTTTGGGCATTGTATAATACAAATTATGATATAATGCGCATACTTATTTTTATTTTTAGTGTCTCCTAGATTTCGTCTTCCTGTACTTCATCTTCAGGTGCTTCCTAGACTTCCGGGACTTCTTGGAGTTTTTGGTTTGCCTGCGACCCCCCCCCCCCCCCCCCCCCC